AACATATAAAAATAAGAAGAGATTTTGAAAAAAAAAATTTAGCAATATGTTTAACCGGACAATTACGAAGCTGGCATATATGCTATGAAAATTTCATTGATAAAGTATACAATCATAACAAAGAACATTTATAATATATATCTTTTTATGGCTAGTACCTAATAAGGAAATTAATAAAACAGACTTGTATATAGACAATATAATATACAAAACATTTGTTGATGATCCTAATATAAAAATTCCAAACTTTATTAATGCAAAAGGTTTTGGAGGTATAAAAGATGTTGGTTCTGTAGGTGGTATTAAAGCTGCTATGTATCAATTACAAAATATATATGATACATATACACTATTACTAGATTATGAAAAATCTAATAATATAAATTTTGATATTATTATGAGAGTAAGAAATGATGTTTTATTTCAAACTGATATTTGTGTCAATGAATATATTGACAAAATAAATGATAATCTATTAATTATACCATCGTTTGGGTCTTATTGTGGTGTAAATGATCGATTTGCAATAGGTAATAAAAATGTAATGTCTATATATATGTTAATGATAAAATTTGCGAATGATTATAATAACTATCCAATTTTCAATTTAGAAAGTTTAGTAAATTTAATACTTAACAACAAAAAATTAAATATTTTAGATCAAATAAAATATTATTTAGCCTTGTAAGAAGTAATGGAAACGTTTATACCGAAAAATAATATTTTGTTTTTCTAAATTATTATAATATTCTAACAACTAAAACACTCTATCAATTTCTTACTATTCTTTTTATATTTTAATCCATTATTTTTTAATAATATTGATATATAATATTTTTAAAAGTTATTAAATTTTTCTCTTTGGTTGGTGTAATATATCTCGCATATAAATCTGGTTGATAATATATCTTTATAAAATTAACAAAAAAAATGATTACATAAATATTAAAAATATTATAACAATGAAGTTCATCATCCTTATCCTAACTTTCACCACTGTTAATGCCTCCTCTTTCTTTACTATTAAAAAGAACGAATGTATTCGCCAAAAAGAAAATTTCGTAAAAGAACTTAAACAATGCCAAAAAGAAGTCGCTGATGGAATATACGCTCTTACAAATATTCCTTGTGCTGATAATAAAGCTATTGATCTACCTTTCTATCTTAACACCAAACGTAAAAAATGTGTCGATATTGAACTATTGACCAACAAAATGCAATCAAATATTAATACTGATAAATATGATGAATCGTGTGAATATACATTGTATGAGCCTAACCAATTTATCAGGAAATCTCTACAAAACTGTAAGGATATTAAAGAAGAATATGGTGCTTTGGCTACTACTAAGTTTTGTCCCGTTGGAACTAGTTTGAATTGGTATTCTACTGCACAGACTAGTAGTCCTCTATCTCAAATCGCACGTGGTCCTCAATGTTTTGTATGTGGTGAAGATCATTTCAGGTCCAAAGAAATGTCTAAATGCACTAAGTGTCCTTCGGGTTATATTGCTATGGGAGATAAGAATGATCACTGCACCCTATGCACCGAAACAATGTTTAATAATAATGAATGTTATAGACCTTCTACTGAATTTTGTGCTTTTAATTATAAACTTGCTAATACTGATAAATATACTACCAATCCAATTGCTTGTAGAATCTGCGATGAACCTGGAACATTTACCAAACATATGAATCAAAATATTGAATGTGATAAGTGTCCCGAAGGTTATATTTATAATGGTTATAACTGTATTCCGTGTCCTGTAGGTTCTTTTCAATATAACAATGTTTGTATTGAATGTCCTGAGAAAACATTTAATGATAAAATTGGAAATAATATGTGTTATCCTATTACAGATGAATGTCCTCTAGATTCTAGAGCTAACTTTCCTGGAGCAACACATTGCAATTCTGAAACATATATTGAAAAAGCTCAAAGACTTTGGTATATTACTATAGTTATGATGTTTTTTGTATATATTCTGTCATACACTGGACTATAAATTATCTATATATCTTTTAAGTTTATTTTCTATAATTGATAGGGTTGAATTGTAATCTTTTATCAATTCAAACTTTCTACGTGATTTTATTTCTTTATTATTAAAATATTCTTTTTTTATTATTTTATGATTTTCTAATAGCTTTTTATATTTTTTACTATAGGTTTTAAATGATATGTATTTTTCAACATAATCATTTGATATTTCATCTAATATATTAATACATTTAGTTGTGCTAACTATATATTTACTAATATGTCCTTTCCAATAACTAAAAATTGATTCAATATCATAAAACATCTTTATATTTATTAAGATTTTCAATCATTTTTATTAACTTATATATCTTAAATATCTGAAAATATTTATGTAATATTAAATTATTATTTTTCACAATTTCATAATAATATTTTAAATTACTATTAACATATTCAAGATCTTTTAAATCTTGCTTGATTATTTTTTCCAATAAAATATCACCTAAAACATTATTTGTATCATATACGTTTATTATTAATGGCATACCTTTAACATAATGAAAAATAAAATCTTTATTTATTAAAGGATTGTCAGTATTATTTATACAATAACTTTCTATTACATAACCATTATATATTACTTTTATTTTAATATCATTATTTGATAGAAAATCTATTTTTCTTTTAGATATATACTTTAACAAACTTATTTTTAAAACATCCATTTTATACTTTATTTACTACATTATTTAATTGTCTTTTATGTTCTTTATCAACAATAGATAAGATCATATTATAATCTTTTATTAATTGATATTTTCTTACAGATCTTATATTTCTATTATTAAGATAATTGTCTTTAAATTTACTATGTGATTGTATAACATACTTAAAAGTTTCAATAAATCCATCGCAAGTAACATTATTTAAATTATATTGATATGCAAGTGCTTCCAATATATTAATACATTTTACAGTTTTAATTATATAGTTATTGATATAACCTCTCCAATAGATAAATATAGTTTGAAGGTTATAAGTTAATGGACGATACATTTTATATTTGATATAAATATAAAGTTATCATTTTTATTTATGACACTAGCAATTATTAAATTCAATATTACAAAACTATTATTATCTAAATCTATATTTGATGATAATATTATACATTGTATATTAACCTATTATTGGAAATTGTTAGATAATAAACGTAAAGTTCTTTTACCGTGGATTAATATTAATAATTTGTATTGGGATCAATTATCTAGAAATCCTAATGCTATTGATATATTACGTAAAAAGATAGAAACCGAAAAGACATTAACAGCAAAAGAATATTATAAATTAGATCTTTGTAATGTAGTTGATTGGGAGTATTTGTCAGCTAATCCAGGTGCTATTCAACTATTGTTAGAAAATAAAAATAAAATTATATGGTATTGGTTATCTAAAAATCCAAATGCTATTGAGCTACTTAAAAAAAATCAAGATAAAATTAATTGGGATATATTATCTTTGAATCCTAGTGCTATTGATTTATTATTAGAAAATGAGGATAAAATAAACTGGAATAATCTATCTTTAAATCAAAGCGAAAGAGCAATAGAATTATTAGAAAATAATTTAGACAAAATTAATTGGTATAATTTATCTAGTAATCCTACTGCTGTTAATATACTATTAAATAACTTTAATAAAATTGATTATGAAAGTTTAGCTTTAAACCAAAATGCTATGGATATTTTATATTGTTCTACAATAGATTGGGATATTTTGTCTGCTAACTCTGATTTTTTAGAATTACTTATAGAAAATTTAGATAAACTCAATTGGGCTTTATTATCTGAAAATCCAAATACAATTAAAATTTTAGAAAAAAATCAAAATAAAATAAACTGGTATAGAATATCTAGCAATCCTGCAATATTTGAAGATGAACCTATGCCTTTATAAAATAATTTGTTTTCTAACTATATATTAAAATAATGGCTACCCTAAAAAAACTTAAAAAAGATAGACTTAGTATAGCATCAAAATTACTTAAAAAAGATGAAGATTTTTTGCCTATTAGCCCTGAGTTTATAAAAGATCTTAAAGATAAAATATTATTAGAAAATTCTGCATTAAAACTTTCTATCAGTGATTATGAACTTATGTGTCGCAAGGATAAAGTTTTAAATATGATGGCAATAGCACTAAATAAACCTAAAGCCAAATTGAAAAAGTTTTGCAAACATATAACAGTGTTTAAAGAAAATATTTCTAAAAGTCCTAAATCTATAGCAAATAAAATAAATGGAATAAACGGACCAATTTGTAATTTACCTGAAAATATTAGATCAACTATTTTAGACAAATTTGCTGAAATATTACCAACAAAATATGTTTTACTTGATTGGATTGATGAAAATAAATTAAATTGGAATATGTTATCATTAAATCCTAATGCTATAGATTTATTAAAAGAAAATATAGATAAAATTGATAGGAGTATGTGGAGTATATTATCTGCAAATCCAAATGCTATAGATTTATTAAAAGACAAAATAAACTATGAAAAATCTTTAACATATGATCAATATCTTCAATTAGAAACTAAAATTGATTGGATTATGTTATCTCAAAATCCAAATGCAATTAATTTATTAAAAGACAGAATAGAATATGAAAAATCTTTAACAGATGCACAATTTTATCGATTAAAAAATAAAATATATTGGTATAATTTGTAAAAATCCAGGTGCAATTGATTTAATTAAAGAAAGAATTAAATATGAAAATAGTTTAACAGAAGAAGAATTAATGATTTAGATTAGAAGATAAATTAATTGGGAAAAATTATCTGAAAATCCAAATGCTATAGATTTATTAAAAGAAAATCAAGATAAAATATATTGGTATTTATTATGTAAAAATCCTGGTGCAATTAATTTATTAAAAGAAAGAATAAAATATGAAAATAGTTTAACAAAAGAAGAATATAATGATTTAGATTTAAAAGATAGATTAAATTGGAATAATTTATCTGCAAATCCAAATGCTATAGATTTATTGTTAAAAAATAAAGATAAAATAAATTGGGATAAATTATCCGCAAATCCAAATGCAATTGATTTATTAAAAAAAAATCAAGATAAAATTAGTTGGAAATATTTATCTGAAAATCCAAATGCTATACAACTTCTTAAAAATAATAAAAATAAAATTATATGGAATAGTTTATCTGTAAATCCTAATGCTATAGATTTATTAAAAGAAAGAATAAAATATGAAAAAACTTTAACAAAAGAACAATATAATAATTTAGAAATGTATGAAAAAATTAATTGGAAATCATTATCTGCAAATCCAAATGCTATAGATTTATTAAAACAAAGAATAGAATATGAAAATAATTTAACTAAAACACAATACAATAATTTAAAATACATAGATAAAATAGATTGGGTTTTATTATCATCTAATCCTGCTATTTTTAAAGCTGTATAATATTTTTATTTATTATAATAATAAAATGCCTGTTACATTAGCTAAACTTAAAGAATCTAAGATTAAAATTGCATCAAAATTACTTAAAAAAGATGAAGATTTTTTACCTATTAGTCCTGAACTTATAAAAGATCTCAGAGATAAAACATTATTAGAAAATTCTGCACTAAAACTTTCTATTAGCGATTATCAACTTATGTGTCGCAGTAATACAGTTTTAAATATGATGGCAATAGCACTAAATAAACCTAAAACCAAGTTAAAACAGTTTTGCAAACATATGCCTGTGTTTGAAGAAAATATTTCTAAAAGTTCTAAATCTATAGCAAATAAAATAAACGGACCAATTACAAATTTACCTAAAGAAATAAGATCAACTATTTTAGACAAATTTGCAGAAATATTACCTTCAAAATATGTTTTACTAGATTGGATTGATAAAGATAAATTAGATTGGGATTGTTTATCAGAAAATTCAAATGCTATAGATCTATTAAAAGAAAATCCAAATAAAATTAATTGGAAATTGTTATCTAATAACCCAAATGCTATAGATTTATTAAAAGAAAGAATAGAATATGAAAAAACTTTAACTATAGAACAATATAATAACTTAGAATTGTATGAAAAAATACATTGGAGCAATTTATCAGCAAATCTAAATGCTATAGATTTATTAAAAAAAAATTACAATAAAATAAATTGGATTAATTTATCAAAAAATCCAAATGCTATTAAGTTATTATTAACCAATAAAGATGAAATTAATTGGCGTTATTTATCTGGAAATAAAAATGCTATTAAGTTATTGTTAGATAATAAAAAAAAAATAAATTGGAAATATTTATCAGGAAATCTAAATGCTATAGATTTAATTAGAGACCGTATAGAATATGAATATGAAAAAACTTTGTCAACAAAAGATTTATATTTTGATAAAATAGATTGGGAACTTTTATCAGAAAATCTAAATGCTATAGAACTTTTAGAAGAAAGAATAAAATATGAAAAAACTTTAACACAAAAACAATATAATGATTTAAAAAATAAAATTAATTGGGATTTTTTATCAGAAAATCCAAATGCTATACAACTTCTTAAAAATAATAAAAATGAAATTATGTGGAATTGTTTATCTGTAAATCCTAATGCTATAGATTTATTAAAAGAAAAAATAAAATATGAAAAAACTTTAACAATAAAACAATATAATAATTTAGAATTTTATGAAAAAATTGATTGGGAGTATTTATCTCAAAATCCAAATGCAATTAATTTATTAAAAGAAAATCAAAATAAAATTGATTGGAAAATGTTATCATTAAATCCTGCTATTTTTAAAGCTGTATAATATTTTTATTTGTTATTATTTAAATAATGCCTACATTAAAAAAACTTAAAGAAGATAGACTTAGTATAACATCTAAACTACTTAAAACAAATAAAGATTATATACCTGTTAGCCCTGAGCTTATAAAAGATCTTAGAGACAGAACATTGTTTTCTACTCCTTCTATGAGACTAAGCTTTGCACAATATGATGCAATGTGTAATGACGACAAAGTATTAAATATGATGTCTATAACACTAAATAAACCTAAAGCCAAGTTGAAAAAGTTTTGTAAATATCTTTCAGTTTTTAAACAAAATATTCATTTAAATCCTGAAAAACTAACAGCTAAAATTACTGAAACCGATATTCAAAATAAACCAATTTTTAAATTACCTAAAGAAATTAGATCAACTATCTTAGAAAAGTTTGTAGAAATATTACCTACAAAATATGTTTTATTAGATTGGATTCATACAGGTAATTTGTATTGGAATCAATTATCAGCAAATCCTAATGCAATTGAATTATTAGAAGACAGAATAAAATATGAAAACACTTTAACACAAGAACAATATAATAATTTAAATAATAAAATAAATTGGGAAGAATTATCAGAAAATCCAAATGCTATAGATTTAATTAAAGAAAGAATTAAATATGAAAATAGTTTAACTAAAGAACAATATAATAATTTAGAATTTCATGAAACAATAAATTGGTGGCTTTTATCTCGAAATCCAAATGCAATTGAATTATTAAAAAAAAATCTAAATAAAATAGATTGGGAAAGTTTATCTGTAAATCCAAATGCTATAGATTTATTAGAAAAAAATAAAGAAAAAATAAATTGGTATGAATTAGCTACAAATCCAAATGCAATTGAATTATTAAAAAAAAATCAAGATAAAATAGATTGGACACTATTGTCTGCAAATCCAAATGCTATAGATTTATTAGAAAAAAATCAAAATAAAATAGATTGGCATAATTTATCTGCAAATCCAAATGCTATTAAATTATTAGAAAAAAGAATTGAATATGAAAGATCTTTAACAGGTGCACAATTAGATCAATTAAAAAATAAAATTGATTGGGGGTGGTTATCTTCAAATCCAAATGCTATAGAACTTTTAACAAATAATCAAGATAAAATAAATTGGGAAAATTTATCAGTAAATCCAAATGCAATTAATTTATTAAAAGAAAATCAAGATAAAATTAATTGGAAATATTTATTTGAAAATCCTGCTATTTTTAAAGCTGTATAATATATTAAAATAATGGCTACCCTAAAAAAACTTAAAGAAGATAGACTTAGTATAGCATCAAAATTACTTAAAAAAGATGAAGATTTTTTACCTATTAGTCCTGAGTTTATAAAAGATCTTAAAAATAAAACATTATTAGAAAATTCTGCACTAAAACTTTCTATCAGTGATTATGAACTTATGTGTCGCAATGATAAAGTTTTAAATATGATGGCAATAGCACTAAATAAACCCAAAGCTAAATTGAAAAAGTTTTGCAAACATATGACAGTGTTTAAAGAAAATATTTCTAAAAGTCCTAAATCTATAGCAAACAAAATAAATGGAATAAACGGACCAATTACAAATTTACCTATAGGGGTTAGATCAATTATCTTAGAAAAGTTTGCAGAAATATTACCAACAAAATATGTTTTACGTGATTGGATTGATAAAGATAAATTAAATTGGGAATATTTAGCTTTTAATCCAAATGCTATAGATTTTCTTGAAGAAAATTATGATAATATTGAGTGGTTTGAGTTAGCTGAAAATCCAAATGCTATAGATTTATTAAAAAAAAATCCAACTAAAATTAATTGGTATAGATTATCTTTAAATCCAAATGCTATCAAATTATTAGAAAAAAATCCAGACGAAATTGTCTGGGACCATTTATCTGGTAATCCAAATGCTATACATTTATTAAAAAAAAGACTTGAACTCGAAGAATTATATGGTGATGATTTTGCAAATACAAATAGAATAAATTGGTATAGTTTATCTAGTAATCCAAATGCTATAGATTTATTAAAAGCACAAATTAAATATGAAGAATCTTTACAGCACAAACTAAAAGGTTGGGATTTAAAAATAAAATGGGAATATTTATGTTTAAATCCAAAAGCTATTAAATTATTGGAAAATAATCCAAATAAAATAAACTGGGATAATTTATGTTTAAATCCAAATGCTATTAAATTATTAGAAAAAAATCCAGACGAAATAAATTGGAATAATTTATCTGTAAATCCAAATGCTATTAAATTATTGGAAAATAATCCAAATAAAATAAACTGGAATAATTTATCTGTAAATCCAAATGCTATTAAATTATTAAAAAAAAATCAAAATATGATTAATTGGGAATATTTATCTGCGAATCCAAATGCAATTGATTTAATTAAAGAAAGAATTGAATATGAAAGAACTTTAACACAAAAACAGTATAATGATTTACAAAGCAAAATAGATTGGAAATATTTATCTAAAAATCCTTCAATATTTACAACTGTATAAAAATGATAACTTCATTTTATTAATTAAAAAATGTCTCAAGCTATAAACAGATACAATACTGTTAAAATCATCTTAGATAAATCTATATTTGATGAAAATATAATTCATATTGTCTTAAACTACTATTGGAAAACATTAGATAAACCTAAAGTATTATTACATTGGATTAATATTAATAATTTAAAATGGGGTAATTTATGTTCTAATCCTAATGCGATTGATCTTCTTAAATTAAATTACGATAAAATTAGTTGGCTTGCATTATCACGTAATCCAAATGCTATAGATATATTAGAAAACAATTTAGATAAAATAAATAGAGATCAATTATCTCAAAATCCCAATATGATAAAGTTATTAGAAAATAATCAACATATTATACATTGGGATATGCTTTGTATAAATCCTAATGCTATACATTTGTTAGAAAATAATCTAAATAAAGTAGATTGGTCAATGTTATCTAGTAATCCTAATGCTATACATTTACTTGAAAACAACCTAGATAAAATAAATTGGTTATATTTATCTAAAAATCCTAATGCTATACATTTGTTAGAAAATAACTTAAATAAAGTAGATTGGGATATATTATCTTCAAATTCTAATGCTATACATATACTAGAAAATAACCTAAATAAAGTAGATTGGGATATATTATCTTCAAATCCAAATGCTATACATTTATTAGAAAATAACCTAAATAAAGTAGATTGGGACGCATTATCTTCAAATCCAAATGCTATACATATACTAGAAAACAACCTAGATAAAGTAGATTGGGATCTATTATGTTATAATCCAAATGCTATACATTTATTAAAAAACAATCAAGATAAAATAAATTGGTATTGGTTATCTAGAAATCCTTCAATATTTGAAGATCAACCTATACCTTTATAAAAAAATGATTGCATAATTTTATAATTTTCAAATGTCGCAACAGGAAGCACAGTTTCATACCGTTAGATTCCTACTCAATAAGACTGTTTTTGATGATAATGTTATTAATATTATCCTATACTACTATTGGGACACCATTAGTGATAAAAAACTTGTTATGTTAGATTGGATTAACACAACATTGTTGCATATGCGTAATGTTAGGAATGCTTCTTATTTCCTACAAAATAATTATTACGAGTCGTGGTATAACGTATCAAAGAATCCAAATGCTATCTCATATATTGAAGAAAATATTGATATGGTATGTTGGAATGGATTGGTCAAGAATCCTAATGCTATGCATTTGCTTAATGAACATACAGTTCAAATAGCCTATGCAGATTGCTGGGAACATATATTCAGCAACATACACGGTATAGACTTTTTCTTTAACAACACTAACAAACTGATAGAATATAACTATGATCCTAGTTGGAATACTGATGATTATGATGAATTAATAAATACCATCATTGAAGAGGGTATGGTAGCAATATGCAAAAATCCTAATGTAATTTCTTTGATTAGCAAAGATGATCCTAACATTCTTCATATTGGGCAATTGGTTGATTGGAGTTCTTTATCTAGCAACCCTGATGCTATCCATCTACTTGAAGCCAACAAAGATAAAATTAATTGGTCCAATCTGTCTAAGAATCCCAATGCTATCCATCTACTTGAAGCTAACAAACATAGGATTGATTGGGCTAATCTGTCTAAGAATCCTAATGCTATCCATCTACTTGAAGCAAACCAAGATAAGATTAATTGGGCTAATCTGTCTAAAAACCCTAATGCTATCCATCTACTTGAAGCAAACCAAGATAAAATTGATTGGTCTACTCTTTCTAAGAACCCTAATGCTATAGATCTACTTGAAGCCAACAAAGATAAAATTGATTGGAGTAGTGTATATAGAAATCCTTCAATATTCCATCGCAGACCAATGCCTAACTATTAAAAAAAGTATCTAATTTCCTATTGACAGATGGTTTGTATTTGACTATACCATTTTCCCAGCGTGATTTTATAATTTGCCATCCAGGTGGTTTTCCATCACCATAACATTGCATAGTAATCTTACAAGTGTTTTTACAATCAGTTTTTTTAATATATTTATTTACATTGTAGATCATATATAGTTCTACATAAGATCTAATTGAATCAATAAAAGATATTAAATTATTATACATAAAATATTTAATACCAAAAATTGTTAATATATTAAAACCTTTTTTAGAACAATATGATACACATAGTTTGCTACTATCATATATATCACATATATTTTTATTGTTATATTGTAAAGTTGTAAAATTATTATTCTTTTCAATAGTTATATCATATTTTTTTAACTTTTCAATTATTTTTTTAAGATCTTTAGAAAAAAAGCTTAAATACGAATTTTTACCATCAATACTGTAAAATGTTTTTTTATCATTTAATAATTGTAAACCATAATAACCTAGTATTGGATAACCTTTGTTTTTACATTCTTTTAATAATATATTAAGAATTTCAAGTTCATTATCATTTGGTTCAATTAAATTAATATTTTTAACATATTTATTAACACCATATACACTTTCAAATATATTATATCTTTCATATGTTTTTTCTAATCTAAAATATGATATATGTGGTTGAGATAATTGAGAGCACATATCACGAATTATAATTTCAGGACCAATAACTAACATCTGCTGTTTTTTTTTACTATATTTTTTATATAATTCGAATATCTCTACTGGTAAATTTGTTATATCAAATACAGGTAAGTTTTCTATAAATACTTTAAATGTATTTTGTGTAGTTGTGGCTTCACGTAATTGAACATATTTATATTTATGTTTTATAAGTAATTGAACTAATTTAATACCATATTCATATGCATTGTAACTATAAACATCATAATCAAATAATGTTTCAGTTTTTTTATATATTTTTTTATCATTAGGTAATAAAGTATCAATTGCAGAACCACCATATAATATTAATTTATTTTCAATAATAAACTTTTTAATAATTCTTTTTAATTTATTGGTTTTTTTAATATAGGCTAATTCTGCTTTTTTTTCATATTTTTTGATAATATTATCAAAATATTCTTTACAATCTTCTTTCATTGTTTTAATTTGTTAAAATAAAATAAAGAAATAGAAAAAGCAAAATTAACTAAAGATACATCAATTAAATTATCTTCAAAAGAATCAAATAAAACTAAATATTTTTAATTTAAATGTGATCCAACTGGTTCTGGTAAATCAAATGTTGAATCTGTTATAGACAATTATTTAAAAAGGAATATAAATAGCTCTACAAAAACAATCCAATGTTAAGATATAATATTGACGATCAATGTAATATATAAAACTTTTATTCATATTATGAATTATGAATAAGTTATTAAACGAATTATATATTGATTGGTTTTCTAATAAACATTATTGGTTTTCATATAATTTACAAATAGATACATATTTATGTGATAAATATAGTAGTTTATTAGAATATCCAAATGATTATAATAATCTTTCAAAAACTGAATTAATTGCTTTAATTATAGTATATGATCAATTACCAAGACATTATGTAAGAGTTTATAGTAATCTTGCAGTTAATTTTTATTCACAAAAAGCTACATATATAGCTGAAATAGTTTTAAATGAATATGATAATTTAAAGGTAGATGAATTATGTTTTATTTATTTACCATTTAGACATATAAATAAAAATATTTATAAAATTATAAAGATTTTTATTGATCTTTATAATAATTCAAATAATATTGATAAAATCACTTGTAAAAAATATATTAGAAATACATTGGAAAAATCTTACAAATTAACTACAGAATATCAATTATCAAATAATAATCTAAATATTACAAATATAAATAAAAATGTATTAGATGTTCAAAGTGTAAAATATGAACAAACAGTTGATATTGAAAAAATAATAAAAACTGAATATAATAAAATAAAAACAAATAAATTAATAGTAGTATCACTGTCAGGTGGCGTAGATAGTGTTACAGCACTACATATATTACAAAAATATCATAAAAATATAATAGCAGTTCATATAGATTATAAAAATTCAAAAGATGAATTAAACTTCGTTAAATATTATTGTAATTTTTTAAATATTAAATTGTTGTATAGAACAGTTAATGAAATAACAAGAGATGAATGCCTACATAATGGATTACGTGATCTATATGAAGATATAACTAAAAAAATAAGATTTAATTTATATGAAATTACAAATCCACAATATGTATTATTGGGTCATAATAAAGATGACTGTTTTGAAAATATAATTACAAATATAGGAAATAAAAACAATTATGATAATTTATGTGGAATGTCTGTTTTATCTACAATTGATAATATCAATTTATGGAGACCTATGTTAAATATTGATAAAAAAGAAATAATTGCATATGCAAATAAAAACAATTTAGATTATTTATGTGATAGCACACCTAAATGGTCAGTTAGAGGTAAAATACGTGATCATATTAGACCTTCAATTGAAACTATACAAAATACGAATATGGTAGAATCTTTTTTTATTTTAAAAGATAAATTGGAAGAATCTAATATATTATTGGAATTATTTGTAGATAATTTATTATTAAAATATGATAAAGGTATTTATACTGATAATGAAATTAAGACCTTAAAATACGTTTCAGTTTCAAGTATATTTTTTAAGAAATTAGGTATTAAAGTATCTTATAAAACTTTGAAAGATTTTGCAAAAATAAAAGAACAAAGATTTATATTAAATAAAAATTACAGTATTATTATTAAAAATAATACATTGGTTATATTAAAATAATTACTATTTTATTTATTATTATTAAACAATGCCTACATTAAAAAAAATTAAAGAAGATAGGATCAATATAACATCTAAATTACTTAAAAAAGATGAAGATTTTTTACCTATTAGTTCTGAACTTATAAAAGATCTTAGAGATAAAACATTATTAGAAAATTCTGCATTAAAACTATCTATTAGTGATTATAAACTAATGTGTCGCAGTAATACAGTTTTAAATATGATGTCTATCGCACTAAATAAACCTAAAGCTAAATTGAAAAAGTTTTGTAAATATATTTCAATATTTGAAGAAAATATTTCCGAAAGTTCTAAGTCGATAGCACATAAAATAAACGGACCAATTACAAATTTACCTACAGAGGTTAGATCAATTATTTTGGATAAATTTGCTGAAATATTACCAACAAAATATGCTTTGTTAGATTGGATTGATGAAAATAAATTAAATTGGGATAGTTTATGTTTAAATCCAAATGCTATAGATTTGTTAGAAAATAATCAAGATAAAGTAGATTGGTCTGAATTATCTTCAAATCATAATGCAATTGATTTAATTAAAGACCGAATAGAATATGAAAATAGTTTAACAAAAGAAGAATATAATGATTTATATTTCGAAGATAAAATAAATTGGTATAATGTATCTAAAAATCCAAATGCTATAGAACTTTTAACAAATAATCAAAATAAAATATATTGGAAATTTTTATCTGCAAATCCAAATGCTATAGATTTACTTAAAGAACGTATAAAATATGAAAACAATTTAACAAAAAAACAATATAATAATTTAGCTCTGTTTGAAAAAATACATTGGGATTTTTTATCTGCAAATCCAAATTCTATAGATTTACTTAAAGAACGTATAAAATATGAAAACAATTTAACAAAAAAACAATATAATAATTTAGCTCTGTTTGAAAAAATACATTGGGATTTTTTATCTGCAAATCCAAATGCTATAGATTTACTTAAAGAAAATCAAGATAAAATAAATTGGGGAAATTTATGTTTAAATCCAAATGCTATAAGTTTATTAAAAAATAATTATGATAAAATTAATTGGGGAAATTTATGTTTAAATCCAAATGCTATTCATTTGTTAAAAAATAATCAAGATGAAATCAATTGGTATTATTTATCAGAAAATCCAAATGCTATTAATTTAATAGAAGAACGTATAGAATATGAAAGCACTTTAAAACCAAAACAATATAATAATTTAGCCCTGTTTGAAAAAATAAATTGGGAAATTTTATCAGAAAATCCAAATGCAATTGAATTATTAAAAAAAAATCAAGATAGAATAAAGTGGGAATATTTATCTGCAAATCCAAATGCCATAGATTTATTAAAAAACAGAATAAAATATGAAAAATCTTTAACAGGTGCACAATTAGATCAATTAAAAAATAAAATTAATTGGAATCGGTTATCTAAAAATCCAAATGCAATTGATTTATTAAAAGAAAATCAAGATAAAATTGATTGGAAAATGTTAACATTAAATCCTTCTATTTTTAAAGCTGTATAATATTTTTATTTGTTATTATTAGAATAATGGCTACCCTAAAAAAACTTAAAGAAGATAGACTTAGTATAGCATCAAAATTACTTAAAAAAGATGAAGATTTTTTGCCTATTAGCCCTGAGTTTATAAAAGATCTTAGAGACAGAACATTGTTTGCTACTCCTTCTATGAGACTAAGTTTTGCACAATATGATACTATGTGCAAGGACGAAAAAGTTTTAAATATGATGTCTATTACATTAAATAAACCTAAAGCTAAATTAAAAAAGTTTTGTAAATATCTTTCAGTTTTTAAACAAAATATTCATTTAACTCCTAAAAAACTAGCAGCTAAAATTATTGAAACCGATATTCAAGATAAACCAATCTTTAAATTACCTAAAGAAATTAGATCAACTATATTAGAAAAGTTTGCAGAAATATTACCATCAAAATATGTTTTACTAGATTGGATTGATAAAGATAAATTAGATTGGTTTTGGTTATCTAGAAATCCAAATGCTATAGATTTATTAGAAAATAATTTAAATGAGGTAGATTGGGACGTATTATCTACTAATCCAAATGCTATAGAACTTTTAACAAATAATCAAGATAAAATTAATTGGATTAAATTATCTACAAATCCAAATGCAATTAATTTATTAAAAAAAAGAATTAAATATGAAAAATCTTTAACAAATGAAGAATTAAATGAATTAGAAAATAAAATTGATTGGGAAGAATTATCTGCAAATCCAAATGCAATTGAATTATTAAAAAAAAATCAGGATAGAATAAAGTGGTATTTATTATCTTTAAATCCAAATGCTATAAAGTTATTAGAAAATAGAATAGAATATGAAAAAACTTTAATAGATGAAGAGTTAGATGAATCAGAAAATAAAATTGATTGGGAATATTTATCTGCAAATCCAAATGCAATTGATTTATTAGAAAATAATAAAGATAAAATAAATTGGACGTTTTTATCTGGTAACCCAAATGCTATTGATTTATTAAAAGAAAGAATAAAATATGAAAAAGAAGAAAGAATAAAATATGAAAAATCTTTAACAGATGCATCATTAGATCAATTAAAAAATAAAATTAGGTGGGCTTTATTAAAAAATAAAATTGATTGGAGTTGGTTATCTCAAAATCCAAATGCAATTGAATTATTAAAAAAAAATCAAGATAAAATAGATTGGTTTGAATTATCTAAAAATCTAAATGCAATTAATTTATTAAAAGACAGAATAGAATATGAAAAATCTTTAACATATTCACAATTTAATCAATTAAAAATAAAAAATAAAATAAATTGGGTTGAATTATCAAAAAATCCAAATGCTATAGATTTACTTAAAGAAAATAAAGATAAAATAGATTGGAGAGCATTATCTTCAAATTCTGCTATTTTTAAAGCTGTATAATTTTTTATTTATTATTATTAAAACAATGTCTAGATTAAAAAAACTTAAAGAAGATAGAATCAGTATAGCATCCAAAATACTTAAAAAAGATGAAGATTTTTTGCCTGTTAGTTCTGAGTTTATAAAAGATCTTAAAAATAAAACATTATTAGAAAATTCTGCATTAAAACTTTCTATCAGTGATTATGAACTAATGTGTCGCAAGGATAAAGTTTTAAATATGATGGCAATAGCACTAAATAAACCTAAAGCCAAATTGAAAAAGTTTTGCAAACATATAACAGTGTTTAAAGAAAATATTTCTAAAAGTCCTAAATCTATAGCAAATAAAATAAATGGAATAAACGGACCAATTACAAATTTACCTATAGGGGCCTAGATCAATTATCTTAGACAAAGTTTGCAGAAATATTACCAACAAAATATGTTTTACTAGATTGGATTGATAAAGATAAATTAGATTGGGAACTGTTATCTAAAAATCCAAATGCAATTGATTTATTAAAAGAAAATCAAGATAAAATTGATTGGATAAATTTATCAATAAATCCAAATGCAATTGAATTATTAAAAAAAAATCAAGATAAAATTGATTGGCAATATTTATCTGAAAATTCAAATGCAAATGCAATTAATTTATTAAAAGAAAGAATTAAATATGAAAAATCTTTAACAAATGAAGAATTAAATGAATTAGAAAATGAAATTGATTGGTGGCTTTTATCTCAAAATCCAAATGCAATTAATTTATTAAAAGAAAATCAAGATAAAATTGATTGGGATTATTTATCTACAAATCCAAATGCAATTAATTTATTAAAAAAAAATCAAGATAGAATTAATTGGGATTATTTATCTTTAAATCCAAATGCAATTAATTTATTAGAAGAAAGAATAAAATATGAAAAATCTTTAACAGATGCACAATTAGATCAATTAAAAAATAAAATTAATTGGTATTGGTTATCTAAAAATTCAAATGCAATTAAATTATTAAAAAAAAATCAAGATAAAATTAAGTGGGATTATTTATCTGAAAATCCAAATGCAATTAATTTGTTAGAAGACAGAATAGAATATGAAAAATCTTTAACAGATGCACAATTAGAAAAATTAGAAAATAAAATTAATTGGAATTGGTTATCTCAAAATCCAAATGCAATTGAATTATTAAAAAAAAATCAAGATAAAATTGTTTGGTACTTATTATGTTTAAATCCAAATGCAATTGAATTATTAAAAAAAAATCAAGATAAAATTAAATGGAAATTTTTATCTAAAAATCCAAATGCAATTAATTTATTAAAAGAAAATCAAGATAAAATTCAGGATTGGTTATCTGCAAATCCTGCTATTTTTAAAGCTGTATAATTTTTTATTTATTATTATTAAAATAATGGCTACCCTAAAAAAACTTAAACAAGATAGGCTTAGTATAACATCTAAAATACTTAAAAAAAGATGAAGATTTTTTACCTATTAGTCCTGAGTTTATAGAAGATCTTAAAAATAAAACATTATTAGAAAATTCTGCACTAAAACTTTCTATTAGTGATTATGAACTTATGTGTAATAATAAAACAATATTAAATATGATGGCAATAGCACTAAATAAACCCAAAGCTAAATTGAAAAAGTTTTGCAAATATATGCCAGTTTTTAAAGAAAATATTTCTAAAAGTCCTAAATCTATAGCAAATAAAATAAATGGAATAAACGGACCAATTACAAATTTACCTAAAGAAATAAGATCAACTATTTTAGACAAATTTGCAGAAATATTACCTACAAAATATGTTTTACTAGATTGGATTGATAAAGATAAATTAGATTGGATAGATTTATCTGCAAAATCCAAATGCAATAGATTTATTAGAAGAAAATCAAGATAAAATTGATTGGATAAATTTATCAATAAATCCAAATGCAATTGATTTATTAAAAGAAAATCAAGATAAAATTGATTGGATAAATTTATCAATAAATCCAAACGCAATTGATTTATTAAAAGACAAAATAAAATATGAAAAATCTTTAACAGATGAAGAATTAGATGAATCAGAAAGTAAGATTGATTGGGAGGATTTATCTTCAAATCCAAATGCTATAGAACTTTTAACAAATAATCAAGATAAAATTGATTGGGAACATTTATCAAAAAATCGAAATGCAATTGATTTATTAAAAGAAAGAATTAAATATGAAAAATCTTTGACAAATGAAGAATTAGATGAATTAGAAAATAAAATTAATTGGGGGTGGTTATCTTTAAATCAAAATGCAATTAATTTATTAAAAGCAAATCCAAATAAAATAATTTGGAGATTGTTATCAAAAAATCGAAATGCAATTGATTTATTAAAAGAAAGAATTAAATATGAAAATAGTTTAACAAAAGAAGAATATAATGATTTAGATTTAAAAGATAGATTAAATTGGAATAATTTATCTTTAAATCCAAATGCAATTAATTTATTAGAAGAAAGAATAAAATATGAAAAATCTTTAACAGATGCACAATTAGATCAATTAAAAAATAAAATTGATTGGGATTATTTATCTACAAATTCAAATGCAATTAAATTATTAAAAAAAAATCAAGATAAAATTAAGTGGAATTATTTATCTGAAAATCCAAATGCAATTAATTTGTTAGAAGACAGAATAAAATATGAAAAATCTTTAACAGATGCACAATTAGATCAATTAAAAAATAAAATTAATTGGTATTGGTTATCTAAAAATTCAAATGCAATTAAATTATTAAAAAAAATCAAGATAAAATTAAGTGGGATTATTTATCTGAAAATCCTGCTATTTTTAAAGCTGTATAAAATAACATTTTTAAATTCTTAATATACTTTTATTTTTATTCTCTTTTGTATAAAGCGTCATTCTTAATTCTTTCAGTTCTTTTTTTTATGTTTATATATTTTTTTTAATAATATTTTTATTCTCATCACCATCTACTAACTTTATTAACCTTACATTTATATTATATTTTTGTATATTTTCATCACTTTAACTTTTTTTACCACTCCCAGTTGATCTTTTTGACATAATTGAACTTTTTTTTTACTTTTTATTTTTTATTTTAACTTTATATATATTAAAATAATGGCTACCCTAAAAAAACTTAAAGAAGATAGACTTAATATAACATCAAAAATACTTAAAAAAGATGAAGATTTTTTGCCTATTAGTCCAGAGTTTATAAAAGATCTTAAAGATAAAACATTATTAGAAAATTCTGCATTAAAACTATCTATTAGCGATTATCAACTTATGTGTCGCAAGGATAAAGTTTTAAATATGATGGCAATAGCACTAAATAAACCTAAAGCTAAATTGAAAAAGTTTTGCAAACATATTTCAATATTTGAAGAAAATATTTCTAAAAGTCCTAAATCTATAGCAAATAAAATAAACGGACCAATTACAAATTTACCTATAGGGGTTAGATCAATTATCTTAGACAAATTTGCAGAAATATTACCTACAAAATATGTTTTACTAGATTGGATTGATAAAGATAAATTAGATTGGGATAATTTATCTAAAAATCCAAATGCAATTGATTTATTAGAAGACAGAATAGAATATGAAAACTCTTTAACAGATGCACAATTTCATCAATTACAAAAAAAAATTAATTGGAATGATTTATCTAAAAATTCAAATGCAATCAATTTATTAACAGAAAATCAAGATAAAATAAATTGGAAATTATTATGTTTAAATCCAAATGCAATTGAATTATTGAAAAAAAATCAAGATAGAATAAAGTGGTATTTATTATGTAAAAATCAAAATGCTATAGATTTATTAAAAAAAAGAATTGAATATGAAAAAACTTTAATAGATAAAGAGTTAGATGAATCAGAAATTAAAATTGATTGGGAAGAATTATCTACAAATCCAAATGCAATTGAATTATTAAAAAAAAATCAAGATAAAATTGTTTGGGAATTTTTATCTACAAATCCAAATGCAATTGATTTATTAAAAGAAAGAATTGAATATGAAAAAGCTTTAACAGATGAAGAATTAGATGAATCAGAAAGTAAGATTGATTGGGAAGAATTATCTACAAATCCAAATGCAATTAAATTATTAAAAAAAAATCAAGATAAAATTGTTTGGGAATTTTTATCTACAAATCCAAATGCAATTAATTTATTAAAAAAAAATCAAGATAAAATTAATTGGGATTATTTATCTTTAAATCCAAATGCAATTGAATTATTAAAAAAAAATCAAGATAAAATTAAGTGGGAATATTTATCTGCAAATCCAAATGCCATAGATTTATTAAAAAACAGAATAAAATATGAAAAATCTTTAACAGGTGCACAATTTAATCAATTAGAAAATAAAATTAATTGGAGATCATTATCTGAAAATCCAAATGCAATTAATTTATTAAAAGAAAATCAAGATAAAATTAATTGGAAAATGTTAACATTAAATCCTTCTATTTTTAAAGCTGTATAATAAAAAACTAGTTTTATCATTAAAAACTTAAAGATAATAAAGAACTTAGAGATAAAACATTGTTAAAAACTCCTAATTGAAAATATTTATCTAAAAATTTTTCTATAAAAATGATTTAACATAAATAAAACATTAAATGTGTTCAATAGCAAGCAATCAATTTAATGTTGTAAAACATATACTAAATAAATCACAGTTTGATGAACATATTACTCATATAATTTTAACATATTATTGGAAAACATTAGATAAACGTAAAGTACTATTACATTGGATTGATATAAATAATTTAGATTGGTATTGGTTATCTGTAAATCCAAATGCTATAAGTTTATTAAAAAATAATTATGATAAAATTAATTGGTTAAATTTATCTGGAAATACAAATGAAAATGAATTATTAGGTACTAAATTAAACGAACAAACAAATAATATATATAAAAAATTATATTGGTCTTGGCTATCTAGAAATCCAAATTGTATAAATATATTGAAAAATAATTATGACAAAATAGATTGGTTTGAATTATCTAAAAATCCAAATGCTATAGATATATTAGAAAGTAATAATAATAAAATAGATTGGACTTTACTGTCTAGTAATCCAAATGCTATTAACATATTACAAAAAAATCAAGATAAAATAGATTGGTCTTTATTGTCTGGTAATCCAAATGCTATTAAGTTATTAGAAACTAATACCGATAAAATAGATTGGTCTTTATTGTCTGGTAATCCAAATGCTATTAACATATTACAAAAAAATCAAGATAAAATAGATTGGTCTTTATTGTCTGGAAATCCAAATGCTATTCACCTACTAGAAAATAATCAAGATAAAATTAATTGGTTTTTGTTATCTGCAAATCCAAATGCTATTAAAATATTAGAAAGCAATAAAAACAAAATAGATTGGTTTAATATATCTAAAAATCCAAATGCTATTCATTTAATTGAAGACCGTATAGAATATGAAAAACAATTTAATATTGATGAATATGATTATTTAACATTCGGGTGTAAATTACTTTCGTGGTGTGAAATATCTAACAATCCTAATGCTATTGAACTTTTAAAAAATAATCAAGATAAAATAGATTGGCATTTGTTATCTGCGAATCCTTCAATATTTGTAGATGAACCTATGCCCATTATATAAAAAATGATAACTTAATTATATGTTATAAAAAACTATGTTTGCAAGCAATAACTTTAGGGTTGTTAGAATTTTACTAGATAAATCAGTATTTGATGAACATATTATTCATATAATTTTAAAATATTATTGGGATATATTGGACAATAAGAGAAAGTTGTTATCTGACTGGGTAGACAAAAGAAAACTAACTTCGTTGATTTACAAAAACAAATATGCTTTAGATTATATTTTAGAAAATAGAGAATGTTATATTGATTGGAATATATTAAGTAGTAATCCGGATGCAATATATTTGTTAAAAATGCATAAAGATAATATAAATTGGTCAAAATTATGTAGGAATTCAGGTGCTATAGAATTATTAAGAAACAACAAAGATCAAATAATATGGAATGAGTTGTCACATAATCCAAACGCATTTGATTTGTTAAGGGAACGTGTTGATTATGAACATTCTCTTACAATTAATGATTATGTTAGACTATATAATAAAGTAGATTGGATGGTTTTAAGTAAATATAAAAATGAAAGAATAGTGGAACTTATTGAAAAACGAATAATTTATGAAAATAAAATTTCAAGTAGAGACTATGAATATCTTAACTATAATGAACATTTAAATTGGGCAGAAATATCTTCTAATCCATTTGCAATTAAAATTATACAAAAACATATGAATTTAATTCATTGGGATAAATTATCTACTAATCCTGATGCAATTGAAATATTAACAAATAATATGTCAAAAATTAATTGGATTAATTTGTCTAAAAATCCAAATGCAATTAAAATATTAAATAATAATAAACGTAAAATACATTGGGGTAATCTATGTTTAAATCCAAATGCAATTAAACTACTTAAAGCGCAAATTGAACTAGAAAAAACGGGTATTTATGATAGAAGTAATTCAATTGATTGGTCTAATTTGTGTTTAAATCCAAATGCAATTGATATAATTAAAGAAAATAAAAATAAAATAAATTGGTTTAATTTATGTAATAATTCAAATGTAATTGAAACAAAAGAATTGATAAAAAAAAAGATAGTAGAAGAATCAAATAAAGATATAACAAAATTGAATTGGTATGTGTTATCTTCAAATCCCGAAATATTTGAAGATGAACAAATGCCTTTAATATAAATTGTAAACTAATATTTTTATTTATGTAAATAATATATGTCAATAGCAAAAAAAAAATATAATGTTGTTAAAAAATTATTATTAAGTATATTTACTGACAATATTGTATATAATATTCTAAAATATTATTGGAAAATTTTAGATAATAAAGAATTACAATTATTAGATTGGATAGATTTAAATAATTTAGATTGGTATAATTTATCTAGCAATCCAAATGCTATAGATTTATTAGAAAAAAATAAAAAGAAAATTAACAAACTTTCAATATTACGAAATCCAAATGGACTTAAATTAATTAACAAATCTGAAATTGTATATGGTGTTCTATGTGAAAATCCAAATGCTATTCATTTATTAAATAATAATATAAATTGGTTTTCTTTATCTAGAAACCCAAATGCTATTCATATATTAGAGAATAATCAAGATAAAATTGATTGGGAAATGTTATCATTAAACAAAAATGCTATTCATTTACTAGAAAATAATAAAGAAAAAATTGATTGGGAAATGTTATCATTAAACGAAAATGCGATTGAATTATTAGAAGAAAAAATATATTATGAACAATATATAATTAGAAGTAATTATAGTAGTGAATATTTAGTAAATTGGAGATATTTATCTTCAAATCCAAATGCTATTCGTTTATTGTTAGATAATAAAGATAAAATAGATTGGTCCTGGTTATCTAAAAATCCAAATGCTATTCATTTATTGACAGAAAATAAAGATAAAATAAATTGGAAATATTTATCAGGAAATCCAAATGCTATTTGTTTATTGTTAGATAATAAAGATAAAATAGATTGGTGTTGGTTATCTAAAAATCCTTCTATATTTGTAGAAGAATCTAATACAGATATACAATTTGATTGATATATATTAGCTTTAAATCCTTCTATTTTTAAAGCTGTATAATATTTTTCTTTATTATTATTAAAATAATGCCTACCCTAAAAAAACTTAAAAAAGATAGACTTAGTATAGCATCAAAATTACTTAAAAAAGATGAAGATTTTTTGCCTATTAGCCCTGAGTTTATAAAAGATCTTAAAGATAAAATATTATTAGAAAATTCTGCATTAAAACTATCTATTAGCGATTATCAACTTATGTGTCGCAAGGATAAAGTTTTAAATATGATGGCAATAGCACTAAATAAACCCAAAGTTAAATTGAAAAAGTTTTGCAAACATATAACAGTATTTGAAGAAAATATTTCTAAAAGTTCTAAATCTATAGCAAATAAAATAAATGGAATAAACGGACCAATTACAAATTTACCTATAGGGACCAGATCAATTATCTTAGAAAAGTTTGCAGAAATATTACCAACAAAATATGTTTTACTAGATTGGATTGATAAAAATAAATTAAATTGGCGTAATTTATGTGAAAATCCAAATGCAATAGATTTATTAGAATTAGAAGAAAATTACGATAAAATAAACTGGCATCATATATCTTTAAATCCAAATGCTATAGATTTACTTAAAAAAAATTATGATAAAATAAATTGGAGAATAGTATCCGCAAATCCAAATGCAATTAAATTATTAAAAGAAAAAATTGAATTAGAAGAAAAAGGTATTTATGATAGAAGTGATGAATATAATGCAATAGATGGGGACATTTTATCTACAAATACAAATCCAAATGTAATAAAATTATTGAAAAAATATCCAAATAAAATTAATTGGAAATATTTTTCTGAAAATCCAAATGCTATAGATATGTTGAAAATAAGAATTGAATATGAAAATAATTTATCAAGTAAAGATTATAGCAGTTTAGATGTAACACAAAAAATAAATTGGAATTATTTATCTGATAACAAAAACGCAAATGCTATAGATTTACTTAAAGAAAATCAAGATAAAATAAATTGGAAAATGTTATGTTCAAATCCAATCGCTATAAAAATGATAAAAGAAAGAATAGCATATGAAGAAACTTTAGATTCTTCAGATTCTTCTGAAGATAAATTAATACACTGGAATTTTTTATCTTTAAATTCAAATGCAATAGATTTATTAACAAAGAAAGCAAAAAATGAAAAAACTTTAACAGTAAAACAAATATATAGATTAGAAAATAAAGATAAAATAGATTGGTATGAATTATCTAAAAATATAAATGCTATAGAATTGTTAAGAGAAAGGATAAAATATGAAGAACGTTTAACAGAAGAAGAATTAGATTATTTAGATTATAAAACAGATCTGATAGATTGGGATTTTTTATCTGCAAATCCAAATGCTATAGATTTACTTAAAGAAAATCAAGATAAAATAAATTGGAAATATTTTTCTAAAAATCCTGCTATTTTTAAAGCTATATAATATATTAAACTAATGCCTACCTTAAAAAAACTTAAAGAAGATAAAATCAGTGTAGCATCTAAAATATTAAAAAAAGATGAAGATTTTTTACCTATTAGTCCTGAGTTTATAAAAGATCTTAGAGATAAAATATTATTAGAAAATTCTGCATTAAAACTATCTATTAGCGATTATCAACTAAAGAATTGATAAAAGGAAAGATAGTAGAAGAACCAAATAAAGATATAACAAAATTGAATTGGTATGTGTTATCTTCAAATCCCGAAATATTTGAAGATGAACCTATGCCTTTATTATAAAATGAATGATTTATAAAGCAGTATAATATTTTTTATTTATTATTACTAAAATAATGCCTTCTTTAAAAAAACTTAATGAAGATAGACTTAGTATAACATCTAAATTGCTTAAAAAAGATGAAGATTACTTACCTATTAGTCCTGAACTTATAAAAGATCTTAGAGATAAAACATTATTAGAAAGACCTGAACTACAACTTACTATTAAAGATTATAAATTTATGTGTGATAATCAAAACAATAAAGTTTTACATATGATGGCAATAGCACTAAATAAACCTAAAGCCAAGTTGAAAAAGTTTTGCAAATATCTTTCAGTATTCGAAAAAAATATTCATTTAAGTCCTAAAAAACTAACAGCTAAAATTACTCAAACTTATATTCAAGATAAACCAATCTTTAAATTACCTAAAGAAATTAGATCAACTATCTTAGAAAAGTTTTCTGAAATATTACCTACAAAATATGTTTTACTAGATTGGATTGATAAAGATAAATTAGATTGGAAATATTTAGCTTGCAATCCAAATGCTATAGATTTATTAAAAGAAAATTACAGTAATATTGAGTGGTTTGGATTATCTGCAAATCCAAATGCTATAGAAATACTAGAAAAAAACCTAGACGAAGTAAATTGGTCTGTGTTATCTGAAAATCCAAATGCTATTAAGTTATTATTAACCAATAAAGATGAAATTAATTGGCATTATTTATCTAAAAATCCAAATGTAATTGATTTAATTAAAGAACAAATTAAATATGAAAATAATTTAACAAAGGAAGAATATAATGATTTAAATTTTAAAGATAAATTAGATTGGGACAATTTATCTGAAAATCCAAATGCTATAGATTTATTGTTAGAAAATAAAGATAAAATAAATTGGATATTATTAGCTATAAATCCAAATGCAATTGATTTAATTAAAGAACGAATAGAATATGAAAATAGTTTAACAAAAAAAGAATATAATGATTTAGGTTTTGAAGGTAATATATTAGATTGGGAATTGTTATCTGAAAATCCAAATGCAATAGATTTATTAAAAAAAAATCAACATAAAATTGATTGGGATTATTTATCTAAAAATCCAAATGCAATAGATTTATTGTTAGAAGATAAAGATAAAATAAATTGGAAATCATTATCTGCAAATCCAAATGCAATTGAATTATTAAAAGACAGAATAAAATATGAAAAATCTTTAACAGATGCACAATTTAATCGATTAAAAAATAAAATTAATTGGAAATCATTATCTGCAAATCCAAATGCAATTGAATTATTAAAAGACAGAATAGAATATGAAAAATCTTTAACAGATGCACAATTTAATCGATTAGAAACTAAAATTAATTGGGATTGGTTATCTGAAAATCCAAATGCAATAGATTTATTAAAAGAAAATAAAGATAAAATAAATTGGAAAGATTTATCATCTAATCCTGCTATTTTTAAAGCTGTATAATATTTTTCTTTATTATTATTAAAATAATGCCTACCCTAAAAAAACTTAAAGAAGATAAAATCAGTGTAACATCAAAATTACTTAAAAAAGATGAAGATTTTTTGCCTATTAGCCCTGAGTTTATAAAAGATCTTAAAGATAAAATATTATTAGAAAATTCTGCATTAAAACTTTCTATCAGTGATTATGAACTAATGTGTCGCAAGGATAAAGTTTTAAATATGATGGCAATAGCACTAAATAAACCTAAAGCCAAATTGAAAAAGTTTTGCAAACATATAACAGTGTTTAAAGAAAATATTTCTAAAAGTCCTAAATCTATAGCAAATAAAATAAATGGAATAAACGGACCAATTACAAATTTACCTAAAGAAATAAGATCAACTATTTTAGACAAATTTGCAGAAATATTACCTTCAAAATATGTTTTACTAGATTGGATTGATAAAGATAAATTAAATTGGAATATGTTATCAGAAAATTCAAATGCTATAGATCTATTAAAAGAAAATCAAGATGAAATTAATTGGAAATATTTATGTTTAAATCCAAATGCAATTGAATTATTAAAAAAAAAACAAGATAGAATAAAGTGGGAATATTTATCTGCAAATCCAAATGCTATACAACTTCTTAAAAATAATAAAAATGAAATTATGTGGAAATATATATCTTCAAATCCAAATGCAATTGATTTAATTAAAGAACGAATAGAATATGAAAATAGTTTAACAAAAAAAGAATATAATGATTTAGAATTTTATGAAAAAATTGATTGGGAGTATTTATCTGGAAATCCAAATGCTATAGATTTACTTAAAGAAAATAAAGATAAAATAAATTGGCTTGACTTATCAACAAATCCAAATGCTATAGATTTACTTAAAGAAAATAAAGATAACATTATTTGGTTTGCATTATCACGTAATCCAAATGCAATTGATTTATTAGAAGAAAGAATAAAATATGAAAAATCTTTAACAGATGCACAATTAGATCAATTAAAAAATAAAATAAATTGGAATAATTTATCAAAAAATCCAAATGCTATAGATTTATTAAAAAAAAATCAAGATAAAATTAACTGGGATTATTTATCTCAAAATCCAAATGCAATTAATTTGTTAAAAGACAGAATAGAATATGAAAAATCTTTAACAGATGCGCAATTTAATCGGTTAGAAGATAAAATAAATTGGAATAATTTATCTGCAAATCCAAATGCTATAGATTTATTAAAAAAACAAATAAACATAGATCCAGATAAACTTGATTGGCTTAAATTATCAAAAAATCCAAATGCTATAGATTTATTAAAAAAAAATCAAGATAAAATTAGGTGGGCGTGGTTTTCATTAAATCCTTCTATTTTTAAAGCTGTATAATATTTTTCTTTATTATTATTAAAATAATGCCTACCCTAAAAAAACTTAAAGAAGATAAAATCAGTGTAACATCAAAATTACTTAAAAAAGATGAAGATTTTTTACCTATTAGTCCAGAGTTTATAAAAGATCTTAAAAATAAAACATTATTAGAAAATTCTGCATTAAAACTTTCTATCAGTGATTATGAACTTATGTGTAATAATAAAACAATATTAAATATGATGGCAATAGCACTAAATAAACCTAAAGCTAAATTGAAAAAGTTTTGCAAACATATAACAGTTTTTAAAGAAAATATTTCTAAAAGTCCTAAATCTATAGCAAATAAAATAAATGGAATAAATGGACCAATTACAAATTTACCTAAAGAACTTAGATCAATTATCTTAGACAAATTTGCTGAAATATTACCAACAAAATATGTTTTACTAGATTGGATTGATAGAGATAAAATAATTTGGGAAGGTTTCTCTAGAAATCCAAATGCAATTGATTTATTAGAAAATGAATATTATAATAAAATTCAATGGTTTTATTTATCCAGAAATCCAAATGCTATAGATTTATTAAAAAATAATCAAGATAAAATACATTGGTATTTTTTATCTAAAAATCCAAATGCAATTGATTTATTAAAAAAAAATCCTGATGAAATTGATTGGGGTAGTTTATCTTCAAATATAAATGCAATTGATTTATTAAAAAAAAGAATTGAATATGAAAAATCTTTGACAAATGAAGAATTAGATGAATTAGAAAATAAAATTTCCTGGTTTTTTTTATCTGAAAATCCAAATGCTATAGATTTATTAAAAAAAAATCAAAATAAAATTAATTGGCAGGGATTATCATCAAATCCAAATGCTATTGATTTACTTAAAAATAATGAAGATAAAATAAATTGGAGTTCATTATGTTTAAATCCAAACGCAATTGATTTATTAAAAGACAAAATAAAATATGAAAAATCTTTAACAGATGCAGAATTAAATCGATTAAAAAATAAAGATAAAATTAATTGGGATTGGTTATCTTCAAATCCAAATGCTATAGATTTATTGTTAGAAAATAAAGATAAAATTTATTGGTATTATTTATCTAAAAATCCAAATGCCATTAATTTATTGAAAGACAGAATAAAATATGAAAAATCTTTAACAAATGCACAATTAAATCGATTAGAAAATAAAATAGATAATGAACCATTATCTGAAAATCCAAATGCAATTGATTTATTAAAAGAAAATCAAGATAAAATTAATTGGTTTGTATTATCATCTAATCCTGCTATTTTTAAAGCTGTATAATATTTTTATTTATTATTATTAAACTAATGCCTACCCTAAAAAAACTTAAAGAAGATAAAATCAGTATAGCATCAAAATTACTTAAAAAAGATGAAGATTTTTTATCTATTAGTCCAGAGTTTATAAAAGATCTTAGAGATAAAATATTATTAGAAAATTCTGCATTAAAACTATCTATTAGCGATTATCAACTTATGTGTCGCAATGATAAAGTTTTAAATATGATGGCAATAGCACTAAATAAACCCAAAGCTAAGTTGAAAAAGTTTTGCAAACATATTTCAGTATTTGAAGAAAATATTTCTAAAAGTTCTAAATCTATAGCAAATAAAATAAATGGAATAAACGGACCAATTACAAATTTACCTAGAGACATTAGATCAATTATCTTAGACAAATTTGCAGAAATATTACCTACAAAATATGTTTTACTAGATTGGATTGATAAAAATAAATTAAATTGGGAAAAATTATCTAGTAATCCAAATGCTATAGATTTATTAAAAGAAAATCCACATATGATTAATTGGAAAAAGTTGTCTAATAATCCAAATGCTATTGAAATGTTAGAAGCCAATATAAATGGATATGAAATTAATTGGATGGAATTATCTAGTAATCCAAATGCTATTAAATTATTAGAAAAAAATCAAAATCAAATATATTGGAGAATATTATCTAGAAATCCAAATGCTATTAAATTATTAGAAAAAAATCAATCTGAGATAGATTGGGATGAGATATGTTCTAATCCCAATGCTATTGATTTAATAAAAAGAAACTTACATAAAGTAGATTGGATGGAATTATCTGGTAATCCAAATGCAATTAATTTATTAACAGAAAATGAATATAGAATTGATTGGGACATTTTATCTAGCAATCCAAATGGTATTAAATTATTAGAAAAGAATAGATACAGAATTAATTGGGACATTTTATCTAGCAATCCAAATGCTGTTAAAATATTAGAAAGATATCCACATAAAATACAATGGTATCGCATATCTAGTAATCCAAATGCTATAAAGTTATTAGAAAATAGAATAGAATATGAAAAAACTTTAAACAGTCAAGAATATAGTAAAATACTATATGAAGATAAAATAAATTGGGAACGATTATCTGCAAATCCAAATGCTATAGATTTATTAAAAAATAATAAAGATAAAATTAATTGGGAAATGTTATCATCAAATCCTGCTATTTTTAAAGCTGTATAATACCTAATTATATTTAACCAAAATATAATAAATATTGTAGAAAAATGAAAACATTTTTATTGAAAAATAAAATGAACATTCTAGCAAGGTATAAGGACGGATATTATTACAAAGCTAAAATTGTTAAAATATATAGTAAATATACTTGTTATATTAAATGGGATGATAATACTAGTATTGATCGTCTAAAAAGTACTAAAGATATTATAGTTATACCAGAAGAACCATATGATAATATTGGTATAGATAATATTCTAATATCTTCGTTGTTGTTGGAAGGTACTTAAGAGGAACACTTAAACAAGTTTATTGATAATACTTTCAATATCTGTATAATATTGTTCATTATATTTAGTAAAATATAAACCTGTAGATGTTTTAAGATCTGTATTATATTTATTTGATTTATCAGCTCTATTAATTGTATATTCTGCAATTTCACCTATAACATTTATGTTATTTTTATTTAATGTTCCATTAAACATACTAGAAATGAAAGGATCATTATGATTTTTATAATTTGCTATAAAATATTCTTTAGCTTCGTATATTTTCTTAATATCTAATCCATACCAAGGCATACCTTCAATAATAGGTTTATCACCTAATAAATCTAAGAGCATCCAAGCAAATGCCTGAAGATCATCCATAAAATCTTTAACAGATACATAGTGTTGCATTGTTGCCATATATAACGGAGATCCTTCACCAGGTTTTCGTGGAACAATGTTTCTTTCATTATTTCTAGTTAATATATTTTCGGCTAATCCAAAATCAATAACTTTTATTTCTTTTTCTGTAGAATCTGAAAATACAATGTTTTCGTGCTTTATATCTAAATGAAGATAATTACATTTATGCATTTTTTGAACAGCTTTAAGTGCTAATATAATATTTTTCTTAATATTATCAACACTAGTTTGTTTTAAAGATTTAGATAAATCTCTTCCTAATAATTCGCTAACTAACATATATCTTTCAATGTCGCCTTTAATAAGTGGTTCTACTAAACCATATGCATATGATTGTGGAATTAAAATATCTTTACAATCTCTTTGTAATATCACCATAGTTGATTGTTCAGTGGTAATTTGAAATGCTATATTTGATTTAAATCCTTCTGGTGATCTTGGTTGAACTTTAACAACAACATTTTTATCTTTTAGATCAGGAATATTACTATATTGTGTATCAGGGCTATTAAGAACTTTTCCAATATACAATAATGTATCATCTCTTAAGGATAAATAATTTATTATTTGAATCTGCAAAATATAATTATAATGATTAGATCTTATTGTTATAATATCATTTTGAAATAATTGAGCTAATTGCATTAATCCCTGTTGTTTTTTAGCATTTCTTCTATAACTTTTAATTCTTTCAATTTCAGCATTAAGATCTTGAGGTATTCTTTTAGTTGTAAATGGTAGAAAATCAACATCTTGAGTAGATTGAGTTGTTTTAGCAGGTGTAGATTGTTTAGGTGAAGTAGATTGTAAGGGTGTATTAGATGAAGCTATATCTTTTTTAACATTATTGTAAATGGAATTAATATTAACGCTAGATAAACATTTTAAATAATTTTTATAATTAATATCAACAGAACTTATTTTATTTAAAAAATATTTAATATCTTTGGAACTAAAATGTGTATTTAAAACTGAAATATAATCAGTTTTATTTGAAGTAGATTTACTTGCTACAGTGTTTGAAGATGGTGAAATATCTTTCATAACACTAGTATAAATACCAATAATATCAGGTTTTAAGAGACAATTGAAAAACTTAGAATAATCAATATTATCTATACTAATATTTTTAATAAAATACTTTGAATCATATTTATTGAAATGATCAACTAATACAGCTATTTTTTCTTCTTTTGTCATTTTAATATAAATATGTATTATTATTTAACTGCTGTAGGTCGTGTATTTATAGGTATATCTATAATATTATTGCAAAAATATATATCATTTTCTGGTAATATTTTTCCAATAATAGCATCAATAATTGCAGGAATTATATTATTGATATATGGTATAACAAGTAAAGAAATATATAATATAGATAAAAATAATTATAAATATTTGATATTAGGTGGTATTTTACTGGCTTTGTGGAATTTCGCATCTTATTATTTAATAAATAATTCATCACATCCAGGCTATTTTAAGTTATTAGCAGTATATGAATTGGTATTATTATTAATAATAAGTTTTATATTTTTTAAAGCTAACATAGAATTACATCATTGGATTGGATTTTTATTTATAATAATAGGAACAATAATATTATGCTATCCTTGTAAAAAATAAATTATTTAACTACATAAAGACGTAATACAACATTTTATATAAATGACTTACCAACAACAACTTAAAACATATGTGGATCGTAATAAATTAAGTATGATATATGAAGATAAACAAACAGATAATAAACAATATGTAGCAAGAGTAATAGTAAATGAAAAAATATACGAATGGTGTAATGAACAACCTAATAAAAAAACAGCAAAACAAAAGGCAGCTAAAATAGTTTTAGATTCGTTAGATATTAAGAGTATTGAAAAAACAGAAGAAACAACAAGAGATATATTATTAGATATAAGAGAACTATTACGTGAAAATATAAAAATGAAATTAGATAATCATAAATAACTATGTTATATTTTGATTTATTAGATGACAATATTATACTAACAATAATTGAAATTAATCTTAAAAGTATAGAAAAAGAAATAGAAAAATTAGAACATTTTGTAGATGATGTAGATCACTATTGGTATTATGATAGTGATGATAAGTATGATTATGACTCAGACTGTTTCTACGGAATGTAAAATCTTTGTATAAAAAATGATTTTTATTTTTAACATTACTTATGTCATACGAGTTTGAGAAATACTTATCAGATTATTCAACTATTAAAGAAACTTTAAACAAATATGGTGTAGCAATAATACCTTTATTAGATGAAGAAGAATGTACTAAAATGATTAATGATAAATGGGATTTATTGGAATATTTAACAGAAGATTTACCTATACCAATTGATAGAAATAATAAAGAAACTTATAAACAAATTTTAAACTTATATCCATCACATAAGATGTTATTGCAACATTGGAAAGTAGGACATTCTAAGTTAGCTTGGAATGTAAGAAAGAATCCAAAAGTAATAAATATTTTTAAGCATCTGTGGGATACTGATGATCTAATCGTAAGTTTTGATGGTGTAAGTATATATATATTGGATAGACCAACTCGTAAGAATAATTCTTGGTTTCACGTAGATCAAAGTTATACGAGAAATGAGTTTGAATGTATTCAAAGTTGGATAAATGCATATGATACAAAAGAAGGTGATGCTACTTTAGTAATATTGGAAGGAAGTAATAATTATCATAAAGCATTTCAAGACAATTTCAATATTTTAGATAAAAAAGATTGGTATAAATTGAATGAAGAAGAAATACAGTTTTATATTGAAAATAATTGTCAAATAAAATATATAAAATGTCCAAAAGGCTATGGTGTATTTTGGGATAGTAGAACAGTGCATTATGGTAATCCAGTGGAAAAAGTTGATAATTTCAATTATCGTTGTGTTGTATATGTATGTATGGTCCCACGTAATTTTGCAACAAAAAAACAATTAGAAAAAAGAAAATTAGCATTTGTAAATGGTAGAATGACAACACATTATCCACATAAGGTTAAATTATTTCCAAAGCATCCGCAAACATATGGAAAACCAATATTAAATATAAAAGATTTTGAAGTGGATATTACTGGTGTAGAATTATCATTAATTTAAAATGGATTTTATGAAAGTATTTTGACATTGATAACAATTTGTTTTAATATTATTATGATCACAAATATTATATTGTTTTTTAATAATATCAATACTATTATTAAGTTCACTAGTATTATTATTAAGTTCGCGAATAATATTTAACATTTTTAATTTTTCGGTATTTGCCAAAATACAAGTTTTACAATTTATAAGTCCGTGAATACATATCATAGGTTTATTACATTCCTTACACCATTGTTTGTGTTTATTATGAGGACATATTTGCGAACCACCGCATTTTTTACATTTTGCTTTTTGTTTATTGTGCGGACATATTTGCGAACCATTGCATTCATAACAAAATGCTTTTTGTCTATTATGTGGACATAAGTATTTTTTTTTACAACATTCAGGACATCTAGATCTTCTACGACTATGTTCGCAAAAACTACCACCATTACATTCTCTACATCTTGATTTAACTCTATTATGTGGACAAACACCTTTACCACCACAATGGTTACATTCATATAATTTGCGATTATGAATACATTTTTTAAACATTGTCTAGGTAGTAATATTTTTATATAATCATTTTTTATTGTTTTCAATAATCTCAATAATTTTTTGAATATATATATTAGGAATTTGTTTGGAATGCTGAATATTATTTTGTAAATTTGATAATTGAATATTATATATTTTTGCAAGTTCTTTATTTGTTTCTAGTAATCTAACAGAAGATGTTAGATTTAAAATAAAGAAAACTGCAAAAATATCCAATGATTTATAATTTGTATTAAATAATTTGATCATAATCGCTTTATCATTAGAATTACAATCATAATATTTATTATGTAATGTTTCAAGTTTAGCAATAGCGTTATCATAATTTTTATTATATGAATGATATGTTATCTCAATAAAATCATATAATATATTGTAATTAACAGTATGAGAATATTTACATATAACTTTAGATAATTTATTGTTTGATTTGTAATCAAATTTTTTTTGAATAATATTACTAATTGCTTTATAATTGGATGTATTTGACATTTTAAATAGTTAATAAAATGATATCATTTTTCAATAATTATAAAAAAATGAAAACAAAATTAATAAAAATCTAGTATGTCTTATAAACTTTATCCAAGATTACAAAATAAAACTGATAGTTGTTATATAACTATACATTATAAAGATATAGAACAATTATTTGATATGACAGCTGAGAATGCTTGCAAGCATTTAGGTATATCAAAAACATCTTTAAAAAAGATTTGTAGGCATTTTAATATTCTTAAATGGCCTTATAAAAGATTGAGTAAAAACAATATTATAAAAAAGGCAGTACCTATTAAAGATCCAGAAATGTATAATGATTTAAGTTTCCTAACAGGTTTTAATATTACCGAAAATCCTTATGAACTTGAAAAAATACTAGGGTATTTTTATTAAAAACTATATAAAGACAATATAATTAATATATTTAACTTATAAGTATTATAAGTTGAACTTAAAATTATTTTTATTATTATTATAGGTTTTGTTATGCCACTGTGCCCGAGTTGGTCTAAGGGGAAAGACTTAAGATCTTTTGGAGTATCTCCGCATGGGTTCGAGTCCCATCGGTGGCAACAAAAAGCAAAGCCTATAATAAAGATTGCATAAGTTTAATTTCATTTTCTTGTGTGGTAATAATATTTTTAGCAAGTTGTTTAATATTAGGATTACTACTATTATTATATATATATTTAGATGTTGTTAAAGCTGTAGAGTGATGACTGATCATTCTTTTAAGCCATTGATTATCTGATACAAATAATTGATTACGTAATAAAAATATAGAAATTAGTATAGATAATATAATACCAATAATGAATGTAATAAAATCAAAATGTCCAAATGTGAGATAATGAACAATTTCGTGTGCCCATATCATATTGGAAGCCATAAGTAATCCTCCATAAAACAAAGTTAAAGATAAATATAAATGATTTACATCATAAGCTAAAATATTCATAGGATTAAATAAAATACCAATAATAACCATAACAATAAACATAATCAAATGTTTTTTAAACATCTTTTATATAAAAATGATAATAAAATAACATAAATAGTAGAATGGATAATTCAAAAGTAATAAGTAGATTTTTTATTGTTAAAAGATTATTAAAAAATATAAAAGTTTTAAGTGATAATAATATTGAATTGATTTTAACATATTATTGGTCTTTTTTACCTAAGAAGAAAGTATTATTAGAATGGATAGATATAGAAAAATTAAATTGGAAGATGTTATCAGTAAATGCAAATGCTATAGATTTTTTAGAAGAAAATAAAGATAAAATAAATTGGAAATATTTATCAAAAAATTCAAATGCTATTAGGTTGTTAGAAACTAATTTGGATAAAATAAATTGGAAATATCTATGTTTAAATAGAAATGCAATTGATATATTAAAAAAAAATAAAGATAAAATAGATTATTCAAGATTGGTTTTAAATGAAAACGCAATTTATTTAATTATAGAAAAATTAACTTTAGAATCTAAACTTACTGAAGAACAATATTATAATTTAGATTATACAAATAAAATATGTTTTAATGGTTTGTCATCTAATACCAATGCTATTAAATTGCTAAAAGAAAATAGATCAAGAATACATTGGGGGTATTTATCTGAAAATGAAAATGCACTAGAACTTATAGAATCTAAGTTAACTCAAGAAGAACAATCAACTGAAGATGATTTTAGATGTCATTTATCATCTTATTTGTTATCAACAAATAGAAATGCAATTAATTTATTGAAAGCAAATCCGGATTTAATAAGCTGGGCATTTTTGTCTGAAAATGAAAATGCAATTGATATAATTACTAAAAAAATTAGATATGAAAATAATACAATGACAATTGATAATTATATAAAATTAGAAGAACGCTTAGAAAATTATGAAGTTGAAGTAATTGATAAAATATGTTGGAATAAATTATCAGGAAATCCAAATGCAATAGAGTTGATTAAACAAAAGATTAAAATGAAAGAACGTATGGTTTTACGTTCTACTATTAGTAATTTAACTACATTTGAACAATTAAAAAAAAAAGTAGATTATTATGTCTCAAGATGGAAAGACAAAAATCCAAATATTATTGTTGATTTTGCAAAAAAAGAATTGTTATTGTATATGGATGAACCTTTAGATTGGTCTGCATTATCTTCAAATAAAAATGCAATTGAAATATTGTTTGAAAATCAAGATAAAATAGATTGGTATGCATTATCTGCAAATCCTTCAATATTTGTTGATATACCTATGCCGAATGTTTATTAAAAAAATGATTTAATTTATTTTTATTATATCAAATGATAACGATAGATCATACAGATAATAAGTTTTGTCCCGGTCCTTGCAATGATATTGATGACGAACCTGATATTCCTGGATTTACATTTTTTAAACCATTAAATGGTAAAAAATATGAAAAAATTGAATACCCTCTTAACAATAATTCTAAATTAGAGATAACAAATTTTCGTATGTGTAAAAATTGTATTGATAGGTATTATGATATGGATGATGAAACAATGAAAGCAGATTCATTATTAATTCTTAAAAAAATGATAACAAAAAATGTAGCAAATAAAGAGATTAAAGAATATGTCCAAAATAATTCATCTACTTGCTAAAAATTATAATACTAATATTGCATTGATCGAATTTCACATTTTGTTTAATGTAAATGATAAATCTGTAGATAATATTGCAGAACTTAATAAAATCAAATTATATTTACAAAAAAATAATATTGTATCACCCATACATTATAAACAAATTAATAAAGTTATTGAAAAACTTGATTTTTACCTGAATACATTTCAATCAAAAGCAATATTTATGTTTTGCGAATATTCTAAAACATATCTAATGTTTTTAGATCAACAGAAAGATTGCACAGTTTGTTTTACTGAAAAAATACAAAAAATGACAAATATAAATAAACCATTTATGATAAAAAATCAGGATGCTGGAGGGTTGAAAACAACCTGAAGTTGTCTTCCTATTTTTAATTGTTTTTTGTATTGCTGTAAGCACCCTTATTTTTTGTAGAAAAATAAATATATAGTGTTATAAACACTTATCTTAATTAAGATAATATATCTTTATATAGTTTTTATAAATGGATTTTAAAAAAATGGAAAATACTTTAACAAAAGATTTGATAGATAAAATTTATTCAATGATAATATATGAACAGCCTAAAGATCTTTTGGTGCAAATAAAAACATATAAATATAAAAAGCAATATATAACATTATGCTATAAATATATAATTCAACATTGGAATTATTGTTTTATAGATGCTTTAGAAATATTTTGGAAATTATATTACATTTCAAATATAGAAGACAATTATGCATTTTGGTATGATACTAATTATATAGCTCAATGTCTTGTTAATTATAAAACCTATGTTTCAATTAGTAATTATAATTTGTTTAATAGTGAAATTATTAGAGTTTTAGATAACAAAAATTTTATGCTAAAAAAATTATCAATAAAAAAATATATTACAAAGTATATTATGATTCTAAAAGATCATCATATTGATTTTATAATTAATCATCTTTTAATGTGGGGTAATTTAGATATTAACTACGTTGAAAAAAGTATTGATCAAGATGAAAGTTTAAAACATTTTAGTATAAAGGTTATACAAGATGCATATTTATATAAAGCACCTAAAACTAAATTAGTTAGTATACATAGTATTTATAACTCATATTTAATATAAATGGATAAAACACCTATTGAAATCAAATTAATGCAAGATATTAAATTTGTTATTGATCTAAATGAAGTTAAAACAAAGGAAATACAAAAGAAAAATAAAATTATTAAAACGCAAAATGAAGTTATAACCGAATATAAAAAAAGATTTGCAGAATATGAAAATAAAATTGCAGAACTTGTAGAAAATAATAAACAACTATCAAATCAAATTACTAAAACTAATAAACATTTAGAAGATATTTATCCTTTGCATATTTTTTAACAAAAAATAATTACATTTGTTTGTAGTAATCTATATCAAAATGTTCAATCTTACAATCAAGATGACCCTTCTTATTGTCAACCTCTATATGGCTAGTGCATATAAAATATGTCCTAGAAATTCATATTACAAAGTAGTTGATTTTTCTGCTAATTATGATGTTAAAACCTCTCAATATTGGATATGTAAAAAGTGTGCGCCCGGATATGTATCTAACGAAATTGACTTAAGGTGTGATTACTGTCCTTGGTTTAGTGAGTGTGATATCAAATCTACGCAATATTGTGATAAAGGTCACTATACATCTCACAGCAAGGGATGTGTTCCGTGTGATATTACGAATAATGAGTATATAAATGTAAAGAACCACTATCTTGAATGCCATAAGTGTACCAATGGTTATATCTATAACAATGAGTGTTATAACCTTGATTTCATTAAAAACTCTATTATGTAATAATATTACATTTTAGGATGTAATACGATTACATCAGTTCTATCAAAATCAGTTTCAGATAAAACCTCAATTATATCTGTATATTTACATCTTACAATATCACCAAAATTGTAAGGAGGATCAAATGCAATCAAGTTATTTTCAACTTTTCCATAAACAAATTGATTAGTTAATTTTATAACTTCAATCCAAAAACGTTCATATTCATTGCATATTTTTACTAAAAATCCTATTTTAATATCGTTTTTAACGTATGTAATATCAATTCTTTTATACCATTTGTCTTTCCAATAATTATTTATTTTTATAACATTTGGAAAATAATAACAATCCAAAAAAATATTAGGATAACTGATTAAATTGTAAAACATTGATATATTTTTAAATTAGTTATCATTTTTATATATTTTTCTAATGTTTTATCTGCATTTTTTTATTGTTCCTATAAGCAAAGATGTTAAGTATGGTTTGTTATAAAATTTTTTTGTAAAAACCCTTGCTTCATTTAATTTATATATATATCTATACTATGATCACCTATCTCACCACCTGTTTTTAAATATTTCTTTTTTAATTCTAATCCGTTTTTAGTTTTTTAAACATATAAGTTACATCTACGTTATTTCTTTTGCTTTAGTAAAATATATTTTGCGATTTCTTCCTGTAATAAATGAAAACATTATTATTTATAATATTTGAATAAAAATTATTTATTTTAACAATTAAAATACTTAAAAAATGTTTATTAAAATAATATATAATTATATTATGGGTATTGGTAAAAAATGTATTATTAAAAATTGTAATTTAGAAGCTTCATATAATTGGCAACATTTAAATGTAAGAAAATATTGCAATAATCATAAAGAAGATGGTATGGTTAATATAGTTAGTATAACGTGCATTTATCCAAATTGTGATAGAATTGCTTTATACAATTTTAAGCAATGTTATCGTTTAGGAAAATATTGTAGTAATCATAAATTACCGAATATGGTAAATGTATCAAATTTACCATATTGTATAGTATGTTATAAACGTGCTTCATTTAATTTTAAAAACAAAAAGAAACCAATATATTGTGCAGAACATAAAGATAATGAAATGATTGATATAACATCTAGACAATGTTTAAAATGTGATAAACGACCTTCATTTAATTATAAAAATGAGAAAAAACCAATGTATTGTTATACACATAAATTACCTGAAATGGTTGATATTAAGAATCCAATTTGTCTTGAGTGTAATAAACGTGCTTCATTTAATTTTAATTATGAGAAAAAACCAATTTATTGTCATAAACACAAATTACCTGAAATGATAAATGTTGTTAAAAAATTATTTAAGTAATAATTTAACATTATCCGGAATTTCTACAAATTTATTATCATTTACAACTGTTTCAATTTGTTTAAATCTCTGATGCCAATCTAAATTTCCCCAATCAACCGGATTTACTATTAATTTGCGTAATTGTTCAGATATAGAAGTCATTATTTCACGTACATTTTTTTCTACTAGTTTTTTTTGTGTTTGTTCGATTTTTGTTTTATAAACTAATGCATCTTCAAAATGTTTTATATTTGCAGTTATATTTGCTCTCATTTTTTTAATTTCACTTAATTCTTGTGAAGAAGCTTTAGGTGATCCAGATGATCCTGAAGCTTTAGGTGATCCTGAAGCTCTAGGTGATCCTGATGGTCCTGATGATCCAGAAGCTTTAGGTGATCCTGTAGTTCTGTTTGATTGTGGAATATCATAAAGTTTATCAATTGCTTTAATAATACTAAAATGGTTTGCAATAAGTTTTTTTAAATCAGTAATATTAATTCTATTTATTTTAAGCAAATATCTGTTAGAAACAGAATTAAAATAAGTAATTTTTGTATAAAATGCTTCAGTTAAATGATTGTTTGTAATTATGAACAATATTTTTTTCAGGTAAATAACTAACAGAATATTTTTTTTGTTTGGTACATATATTTTTTTCCAGATCACAGAAATATTTATTTTTAGTTCTAAATCTATTTAATTTTTCACAATCACTATTATTATTACATTTTTTTATACTAGGCATTTTTATTTAAATAAAAACAAATTAAAAATGAAAACATATTTTTAAAATTATTAATGTTTGATCTACAATACTATAACAAAACTTTACATAAAATTGAATTTGAAAATATAATTAAAGAAAAAGGATTGATACCAATTGAAGATCTATCACCAATATATGGTATATGTTATAATGAAAATACAATTAAAAAGGTAGATAAACTACTTAAAATTGATAAAAATTACGCAAATAAAATAGTATTTTGGAAATTATTAAATGATATTGATGAAACTAAAATTAAACAAAAATTAAAAGAACGAAATGCTTATGTTAGAAATGAAAACAAAGAATTACTAAAGTTATTAGAAAACTTTCAAAATAACTTTCATAATTCTAGACATCCTAATTTTGCATATATACAATATAATGAAAGGATAGCATACCCCTTTGATATTACATATAATACAAGAAAAATAGATTTTAATAAATTAATAGATAATGATATGGAATGTTCAGTATGTCTAGAAATAGATAATTATAGATTTACTTGTTGTAGTTGTTGTACAATAATATGTAAATCTTGTCATAAAGATGTAGAAGGAATATGTCCAATATGTAAAAATAAAATAGACATTGGTGATTTTAACTAAAGCATATTACAAAAGTTTTTGTATTGAGTCATAGTCAGTTTATCTTTTTTATTATATTTTAAAAATGCAGGATGAACTTTAAAAGGCAGAGTTTTACCTGTTATTTTATTAGTATTAAATAAATGAATAATTTTATCATTTATAAATCCAAAATGATATTCATAATCTTCAGTATCTGTAAATATTGGTAGAACTATTGTTAATAATTCAATAGTTTTGCTAAAAGGTTCAACATTATATCGATCATAATCTTCTATTCTAAAATACAAAGTATAAACAACGGTATTTTCATCTAAATTATATCGTGATAATTCGATATCACGTCTTCTTAATGTTCTAACAGTTGGTTCAACAATTCTTGGATAAATTGTTTGTAATCTATTAATTATCATTTGTGTATCTTCAACAGTAAAAGGTTTTCGAGTATAAGGATTAACAAAAGGTTTATTATTTTTGATTGCTATTTTCCATTGTGTATAAAGATCTTTGGCATTAAAGGCATTTCTAAATGTTTTACCATTTTCTTGATATTCAATAATTATAACTGTTTTAAGATTTTGTAAATTCATCTTATGCCATTCTTTTTGCGAAAATGGATCAACTTCATTTATACCATCATAACTTAATATATTGTCTATATATAATTGTTTTTCTTTTTTATTACCACTTGTGCCACTTGTGCCACTAGAATTTGTAGATTCAGTAGAACTAAAAGATAAAGATAAAGAATCATAACTTAATCTAAAATTAATATTACCAGTTTCTACACAATGAGCTGATATTGAATATAAATAATTTACTAATGTTATATTGGTATCAGTTTCCTTGTATTTATATAATACTTGTCGTAATAATAAATTTAAATATCTAAGAATAATATATTTTGGTAAATTATTAGAAAGATTTTTACGAAGGTCTCTAGTATTTTTACTTAATACTAATAATTCAAAATAATATTGTTGTGGTAATTTTTTAGTAATTAAATCAATATCTAAATTATCATTATTATGAACTAGATCATAAAGTTCTTCATTTGTCATAGCGAAATGAAAATCTTTAATAACTTTTTTAATATCTTTAACAACATCTAAATAACATTTAATATATTTATTTTTTTTGTTTTCATTAATATATTTTTCTAATAAATATAAAGCAGTTTTTTCATCTAAATTATCTTGTTCTAAAAATAATTTTTCAATAAAATCTATTCGGTATCCAATTTTAAATGGTATAAATAATAAATTCATTATTTGATCATAAGAATTTATATTAACAGTAAATTCATCTCTAGTGTTAATATGTCCTTCAATTATTTTTTTTTCATTATCATCATATGCAAATGTTCTATGGCAATATTTAACAATATAGTTTAGACGTTTTTCATCTTTAACTGGTAAATTATTTGTAATAGGATTAATAACACCTTTAATTTCATTTTTTAATAATTTTTCATATTCTGTTAAGAACATTATACATTGTTTTTTAGATAATTTGTTATTTTTGTCTTTTCTTATTTCACGAGTAGTCATTTTAATTGATATGTATATATTATTCACAAAGTAAATGCTAAAAATAAATTTATATTAAGAATAAGATATATATTAATTTTGAATTTAAAATAATGAATAAAATATTTGTATTTAAAATAATGAATAAAATATTTGTATTTAATAATTTATATATATCAATACATAAAGATATTAAAGAAACTGAATATTTTATAAAAACAAGTAAAGATTTTATATTTTCAACAGATTATCACGAATACAATTATAAAATATATTATGAATATGGACCTGTAAATATCTATAACATTTATAAATTTGCAGATCTCTTAAATGAAACAATAGAAGATCCTAACTTAGCAAATAGAGATCTAGTATATTATATTTATAATGATAATGAAGAATTAACCAATATTGTATTACTTATAGGTTGTTATATGATAATAAAATTAAAATATAATCCAAGTAAGGTTATATTTATATTATCACATTTATTTGGATTACATACAAATTATTATACAGATTGTATTACTAAACACGGTGGATACAAAACATCTATAATAGATTGCTATAGATCTTTGTATTTTTCTATTAACCTAAATCTTATTAATTTAACAGATTATCTATATTTAGCTGAAATGGATGGAAGAGATATGCATATTATTGGAAATAAGTTTATAGCATTGTCCTGTCCGTCCATAAATAAAAATAATGTTAAAGAATTACACAAAAGAAATATTAAAAATATTATACGATTGAACGGTGATGTATATGATAAATCTTTAGTAGAACCAATTGAAATTCACGATCTTTATTTTAAAGATATGACAGTTCCTTCTATTAAAATTATGAAACAATTTATGAATATTGTCAATAATACAGATATTACAGAATTAATTGCTATACATTGTAAAGCTGGATTGGGTAGAACTGGTGTTTTGATATGTATTTGGTTAATTATAAAATATAATTTTACACCACAAAATGTAATAGCATATATAAGAATGATAAGACCTGGAAGTATTTTAGGTTATCAAGGTTTTTTCTTAGAAAGTATAGATGAATTTAAGCATCTTATTTAACAATACGTTGATATGGCAATACAACTTCATAATTATCTTCATCATTACGTATTATATCTAAACTATTATCACGTTTATCATAATTAGAAGTTATTGATTTATCGCTTGATCTACTGGAATTAGAATTACGACGATTATATTTTTTATTTTTTTCATTATTAGTTTTATCAGATTCGGTGTCTGAATGTGTATTCTTTATTTTTTCATCATTATATAACGATGTTTGTTTTTTAAATATTCTTTTATATTTTTTTTGAACCGAATGTCATAATTTTATTATAACAAGATAATTATCTATTTTATTAATAGACAATTCACTAAAATCTTTTTGTTTATTCATTTATTATAATTATAACAAGCAAAATATTTCATTTTATAGAAGTAAATGTATATTTATATATTAATATTAGCAATAAATATATATTTATATATAAGAATATTAAATTTAATAAATATTTTAAATTATAAAATTAAAAATAATTTAATTGTAAAAATTGAAAATCAACAAACATATACTAAACAACTATCATCGTCTGATGATATATTATTAAAAAAACGATCACATACAAAACCAAGTAGTGGTAGTTTATTTTATGCAGATAAGGTTATTAAAAATTATACTAAACCAGCATCAGAAGGTGTAAGATGACCACCTGGTAAATTTGTTTTACCAGTATAGGGATGAATCCAAGATTTTTCTCCAGTAAGTTTTTTAATATAATATATAACACCTATATTATTAATTTTAATATTTCTACTTCTATTTTCAAACCATTCACTATCTGCATTTAACGCAGGTTGTTGTTCAACAGGTAGAATAACTTTATATTTTTTATTTGGTATATACACATCATCATATTTTGGTGCAGTTGGTGAATATGGTTGTTCATCAAAATATCTTTTTTGTCCGCAAACATATTCAGGTGTATTAGGTGAATATGCGGGTGCAGATGGTTTATATTCTAAAGCACATTCAATTTGTAACGATTTAATATGTTTAAAAATTTGAATATCTTTTTGTTCGCTAATTAAATAATTTGGTAATTCATTTTCAATTCTTCGTTCATCTCTCTCATCATAAGATCTTTGAGTATACCATCCTAATGTTTTATCATCTGTTGTATGAATATTATAAACATAATCATTTAATATATATTTATTAAGCGAATCACAATAAATTGGTAATTCTTCTTCTTTAATATGTTGAAAATTACACATTTTTTTATCACAATTATTACAATTACTTTTACAATGAAAGAATTTACATCTTTTATATTGAGTAGTTACTGTGTTATCAAAAGGATAGTATATTATCTTTTTTTCTTTAGGATAATAGAAGTGTCTATATTTACTATTACCACAAAAACATTCTAACATATCATCTTTTAGATCGTAATTCATATTTATATATTCTATATTTATGTTTTCATTTTTTTTTGTATAAAAATGTAAAATTTTGTATTTTTTAAGTTAAAAAATGATATAAGATATTGAAAATCAACTATCTGTTGAACTACAGAAGAACACGCTAAAAGTTTTTAAGTGTTTTTTTCAAAGTCCTCTCAAAGTCCTCGTAGAGTCCTATCCTAAAGTTCTTAGACAACAATGAGCCACTTCAACACCAACTGTCCTCATTTCAACGTTGGTAAGTGTTCGTCGTCTAAGACCTGCAAGTACAAGTATCACAAGATATGCCCTGACAACTTCCTATGTGAGTATGAAGATTGTGAGTTTGGACACGGCATCTCCTATATGAAGAGGATTATTATCGTTAATATTTATGACAAGAAATATTTTGGCTATAGGTGTAATGATAATAAGTGTAGGATGCCTATGAATTGCATCAATAAGAACTGTGAATATGAACATCCTATTGACTACGAAGATAGGGCTTTCATCTACAACATTATTGATCATAGTATCAGCGACGAGAACGCCTGGTCGAATTATGAGAAGAAGTATACTTCATATTCACCGGCTACTTCTACTATGTCCACTAATTCTACTGTTCCTGCTCTCTGTTCTCCTTGTCCGGTGGTTTCGTCTCCTCCACCCCTGACTGGTTCTTTTGTGTCTTGCTTCAAGAAGGAAGCAAAAGAACCAGATGATATGCTATCTATCATTGAGGATATGAAGAATATCCGCAGTGATATTGATGCTGATACTAAGAAGGCTGATAGTATCAAGGAACAGATCAAGAAGTTGCAGGAAGAACTCTACAACACTGAAGAAAAAATCAAGGAAGATAAAAATAAACTAAAAGAGTTGGCAGTCAAAATAGCAGAGTGCTAGACACTCTGCCTATATACAAAAAAATACAAAAAAAATATATATATTTTTATTATTTGTATATAAAAATGATTGAAGACTATTATAAAATCCATCTGTTGAACTACAGAAGGATACTTTAAAGTTTTCAAAACCTTTACTGTGCTACAAACTCTTTACATCAAAAACAATGACAACTTATAACAAATACGATACTAACTGTCCTGATTTCAGTGTTGGTAATTGTTCTTCTTATAAAAACGGTATTTGTAAGTATAAATATCATAAGAAGTGTAATAACAGTTTCCTTTGTAATCGTGAGGATTGTAAGTTTGGACATACTATCTCCTATTCGAAAAGGCTTATTATCAACAATATTTATAACAAAAAGTATTCTCGTATGTCATCACCCTACAATGATAATAGGTGTAGCAATCCTATCAATTGTATTAACAAAGATTGTAATTTTGATCATCATCTTGTCTATGATGATAGAAAGTTTATCTATAATATTATCAATCCTTCTATTACTGAAGATAATGCTTGGTCTAATTATGAAAATAAGTATAATTCGCATTCACCTGCTAGTTCTAAGTTGTCTTATAGTTCTACTGTTCCTGCTATTTGTTCTCCTATTCCTAACTCATTTATTTCTTTGTGTAAAAAAGAAGAAGACTATAAGGACGATGATATGATATCTATTATTACGGATATGAAAAATATTCGTAGTAGTATTGATATTGATACTAAGAAGGCTGATGATATTAAGGAACAAATTAAGAAATTAAAAGAAGAACTTAACAACACTGAGGAAAAAATCAATAAAGATAAAAATAAATTGAAAGAATTGGCAATTAAAATAGCTACATATTAAAATTATTTATTTTTAATTTAGAATCATCAATATCTATCATATCAAGATCATAGCCTTCAGCTTCGCATCTTTCAATGTATTATTCTGAAGTTTTATCATATACTATATTACTTCTACGAGCGGCTCTTGCATCTCTATCTCTATTTTGTTGTCTGGTTCTTCTAGACATTTATTTATAACACATAAAAAAGTATAAAAATGACTGATAATAAATAAACTATAAAAATGTTTAATTATATTTTAGAACTTAAAAATAATTTTAAATCTTTTAAAACTTCAAAACATATTGCTAAATATTATGTTGGGGAATTAAATAATAATAAACCAAATGGTTTTGGAACTTGTATTAGAACTCATATTAAATATACAGGGGAATGGAAAAATGGTCTTCCAGATGGTAAAGGAATTGCAATTTATAAACAATTTGCATTTTCTTTCTTTATAGATGCACAATATGACAAATTTCAAATGTTTAAATATGACGGAACAGTCAAAAATGGTTTATTTGATGGTAAAGGAAGTTTAACAAGAAATGGAAAATTATTTTATGAAGGTGAATTTAAGGAAGGATCAATAACAGGTAAAGGTGAATTATATAGTGACAAAGGTAAATTAATGTATAAAGGTGATTTTGTATATGGAAAGTTTGAAGGAAAAGGAATGTTTTATAATGAAAATAGCGAACTAATGTATACTGGTAATTGGAAAAATGGTAAAAAAGAGGGTTATGGAGTATTATATAACCCCAAAGTGTCAAAAGTTATTCCAAACTATGATGGATATTGGAAAGATAATGCATACAATGGTGAAGGTAAATTAAAATTTAATAATGAAACAAGAGTAGGATTATTTGAAAATAATAAACAAATAGGTGAAGGAACATTTAGTGATAGTTTTCGTAAATATACTGGTAGTTTTAAAAATAATATGTTTAATGGTTATGGAGATTTAGTAGTATCTGAAAATAATAAAGTAAGTTATTCATATTCAGGTGAATTTATTGATAATAAATTTAATGGCAATGGATTTGTACAATATAAAAATAATAATACATATAATGGAGAATTTAAAGATAATTTAAAACACGGCAAAGGTATTTACTATGATTTTAAACAAAATTACAACATTGAAACAAATTGGGTAAGTGATAGAAAAAATGGTGAAGGAACTATAATATATTCAGACGGAACTGGATTTAAATGTTCTTGGAAAAACGATAAATTAGTTAATAAAAAACGCTTAATGTTTTATGAAAATGATGATTTACAAATTACTTTAAAAAAGAAAAAAGAAATACCATATGAACTTAAATGTCCTATTTCGCTAGAGATAATGAAAGATCCTATTATATGTAGCGATGGTCATACATATGATCGTAAATCTATTGAAACTTTATTTAAAAATAAAAATTATATTAGTCCAACAACCCGAGAAAAATTAGATAAAAATATTTTAATTACAAATTATAATATAAAAAAAATGATTGATAACTTAAAATAAAATTGAATTTGAAAATATTTTTAAAGCGATATTATAAGATGAAACTATTACAATAAATAGGAATAATGGTGATATAAATAATATTTTAAGTATTTTTTAAAAAAATGATTGAATAAATATATAATTTTATAAATGGAATCTCTTAATTTTGATAAAACAAAGTTGCAATATTACAATGATGGTAATAAAACACCAATTCTTCTTCAATTTAAACAGATAGAAGAACAATTAGAAGAATATTTTAAAAAAAGTAAATTATGTGTAATAAAATTACATAGATGTGACAATTTAAATGATTTTAATAAATATTGTATAAAATATGATAATAATAAAAAAACAATTCTTATCAATCTATTACCATTAATGAAAGAAAAAATAGCAGAAAAATTAATAAAATCAAATTCTAAATCATTTCATGCAAATATTTATATAGCATACAATGGGAAATATGTATCAACAAATACAAAAAAAATAGATAAAAGTTTTTTAAACTTATGTAGTGATATTATAAAAACAGAAGAATATGAATGTAATATTTGTATGGAAACACTCCTAGATAATTCATATGTTGTTCAATGTAGTAAGTGTAAATATGCTGTTTGTGATAAATGTAAAATAAAATTTAAATGTCCAATCTGTGATATATCTTAAACAAAAATACCATCAAATATATTATGATAGTGTTTTTCAAAGTTTTATATTTGAAAATATTTTTGGCAATTTAGTTCTTGATTAAATCCTTTTGTATATTCATCATACTTACATTTCATGCAACCATTAATTGTTATATAATAATTAGGAGGACATAAACTTTTATCAGGTCTCTTACATAACTTATTTTTATACATTTCAATTGTACATAAATGACAAATTGAAGAACCTTTATTTGATATATGTCCAGGAGGACAACTTATACAATATTTTGTATTTTTATTACTATAAAAATCTTCAGGACATTGCACACAACTATATATATCTTTATTATTAAGTGTTTTTATATACCCAAATTCATAACCAGATGAACATAGGTTTTTTGCATTTATAAATGTAATCATTGTAATTACAAATAGAAATTTTAGATATTGCATTTATTGTTTTAATAATAATGTTTTCATTTTTTAATTTGTGTAATGATATTTTTTACAGGATCTTTAACAAAGCTATTATTATTCAATTCAACATAACCATTATTAAAACCTTCAATTTGTTTAAGATCATTGATAATCTTATCTGTTCCCAAAATATTCGTGTGTAATAACTTCATTTTCAGTAATATTATGTCCTAAAGTGCAACTAATACAATTGTTAATAACAATAGTATGATTACTATCTAAAACTAAATTATATACTGAATTATAATTAGTTTCTATATTGCTAATATCTTTGGGAAATACCCATTCGTTATTCAATCTTATAGGATGATAAGGTGTTATAAGTAATCCTTCAATGTTAATTAATTTAATATTATTACCATTGATCCTAATCAAACATAATACTGTATTAATATTGCCTTTACTATCAATAAGTTTATCACCTTTTACAATTTTATCTATTTGTTTAAAACAATTATTAACTGTTAAAACTTGCGATAATGGATGAAAACAACCACCATTTACATTATTAAACATAGTAGTAAATTCTTGTTTAGATACTTTAACTTCATTAATAGATTTAGATGGTTTTGGTGGTGGCATATTAGTATATATATCGTCAATTTTATCTTTCATATTTTGAAATAATTTACCGCCATAATGTTGAATACTTTTATCTTTAAAGTTATTACATCTTTCTTGACTATGTGCATCTTTAAATGAGTTAATGTAATTTTTACCCCATTTTGAAAAATATTGTTCTTTAATTGCTAAACATATTTGATCTTTAAAATCTTGTATTAATTCATTATTAATATGACTATATTTAAACATATATTCGTCAATTGATTGTTTTGATTTTTGTTCTAGGGTTTCAACTAATTCCAAACGCATAATATTATACAAAAGATTGTCATTAATTTGAACTTTATTAAACGTATCAATTGAAAGTTCTTTATCATCATAAACAATTTTAATAGTAATATTATCTTCTTTTGTTTTAAAAACTAATGTTCTAGATTGACCATAATGAACTGTAGTAAGATCTGAATTATTTCCAATACAAGTAATATTATCTGTATTATAATAACATTTAAGATTATTAATAGCAATTGTATTAATATGTGCTAATGCGTGAATAAATATAGTTCCTACAAATCCAGAATCTGGAATAAATGAGAAATGACCATTACTAATTTTAGCAATATCAATAAGCAATTCAGTATCCAAAGAATACCCAAATCCAAATGTATATATATTAATTTTACTAGTAATTTTACGTTTAAGACAATGTAGAATACCTTGTGGTGGTAATAAATGCGAACTAGGCAATCCATCAGTTAAAAATAACAAAGACTGAATGCGATTAGTATTGGTAAATTGTTGTAATCCAATATTTAATCCTGCCCAAATATTTGTAGCACCTTCAGTTCTTAAATTAGTAATAAGTGTTCTATTAATATTATCACTTGTTGTTAGTGGTATTAAGATTCTTGCATCATTTGAAAATACTACAACAGATATACGATCATTTGGTTTCATACTTTCAATAATAGTAATTAAAGCGTGTTTAGTAATATCTAAAATAGTATATCCAATATCAACACTTTTACCATCTTGTTCAACTAAAGCAGGTGAATCCATAGAACCTGAAATATCAATAACAGCTACTATATCAACAGGAGGATATGAAGGACCACCTTCAATTGTTTTAATATTAAGTTTAAAATAATTATGATCATTAATAGTAGTTTTTTCACCAATAATACTTGAAATAATATTTTTTTCATATATATAATCTATTTTAGTTGTTTTAGCATCAATAGCGTCTTTTAAAGATCTATTTGGTTTTAAATGTGATAGATCTAAATAATTTCTCGTAATAGGTGATGATCTATTATTTTTTAGCCATTTACAAATAGCATCATATTCATATGTATTACCTTCATTATCAATATAAGGATTAGTCATAACATTATGTGTTATAGGACATATAAAACACTGCTCCATTTTACATAATCGTTAATTATCATATCATTTTTATATAATACATCTAAATGATTGCAATTCTAACCAAATAGATCAAAAATAGAACTACTAATATCTTTTTCTTCTGTTTCATTTAATGTAGAAATATCATCACTGCATTTAAATATTACAGGTCTACTAGGTTGTAAAAATGTAAATATAGTTTCTAAAAGATATTTTAATTTACTATTTGATATAAAAATTGTTGTATCAATTAAAATAGCTTCATTAATACTAACAGTATTTTCATTTCTAAAACATTTTACACATTCATATACATTAGTAAAACCAATAAATCCTATTTGAGCAGTATCTAATTTAATTTTATACTTAATATTTTTATTAATTTTATTAACATAAAAATCATTTATAGAATCAATGTAAGCTTTAATTTCTTCATCGTTAGGATATTCTTTTTTAATTTTACATTTCAATGTAGCATAATCTTTATTCTTTTTTTTACTATAGTATGCAATAGAAAAATCATCATTTAACAAAATAGTTTTAAATTCATCCATTTATGTATATAAACATTGTAAGCTTTATATTATTATATAAATAATGAAAAAATTAGTTAATATACATAATAAAACAAAAGAAATTACAGAAGAATTATCACCATTTAATAATACCAATATTATTTTAAATGAAAGTGATTTAAATAATTTTTTCAAAAATCATAATGTTGATTATCAATTTAAAAATATTAATTTATTTAGAAATGCTTTTGTTCATAAAAGTTATTGTTGTATGAAAAATACTAATTTTACTGATAGTAATATTAGTTGTCCCGAAGATTGCTTACCGCTACAAGAAATGCCATATGAAAGGTTAGAATTTTTAGGTGATTCAATATTAGGATATATAATAGCAAAATATATGTATATTAGATATCCTGATCAACCTGAAGGATTTTTATCAAAAATGCGAACAAAGATTGTAAATGGTAAAATGTTAGGATTCTTAAGTTATAAAATTGGATTTAGTAAATTTGCGATAATATCAAAACAAATAGAAGATATAAATGGTCGTAGTAATTATAAAATAATGGAAGATATATTTGAAGCATTTATAGGAGCATTATATATTGATAGTAATGATATTAATATTGTAGAACAATGGATAATTAATATTATTGAAAAATATATAGATTTTGTAGATTTAATAATGAAAAATACGAATTATAAAGATGCTTTAATATCTTATATGCAAAATAGATATCAAGATAATCCCAGATTTTTAGAAACTAATGTATCACATAATAGTTTATCATCTCAAAAAATATTTACATATATTGTAAAAGATCGTAATAATAATATATTAGGTAGTGCTACTGGTAGTAATAAAAAGGAAGCTGAAAATAATTGTGCCCTTGAAGCATTAAAGTATTATGGACAAGAAATATAAATTTTATTAATTGTGAAAATAATAATAAATATTTTTCATATTTTGATATTGGTTTTAATTTTGTGCTTAAAATGAAAGTTTCATTGTAATATTTATATTCAATTTGACTTAATATACAATAATTGTTATTATAAATCCAAGATATATATACCAATAATGCTACAATACTATTGTAAGGACTAAAAGGATAAAGAACATAAAATATAAACAAATAATGAAAGAAAAAGAATATATACTTCAACATTATTATAAAAATGAAAACATTTTAATTTAATATACAAAATGGAAATTATCAACAATTATTGTGGTATGTTAAATGTTAATCAAGCTGTTAAATATAAAGCATACGAACTACAATTTAATATTAAAATAAAAAAACCTGAAACCTATCTTGCTTCTATATATTGTGCTTGTTTATGCTGTAATTCTACAAAATCAATAAAACAAATAATGGGATTAGACAAATCAATAAATCAAAAATTACTTAATAAAACTATCAAAATAATTAATAAAAATAATAAAATTCCTACATTTAATGCTGAAAATCTTATACCGTAAATGTGTTTTAATTTAAATTTACCAGTTTTTAAAGAACAAGAAGCTATTAATAATTGTAAAAAAATACAAAATAAATTACCATCAACAAAAGCAATTATTGCTATTCTATTGACTTATGAAGAACTAACAGATGATATTTATGAAAATGCATCTTTAGTTTCAGGTATAAGTAGTATAACATTGAAGAAATATATAAGCTAAACTTCTTATACTTTAAACAAAATCATAATACCACTTGATTTAACTAAGTCAAAATATAATGTTTTATCGTCGTTTGTTGTTATTGGTATGTCTGTGCCATTTGTGGATTGTAGGGGGGTTACAATGTTATTATACATCCAACCATTATAAAAAAAGAAATCTTTGTTGTTATCAGTTACAATTGTAATTACGTGTCCAGCTTGTTTTTCTTTTTCCATAGATTCCCTAAAATCATCAGTTACAACTGTAGTTACGTGTCCAGCTTGTTTTTCTTCTTCCATAGATTCCCTAAAATCATCAGTTACAACTGTAGTTACGTGTCCAGCTTGTTCTTCTTCTTCCATAAATTCTTCTAGCATATCTGCTAATTCGGAAGATCCCGAAACATCCATATCTCCAGCAGAACCTTCAGTTTTTTTTGTTTTTTCATAATTACGTAAAATAATTGATGCAAACTCAAATCCAGGAATTAAATAATTTCTAACTGCATTGTTTTCAGGTTTTTCAATAACACGTATAGTTATTTTTTTACCATTTACTATTTTCGTATACAACTTTGTAGGACTATCTACTTCTTCTGTAAATTCAAGACCAAATGTTAATAATATTTTTATTAGTTCAAAAATATCTGCAAATGTACCACCTTCATTTAATATTATATCATTTAATTTTTTATTTGGATGTTTACTAACTTGAGAAAAACTAGAAAATATATTAGTTGATATATCAATTGGTATTGGTATATCTGTAAGTTTCGTAATAAAATCTTTAACAAAAGATAACTCTGAGTGAATACATTCCTTTCCTGTCATATTAAAATTTCTACCATATTGTAAAACCAATAATTCGCGTAAGTGGTTTTGAATTATACGTGCAACACTAGCGTTGTAAATTTCTAATGATGTTTTTTGTTGTTCTAAGTTTGTTGTCCTTTCTTTTAAAAGGACTATAATTATATTTAGAAATTTTTCTTTTAAACAATAAGGATACATTAAAGCAACTAAAATAGAATTAATCCAACAAGAACCTAAATCTGATTGTTGTACAATAGGATAAATTTTATTATATGGTCTAAGAACAGGATCTTTTAATGATTGTCTAAATGTCTCTACACTTAACCAATGCGGTCTAGCATCCCGAAAAAACATTTCTAGTAAAGATGTAGATAGCTTAGTCTCTCTTGCAAATTCAGGTCCATATTTTTCTTTTAAACTACGTAAAATTAATTTCGTCATAACAATTGCTCGCCATCTACTTTTACCTGTTGCAATGGATTCATCATAGTCTTTTTTTAATTTTTCAACTCTTTTTTTGGTGTTTTTTATTGATTATTTGTTGTTTCACTGATTTAAAAAATGCGTCAAAAGATTTATTTTTTTTATCTGTTGTGTGTTTTTTTCTAGGTACACCTCCAACAACTATAACATCATAAAACAATAAATTAAATAATATAGATATTTTGTTATTTGGTTCTTTAAGATCAACTTTTGTTTTATTATTTCCAAGTTTAGACAGTAAATTAACATAAGTTCTATAACCTTTTGTCATATCAATTTCAACATCAAGTTTAAAATATTTTGAAAATAATCCAGGTTTATTAGCACATAATATACCCAATCAATCTTTAAGATCTTTAATTTTATATTTTTTCTCAATTGTAAAAATGGATTTTACATCTTTAAAATCTTTAGTTTTTCTAATATCATTAAGTTGATCTAAAACAAATTGAATTGTTTTAGATTTATTAAGATCCTTATCAGGTTTTAAATATTTAAAACAATATTTTTGTATAATTATTATAATTAAATCTAATTTTAATATTGTATTAAAATACATTTAATATAATATTGACATAAAATGTCCATAATAAAAATGGAATAACATAAATAATATTTGATTTATAATACATTATAATTGTAACTATAATAGCTAATATTAATGCTATTAAATTAAAATAGTTATTATCAGTATTTTGTAACCCAGATGTTAAAAAAGGATACGATAAACAATATAAAATAGTTAAAACAATAAACCACGAATAAACAGAAGGATATAATAAAAAATGAATATATCCTAATAATCCTAAAATAATAATCCAAATAGATCCTATAATATATCCAGGTGGTAATTTACTATTTTTTTGATTATCATTATTCCATCCTTGTATATAAATATAAAAGTTAAGAATAATAGCTAAAATAATAGGTACTAATATATGAATATACCACATTTAATATTTATTTATATTTAATAAATGCCACCAACACTAATATTAGATTTGGATAATACAATAATTGGTAATATTACATATCAATTATTGGCACATACACTATGTAATAAAGTTAAAAAAAATTGCGGAATGGTTGCGAATTGTTATAATGAAAAAACGGGTATAATTCGTCCATATTTTTGTAAGTTTATTTATATAATACGTGAAAAGTTTCCAGATATTAAAATTTATGTTTATACTGCTAGTCAAAAAGATTGGGCTTTAAAAGAAATAAAATGGATAGAAAAATGTTGTAATTTAAAGTTTGATAGACCTATATTAACACGAGATGATTGTATTGAAATGGATAATTCTTATTATAAATCAATACAAAAAATATCTAAACGTATTAAAACCTTAGATAAAAATAATATTTTGATAATTGATAATAACGATGTATTCGTAGATTGTAAAGAAAGTTTTATAAAATGTCCAGATTATAATTATATATCTTTTGTTGATTTATGGAAAGTATTACCAAAAGCAATGTTAGATAAACAAGAGGTATTAACCTTTATGCAAAAACTTATAAAAGAAGGATATATAAATCCATATAATGTTGATGCTATTGGTGAAAATATAGAACAATCTTTAAGATATTTACATTGGTATCAAAAAAATTAACTATTGTAAATAAAATTAATAGAAAAAGTTATAGCGATAGTTTTTGGAAAACTTTAATTAAAATAGTATATAATGTAAATAATTTTAAAGACATAAAAATGATATATAATATAGAATCTAAAACATAATGTATTATAACGATGAGTATTTTGTAAAATATTATAATGACCCTGTATTTGTAAAACCACCACTTAGATTTTCAAAACACGCAATTCAACGTCAAAATGAAAGGATACCAAAAACACATATTGGTGAAAAAAATGTTAATATTATTAAAAATAACACTGTTGTTACAACAATTACCAAATCTAAAAAAGAATATCCTATTCAAGATAAATTAAAAGAATATTTGTATCATAATAAAGTTGAATTTGATAAAGATCTAATTGGTAGAGTAATTGGTAAGAAAGGTAGTAATCTTAAAACATTAATTTATAAAGTAAAATGTTTAGTGTATAGTAGTAATTTTGATTATTGTATTGATAGAACTATTGTTGATAATAAATGTTGTATTTATATTTTAGCAAATAATAAAAACATTTTAACTATTGCTACTAATGAATTGAATAGCAATTTAGCTAATGTTTGTAATACAAATGATAAAAAATGATGTTGTTATATTATATCAATTATAAAAATGGCGCTATCAAATGTTGAAATAGCTGATAATATCATTAATTTGCTTAATAAAGTTAAAGAAAATGAAGCTTTTAATGATACAATTGATAAAAAAGAACAAACTAAACTATTTAATAAAATAGTTAAAGCTGGTATTAAAGGGCAAACTAAAATTAATATTAAAACTTTTAAGAAAGAACCAAATGAATATAATACGTTTATTAAGGATATGATGCCTACTGTAAAACAAGAAAATCCTACTCTATCTAGTTCTGAAATATTTAAATAATTGGTGCTATATGGACAAAAGATCATCCTAAAAAACCTAAAAAGACCAAAGAAACTGATAATACCAAAGAAACTGATAATACCAAAGAAACTGATAATACCAAAGAAACTGATAATACCAAAGAAACTGATAATACCAAAGAAACTGATAATACCAAAGAAACTGATAATACCAAAGAAACTGATAATACCAAAGAAACTGATAATACCAAAGAAACTGATAATACCAAAACCAAAAAATCAAAAAAACAAGCAAAAAAGAAATAAATTAATATATGTAATAATAATTAGGATATAATTCAGTATCCTTTTTATTATTATTTTAATAATATATACTTAAAGACAATATATTATATAATATATATATAATGACAGATGATATTGATATAAAAAAAATATATCCATATTATGTTGAAAGAACTTCACATTATAAATCAATTTATGGTAATAATACTGTTTTATTAATGCAAGTTGGTGCATTTTACGAAATATATTCAGATTGTAATAAAGATAATATTGATATTAAAGGTATATCTGAAATAACACAACTAGCAATTGCAGGTAAAAAATCGAATTATTATATGGCAGGTTTTAAAATAGAACTATTACCAAAATATGCTAATATAATAACAAGTGCAGGATACACTTGTATTGTATATGAACAAATTGGCGAACAAACCACAGATGGTAGAGAAAAACGAGGATTACGTGAAATAATATCACCAGGAACTAATGTTAATTGTAAAGACGAAGTGTCTAATTTAATTATTTTTTATTTAGAAGATAATTCAATGGGATGTGTAGTCTTAAATGTGTTATCTAATAAATGTTTTATATTAGAAAGTCATTCAACATCAAATGATCGTAATAAAGCTTATAATGATATTTTAAGAATTATAACAATTCATAAACCAACTGAAGTGTTAATAACAAGTTTATCAGATAACTATGATCTTAATAAAATATACGAAATGTTTTCACAATCAACTACAATTCATAATAAAATTGGTAAAATAAATAAAGAATATACAAAATTGGAATATCAAAAACAAACTTTAATAAAAGCATATAATTATCAATCTGTAGCAAATGTAATAGATTATTTAGATCTTAATCACTATCCAATTGCATTGATTGCTTTAATAAATGCAATTCAATTTGTATATGAACGTAATCCTAATATTATTAAAAATATTGAAAAACCTACATATATTGATAATGATGATACATTTAAATTAGATTATGATAGTGCTATACAATTAAATTACATTGATCATAAAGAAAACTCTGTTATTAAAATAATAAATAAATGTTATACTGCGATAGGAAGACGTGCTATGAATACTCGTCTAATATATCCAAAAACAACTGAAAGCTCTTTAAATAAGTCATATGATATAATAGAACAATATTTAGATACTGATATGACGGAACCTATAAATAATTTAAAACAAATATATGATATTGAAAGACTATATCGTAAAATAGTATCAATGAAAATATTACAAACAGAATGGTTTAATTTTGCAGTATCTATAACATATGCTAAAAAACTATTAACATTCTTTGAAGAACCCTTAGATGATATAAATAAACTAGAACAATCATATTGTTGTTTGGATTTAGATAGTTTAACCAATGATCTTTCACCATTTAAAAAAGGATATTTTAAAGAATTAGATGATCTAAATGAATCTTATAATAATAATTTTAAAGAATTAGAAGATATAGTGCAATCAATATCAACAATTGGACAAAAAGATACAACACAATGTAAAATAGATATAACAAAAGATAATATAAATATTTTAATGACGAAAAGAAGGTATGAAACTGCAAAAAAACTTAATTCAACTGAAATGTCTAATTATACTACAGAAACAAAGTCAAAAGATAATTATCGTATTACCAGTAATACAATAAGAAATATAACAGATTCAATTATAAATATAAAAACCGATATAACTACAAAAAGTAATGAAATTTATAAAAAATTTATAAAAGATTTTGGAGATAATAATTTTAATATTATAACAAATACTATTGATAAAATAGGATTTTATGATTGTTTAATATGTAATATTAATAATACGATAAAATATAATCTATGTAAACCAATTATTAATATGAAATCTAGATCATATTTTAATATTAAAGGAATCCGCAATCCTATTATAGAACAAACTAGCAAATGTGTAAAAAACGATATTAAATTGAAGGCAAATGGAATGCTATTATATGGTATTAATAGCAGTGGTAAAAGTTGTTTAATGAAATCTGTAGCAATTAATATTTTATTAGCCCAATCTGGTATGTATGTGTTTTGCGATTCAATGACATATTCACCATACAATGCTATATATACACGTATAAGCAGTGCTGATAATATTTTTAGGGGAACAAGTAGTTTTATTCGTGAAATGACGGAATTGGACAATATACTAAAACGAGCAAATAAAAACTCATTAGTTGTAGGAGATGAAGTATGTGCAGGAACTGAAAATATATCAGCAATATCAATAGTATCCGCAAGTATATTAGAACTTTGTAAATTAAAATGTTCTTTTTTATTTGCAACACATTTACACGAATTAATTAATATTGAAGATATAACAACAAATGAAAAAATATTAATTAAACATATGAAAATTAATATTGTTAATGATAATATAGAGTTTATAAGAAAATTAGAAGATGGTGATGGAGATAAATTATACGGAATTAATATATGTAGATATCTCAAAATGCCAAATGAGTTTTTATTGAAAGCTGAAGAAATTAAGAAAACATTAACAAATACTAATCATAATTTTATAGAATTTAAGAAATCAAATTATAATTCTAAAATATATATGGATAAATGTTTAGTTTGTAATATTAATAAAGCTACAGAAACACATCACATAATATATCAATGTAATGATGATAGTAAAAATAAAAATAAAATAGATAATCTAGTTCCAATATGTAATGAATGTCATAATAAAGAACATAATGAAAAAAGTATTAAAATAGAAGGTTATATTGATACTATATACGGTAAAGTATTAAATGTAATTAAATGTAAAGATCACCTTTAAATTCTTTATTATTTTTATGTAATGTTTCAATTAATTTTGAAATATTTTTAATTATATTTTGTTTTTTACGATGCATAAAAAAGAAATCAACTAGTATACAAGGTGGTATATCAAAACTTTTAATTTGTTTCCATAATTCGTTAAACATATTCTCATCTTCAAAAAAAGATTTATATATATCATATGCTTGATCTTTATCAACATATGTAAGTTCAATAGAATAATCTATACGACCTGAACGTGTTAGAGCACTATCAAGTTTTTCAGGATGATTAGTTGTTAAAATTAATATCATACCTTCTTGACTATTAAATCCATCCATACAATTTAAAAATCCTTGCATTGTTATATTATTCCGCATTGTATCAGATTCTTTTCTATCTGTAAAAATACAATCTACATCTTCTATAACTACCAAACTTAACTTTTCATTTTCATTAATAGATCTAAAAGCTTCTAAAAAATCAGATTCTTTCAATTCAGAGTTAATATTAATAACTAAAATATCACAATTATATTTAGTAGCTATACAATGAATTAAAGTAGTCTTACCCACTCCTGGTTTTCCGTGAAGTAATATATTATATTTATAAGGAATACCGTGTTTAATATAATCATTGTAAGAATCTGGATCAATAAAGCTACTAATAGCATTGCAAATATCTTCTTTTTGTTGTTTTTTAAGAAATATAGTGTCCATAGATCTTCTAGGTATTATACTTGAATTAGACCAACCATATTTACCATAAAACTTTTTAACAATTTTACTATTTGATTCAGCTTCTAAATAATTTTCACGGGTATTACAACAATGCGTAATAAAATTATTTAAATAATTACTATCATTTTCCTCAATAGATAATTCTATTGTTTTAATAATAGTATAATCTTTTTCATCTGTATTTATTGTTTGTGTAATATTATTAAGTATAAGATCTTCAATTGTTATAGTTATAAAATAATCATTATGTTTTAAAACATAATGACCATTATTTGGACTAATAAGATGTGAATAAGTTTTTTTACCTTTTAAAAGATATTCTCTATTTCTAATTTTATCATATCCATTGTAAATACCTTTATCTAATTTTAATTTTTTATGAATATAATGTAATAAGTATTTACCTACAATATCACTTGAATATAATATTAATTTAGACATAATTTAATATAATAATATAATGCTTAAGTAATAACAAAAGGTTTTTTATTTATTATCAAAGATTCATCAGGTTTAATTAATAATTCTGGATATAAATCAAATAATATGTTATGAACTTGTTTTTTTTTAGTTTTATAAGAATCTCTATTATATGATAATACACGTAATGATCTAGTTATATTTAATGGAAAATCAATATCTTTAGTGTTATAAGTAATATTGTTAGGAATCCATCCACCATATAATTTTGGATAAAATGCGTGGATTATACGTGAATAATCTTTTATAACATTATCAGATGTAATTTTTTTAGCAAATCCATAATCCCAAATTACCCATATAAACCCAATATTTTCAAGATAAACGTCAATACCATTTACCTTATAATAAAAATATCCTCCTGGTTTTATTTTATGATATAAAAAATTACCCCAATGTGCATCTTTATGTATAAAACCAGTATAATGTGAAAAATTAGAAATACTAAAGAATATTTGTGTAATAGCATTTTTCATAAATGCGGTAGTTTGTTTTTTAGATGACATTAGCATCTTAAGATCACCTGAAAACATTTCATTAAAACTTACATAAAAATTATCACAATACCTAATAGCTTCTGGCAATAATGAAGACTTCATATTACTAGTTTTAGATATTGTAGTATAAAAATACATTATAGGAAAATGAATAGTTTTTTTAGCTAAAATAATCTTAGTAATTTTTTCTAAAATAGATAATTCTTTTGTATTGCTTTCATTTATACATATTAATTTAGAGGCAGCAGTATATATTCTAGGTTTTATTCCATATGTAACCGAATATACTGCACCATATTTACTTTTACTTCCAATTTTTTTATTTAATATTAAGTTTTTATAACTATATTTATCTTGTTTTAAAATTATAAAATCACCTATACTAGTAGATGTAAAATGTTTCATAAAATTACTAGCATATTTAATACGATTATCTAATACAAATGTTCTATTTTCAAAACTAACAGATTTATTAATAGGACTTAATATGTTATTTTCCATTTATATTTTAAGTATATAAAAACTTATTATTATTATAATAATATGACTCATTCACCCAAGAAATTGCAAGACATACTAGAAAAAATAAATGAAACTTGTATTTTACTAGCTAACAGAGATAGTCTAGATGTCAGATTTACCAAACTTGATTTTTTAGAAGAAAAAGGATTTTATAACAAATATGATCCTAAAATGTTTCTTTAAGTTTTTTCCATTCCTGACTAATTACAGCTAATTTTTCTTTATAACTAATAGGATTATCAGTCATTTCTTTTAATTTAATTGATCTAAAACTTGCATAAGTAGGTTTTTGTAATTCTGGTTCTTTATCAAAAATATAATCAACAATATCTTCTATTTTTGTAATATTATCTGGTATAGTTTTTAATTTACTAATAATATCTTTTTTAAACATTGATATATATATTAAAATTAATTATATCATTTTTCCTTTGTTCCGCATTTTTTGCCATCCATAGTAGCGAGTAATGGATTAACTAGTTTTTTATATTCTTCTTCTTCAACTTCTACTCCTACTTCTACACGTATTTTTGGACAATGATTGTCAGTATTAAAATCTTCTTTGGTTATTATTGATTCGCCTTTGGTTGGTGCTTCTTTACTAACAGTCCAAGCCTTATTACGATATTCTAAAATATATTTAAATATATTATATTCAATATCAGTATTAACAAATTTATAATATGTAATTTCAACTTTATTTCCTGAATTTGAATAAGTGATTTTACTAAATCCATAAGCATCATGAACATACATATCAGTAACTTCAATATTATCATTTAATTTACATTTTAATGGAATAGGATCAGTCTTATCAACATAATCACCAGGAAGATCTCTTGAAGCACCACCAGAACCACATATAACCATACAAAGATTATTAGATAATTTACATATTTGAAAATTATGAATATCAGCACATAAATAAATACTTTTGTATTTTGTAAAAATATTTAAAAACTTATTAATTGCTTTAACTTTAACTTTAGCTTCATCAACTTTTTCTTTAAAATATAGATCAGCTACTGTATTAATTATAAACTCAGCTTCAGGTGTAGGTTCACCATCAGTTTTCTTCTTCTTCTTCTTTTTTTTTAATCCAAAGAAAGGATGATGACCAACAATAAATAATAATTTAATTTTTTTACCAATTAATTCACGAATAACTAACTCACGATATTTATCAATTGATGCAATATCTTCAGCTTCAAAAATATTAGTATTTAAATATAAAAAGAATATTCCTTTACGTTTTTCTTCAATATGTGGCTTACATACATATAATTTTACATCATTATATTGATAAATATTTTGAATATATTTAATGCTACTACTATGACCTAATAATATTTTACTTATAATATCAGTTTGAACTTTAACCATACAACCTAATTGATCACATTGATAATAAAAGTCATTTAATTTGTTAGGATTTATATCGTGATTACCTAAAACTATATCAACTTTTTTAGATATTTGAAATAATTTTTCATAACCAGTTTCTAATACATATAAAGGATAAAACTTAAACTTATTTATTTGTTTATTTTCTGAAGTTGAAGCATTTGGAGCTTGAACTGATGATTTTGGAACTTTTATTTTGTGACTATACCAATTATCACCTGCTAAAACAATAGGCATATTTGAATATAAATTTTTTAATAACGCTAAAACAACATTTCTATTTAATAGTTTTTCTTTTTTAGAACAATTAATGTTATTCCAACACCCGAAAAATATAAAATCATTATTTGCAACGTGTGGAATACTAGACGAACTTTTACTATTAACAGATAATGTTCTAGCTTTTGCAACGTGTGGAATACTAGACGAACTTTTACTATTAACAGATAATGTTCTAGCTTTTAACATTTTTATATTATATAAAACATTATTAATTGTTTTTCTATAATAATGAATCCATTTGAAAAACAAACAATAGTTATAGGTGAATATTCAATAAAAGATATAGTTAAAACAAATAAAAAAATACAGGATGTTTGGAATACTAAAAGCGATAAAACCCGTATTCTTTTCTGTGGAACATATCCAATAGGAACAACAAATGGTTATTCAAAGATTACATATTACACTTCAAAATATTTAGGAAAATATGAAGATGAAATAGATTTATCAATTTGGGGATTTCAAAACTATAAACAAACATCCGGTGCTATAAGAAATGACATACCATCCAATGTTAAATTACTTGATCCACTACAAATTGAAAAAGATAATAATGTATCAGGTAGTGGTTTTGGTGAAAAAGTTATAGCAAAACATTTAAAAGAAAATGCTTACGATATTATTATTATTTTTAATGATAGTATGATCACATCTGCTGTAACTGCAAATATTATAAATGAAATGCATCAATATAGATCAAAGTTTAAATTAGTATCATATATGGATCAAGTATATATGTTTCAAAAAACAGAATATATTAATTTGTTAAATAAACATTTTGATGCTATTATTGCTTTTACTCCATTTTGGAAAGACAATACTTATAGAATAGGTATTCGTAAAGATATGCCAGTTTATGTATATAAACACGGTTTTGATGATAAATTATATTTTCCTATTCCAAAATCTTATTGTCGTTATTATTATGATCTTCCACAAGATGCTTTTATTATTGAATCTACAAATCGCAATCAACCTAGAAAAGGTTGGGATATTGCGATTATATCCTGGGCTTTATTTGTTAAAAGACATTGGATTGCTAATGTAGGTTCTAAAGACACTAAACACGAATTTAAGACTAATCATCATACTAAAAGACCTATCTTGTTTGCTATAGGAACATCACAAGAAGGTCATTGGGATCTAATGGCTGTTTTAGAACACGAATGTAAATTAATTGATTTAGATTTTGAATATGCTAAAAAAACACTATGGTTTATTGATAATGCACAAAGAGTATCAGATAGAGATATCAATATTTTTATGAGTTTATGTGATGTTAATTTTGCACCTGTCCATGCAGAAGGATGGGGACTAACTTGTAGTGAAAGTTTAGGTGTAGGAAGAGCACAGGTCGCATCCTATGTTGGAGGACACAAAGAGTTTATGAATGATAATATATCAACATTAATAAGACCTAAATTACATAAATATGGAGAATTAAATAGTAAAATGAAAGGTATAGGTTCTATTGACGAAATATGTTTGCCAGAAGATTATATGGAAGGATTATGGAAATATTTTAGTAATCCAGATTTATGCGAAAAACACGGTAATCGTGGAAGAAAACATATATTAGAAAATTATAAATGGGATAAAGTAGTTAAAGATTTTAAAAACGATGTTTTAGATAAAATTATAGCATTATAAGCTTAATGCTAATTTATATATTTCTTGTTTTTCTTCTGGTGTTATATCATCTTTTATATTAAATCTTTTACGTACATCATTAGGTGTATTACATTGTTTTATAATATTTGCAATTTCATTACAAGATAATTCAAATAAACTATCAATATCTAAAAAACAACTTGCTTCAATAATTTGAAATAAGATGTTATCAGGTAAATCAAAAAATCTATTATTCCATCTAATTATATAATTTTTATCTGTATTATTAATATTAAAATCATTATGATTATTTAAAAAATATATAATGTTCTTAAGGATTATATACGAACAAGATTTATTATTCAATTCTACAGTTTCATTATAGTTTGGTAAATTACTTAAAAACGCAGAATAATATATTAAATTATCAGGATATTCAATATTTTTCTTATCGTAAGTTAAAAGTTTCATATGTTAATATATAAACAGAATAATTTTCTATATAAAAAACACAGAAATAATGTTGTAACAAGTAATAAAATTTCAAAAATGACATTATTACTAAAATACTTGAAGTTCTAGTAAATCATTTTGTTCTCTTGCAATAGATTAATTTTGAAATAATTACCAAAAATTCTATTACTTAATAGTCAAAATCCTATATTATAATATTGTATATAAAATAAATGCCTTCCAAAAAAAGTTCTAGTATAAATTTTGGACCTAAACCTAAACCTAGTGAACTCGTAGTGGTGAAAGACAACAAGAAGAATATTCAAGTTCTTCAGAAGCTTCCCGAGCTAGTACTGTTAGTGCAAGATCTCCAGCAAGATCTCCAGCAAGATCTCCAGCAAAATCTCCAGCAGGATCTTCAGCAAAATCTCCAGCAAGATCTCCAGCAAGATCTCCAGCAAAATCTCCAGCAAAATCTCCAGCAAAAAGTCTTATAGAATATAAATATACTAAATTACAATTTAAATTAAACCTTCATATTTATAATCATATATACAAAAATGCAGATATAATTTCTAAGTTTGTTAAATTTAACAAAGAGCAAATAATAGAAACAATTGACTATTTACAAAAATATGGTATTTACTATATTGATATTCAAAGAATAAAAAAAGAAATTAAAGGTGGTGTAGCAACAGCAGGTAGAGATGCAAGATTTAAAAATATACAAGGAGACCCTAAGGAATTAGAATGCTACTCAGTTTTTGAGAAATTAACTTCTGAAAGTATTAAACGCATTTTTAATAGATTAAAATCTCAACGCACTGTTAATGGAGTTGATGGACATGTACTGCTTTTAAAAGAAATAGATGGGCATGGTAGAAATGTTGATTATTCAATTAAAGTTGTAATGAATTTTAATAGTGAATCGGGTTTATTAATGATTGGATTTATGGATATGAAACCTCCTGAATGTGTTAAACAAAGTTTTGAAAGAAAAGATAAAAACGATGATATAAAAGATCAAAACTATGATAACCTAGTTTTACCAATGCATTATTCTTTTTTTACTAAACAATCCACTCCTGTAGGTACACAATCTTGTCCCATATCATCACATTTTTCAATATATTCTGATAGTTGTATATTAGCACCTAGTGCAAATAACAAAATTAGTGAACACTCAGATCCTAGTATGGGTACTATGAGAACAAACTGGTGTATTAATAGAATTGAAAACACTGCTAGTAGCGGAGACCGTAATACTCCTTCAATAAAAATTTATACACCTGTTGTTAGTTTTGAAGAACTTCTTGAAGTATTGAATAGTTCCGATCTAATTAGAAAAATATCATTTACCGAGGAAAGTGATGGTGATAATTTTTATGTTAATAATATTGACAGTATGTTTGATAATAATGTTAAATCTTACTTAGAAAATATGTGTTCTAAAGTAATACCTGCTGCAATGAGACAGGTATTAAAATATTTTTTAATACCTGCAACAACAGACAACTATTTGTTTAGAAGTGAACTTGCAGAAAAAGATTTGAAGCTTGAAACAGAAAAAAAATACAAACCAGGAGAGGTTTCCATAAGACATTATATTATGCCTATATATGATGCAGAAGAACGACGCAAACAACTTGCTTTATACAAACCTTCTGGTTTGTCAAATAGTTATAGTGCAATCAAAAAAACTTATAACGAGTTAGAACCTGGAGATGCTGCAATAACTGTACAACCTCAAGATCCAAAAGGTCCATCACTATTTGACCGTGTATATGAACCTAGAGCAATGTACCTAGTACCAGACCCCATAATAGAATTTATTAATCTTGAAGAGCGAATAATTCATAGTATGGATCATTCTCAAACTCATAGTAAAATTTTAAAATATGTTGTTGGAGAGTTAGAATTAACATATCAAGCTAAAGAACTTAAAGCCTTTGAAGAAAAACAAAATCAAGAATGGAGAGATGTTTTTAATAAACAAAAATCTGATCTGCAAACACAACCAGATTTATTATATGGTGAACAAGAACGAATTATATATAAGCAGTTTACTGAAAGGTATAGACTGGCTGTCAGACAATATATAGATTATTTAATGATTAGAAAATTATTATATTATAAGAACGACTTAGAATTTTTCAAAAATAAAAGAGAAATTTTTGAATTTGTGTTAATACTGCAAAAATTTGCTTTTGGACATATTAAAGAAATTGTAAGACATCATCATGATATTCTAACAGAATTTTATAATCGCAGAATTGCTGAAGATGGTCTTACGCATCGTACCGCATTTCGTGGTGTAAAAGAATATCAAAAGAAACAATTAAAAGCCTTAACTACAGTATTAGACAAACAAACAGAAGTTGATCATATGCTTGTGAAAAATTTTGATCATACTACTCCAGAAAAAAGAAAACAAATGTATGATGAGCAATCAGCAAGTTTAAAGAAATTAGGACAGGAATGGGAAAATACATTAGAAGATAATAAAATACCTTATGTTTTTAACGAGACATCGTCAAATAAATATCATCATCAGGCTAATGGAACTCAAGTAAATACTGGAGGAACACCTACAGTTGGTGGTAATGGTAAAAAGTCAAAAAAAGAACGCAGAGCACAATCAGCACCGGATGCTAGAAGAGGACCCAAAGCAAAATCAGCACCAGCTGAAAGAGGAACACATAACAAAGCAAAATCAGCACCAGCTGAAAGAGGAACACATAACAAAGCAAAATCAGCACAAAATGCTAAAAAAGAAAACGTTTTAACATTTGTATGTAGTACAGTAAATGATATATTACAAACATCTAATTATTTTAAAATAATACCTGTAATAACTGAATCATCAAATATAAAACCATTTAAATTTACAGATAAAGATATAGATAATGAAACAATTTCATTAGAAATTAATACTATTATAGAAGACAAATTAGAGTGTGATAAATTTAAAGAATTACTTAAAAAATTTAATGTTGAAAGGGTTGCATTGAACGCTACTAAATATAGTACAAAACATTCTGATAATGAATATTTTATTATAGATACTATAAAATCTCAAGTATTAAAACTAACTCATAAAGATTTATTAGAAAATTTAACATATAGTAAAACTAGTTCGGATGGACGTGAAATTGGAAAATTCATTTCAAGTTATGAATATGAAAATCCAAAATCTTCGCTTTTAAAAATTATTAGTCCTGAAAATACTAAAGTTCCTTATTTTCAAAAGGAAGTTATAGGATCTAACAGGGTACAATCAGCACAAAATGCTAAAAAAGAACGCAGAGCACAATCAGCACCGGATGCTAGAAGAGGACCCAAAGCACAATTAGCACCAGCTGAAAGAGGAACACATAACAAAGCAAAATCAGCACCAGCTGAAAGAGGAACACATAACAAAGCAAAATCAGCACCAAGTACAATAGAAAAATCTAAATTAGATGAAAACTTTTTATTATTATCATTATTTTATACAATGACAGATTCCAATCAAGCCAATACTACAAAAAGAACACGATCAGCATCAGGGTGTACAAAGAAACCCTAAACACTTAATTGAAGGAGGTATTATCCGTATTAATCCGTATTAAACAATAAATATATATGTGAAAAATAACAATTATTCAAAAATTGCAGGGTTACGTGAAAATATATCCCATTTAATTTTATCTTGATTATCTTTAAGAATTTCTATAGCATTTGAATTTGCAGACAAACTAAACCAATTAATTTTATCTTTATTATTTTTAATTAATTCTATAGCATTTAAATTATAACTTACTTTACTCCAATTTATTTTATCTAAATTATTTTCTAATAGTTCAATTGCATTAATATTACTAGATAAATTACTCCAATTTATTTTATCTAAATTATTTTTTAATAGTTCAATTGCATTAGGATTTTTAGATAATTCATTCCAATCTATTTTATCCTTGTTTTCTTTTAATAATTCAATTGCATTAGGATTTTTAGATAACGTTTTCCAATGTATTTTATCTTTATTTTTTTTAAGAATATCAATCCCATTTATATTATTACATAATCCTACCCAATTTATTTTATCTATATTTTGTTCTAAAATATGAATAGCATCAGAATTTGTGGATAAATCATACCATCCACGACTATTTAAAAGTGATAGATTATTTTTAATGAATTTAAGACTATCTTTTTTATTTGCTACTTTATTAATATTATTTGGGTTTTCATCTATTTTATACAGACAAAATGAATTTGGATTAGTGTATAATTCGTAGTCACTTATTTTATCAATATTATTTTTCAATAAGTCAATAGCATTTGGATTTGCAGACAAATAACACCAAGATAGATTATTTATATCAATCCACGGTAATAATTTTTTTTCATTTTGTTTTAAATAATATGAAACAATGATATTAATAATATCATTATTTAATGGCAATTTATTTAGTAACTGTTCAATAATTTTTAAATTAATATTAGACATATTATGTTCTATATATAAACAAGTTATCATTTTTTATTTATCTTCACATTTTTAAAGCTCTATAATGAAATTATTAAATTTTATTGTATCATCATATAATAATAAATTACTTAAAAAAAACTAAATATTAAATTATCAGGATATTCTATATTTTTCTTATCATAAGTTAAAAGTTTCATATGTTAATATATAAACAAAATAATTTTCTATATTGTTTTATTCATATACCAAAAACTGCTGGTAAAACAATAAGAAATAATATTAAAAATAAAACAGAAGTAATTAAAGAATATTGTGGATGTTCAAATGATTTTGATTATGCACATATTTCGTATGCATTACGAAATAAGTTTTGTAAATATGATAAAGTTTTATATCATACATATGTAAGAAATCCATATCAAAGATTAATTAGTGCTTACTTTTATAAAAATCCTATAAATACTATTACGGATTTACGTATATTTATTAAAATGGTATTAAAATATTATGATTTTTCAAATTATAATTATAATTTTATTCATTATTATCCTTCTTATTTATTTATTTGTGAAAATACGCTTGCATTACCTAAAGATATTATTATTGAAAAAATTGAAGATAATAAAGATTTTAAAATTAATACTCGGGATATTTCTATATTTTTAGATGCGGAATGTATTTCAATTATTGATAAAGTATATGCAAAAGACTTTGAACTATTTAATTATAAAAATGAAAACAAATTGATTTAATAACAATGATCGAATTACGCAATTATATGTATGAATGCTTTTGTAATAAATATAATGTGAGACATTTTTTCAATCCATTTACGTGCGAAATTGTTTATTATCCCAGTAATGAAATTAACAATAACTTTTATTCAAAAAGATGTAAATATTTTTCTGATTATAATTTTTGCAAAAACGATTTATGTCATTTTAAGCATTTAAAAGATATTGAATTACCAGTAGAAAATGATATAGCTGATACATTAATTGAAAGACACACCACAATAAATGGCGAAATTGGATGGAAAATAAAGAAACCATCATATAATGTTATGGAATCTTCTAAAGAATCATATAATCCTGAATATCCATCATATGATCCTGAATATCCATCATATGATCCTAAACCATCATATGATCCTAAACCATCATATGAACCTACATATCCATCATATGATCCTAAACCATCATATGAACCTACATATCCATCATATGAACCTACATATCCATCATATGAACCTACATATCCATCATATGATCCTAAACCATCATATGATCCTAAACCATCATATGATCCTAAACCATCATATGATCCTAAACCATCATATGAACCTACATATCCATCATATGATCCTAAACAATCATATGAACCTATAAATAAAAAACCAAAACTACTACCAGAAACAACAAAGGTATGTTGTCATTATCATAATAAATATAGACCAAAAAAAGAAATGATACAAATAGAAAATAAATTATGGAGTTGTTCCAAAGATAATCAATGTAAAACAGCAACTATAATGTAAAATCATTTACATAAAATCTATTTAAATATAGATCAAAAATATCATAACTTTTTTCAAGTTTTTTAGCTTCAGCAATAAGCTTAAATTTTTCATTTTCTAAAATATTATCAGGATAATTAAGTTTTTTCATATTAGTATAGTTTTTATATTTGTGTTCATATTCTAAACAATTCTTAGCATAATCCCACGCAGAATCAGTATATTTTTTATATAATTCTTCTTCATTATCTTTGTTCAACCTTAAATACATTTTTTCTTATATACAAAAATATTATCACTCATTTTTCTTTTGCCTAATATAATTTCGTTTAATGGTTCTAATAATGTTAGATCAATTGGTGTTGGTTTTATTTTAGGAGGTTTTCCTAACATATTATTTAATATTATTTTATATATAAATATGACAACAATCTTAAGTATAAATGAATTGTATAATATAAAAAAAACTATAGATCAAAATCATACAAAAACTTATAATAAAGTAGTAGAACTTTGTAATAAAAAAATAAAAAGAATCGCAGAACATAATGGTTATTCTACTTTTTATGTAGTTCCCTACTATATAATAGGATATCCTTTGTTCAATGTAGAGGAATGTATAAAACATACAATGAAACTTTATAAGAAAGCAGGTTATATTGTAAATAGATTACCTGAACCAAATAGAAATATACTATATATATCGTGGGATCCAGCAGAAATTACTAATAATAAAAAAATAAAAACATTAGGAATTAATTAAATTTAATGTATCTTAATTCTTTTTGAACAGGTTCAACAACTTTCTTATCATTTTTATTTTTAGAACTCATATTCTTAGCAATTTCATTGTAATTATTAGAAATATATTCGTATATATAATTTTTAAAAAACCAACGAAATAAATTAAGTTGTCCTATAGTAGTTTCAATAACTTCTTTATCTGATATTTTATAAGTAATACGTTCGTGTCTTCTAAAAGGATCAAAATACATTTTACTAAATGATTTTAATTGCGCCCGATAATCAATATACATATTAAACTTACGTAAATTAGCTGCTTTTTTTAAATTATCAGGCAAAGTTTTAAAGATTTTTTTATTATTATCATCAATCCAATATTGTATATTATTATTTTTAGCAAAATGAGTTAGTAACCAATCAATTAATCTAAGAGATATAAAACTTTTTCCTGAAATTATATTTTTTAAATGTTCTAGGTGTTTAGGATTATTCTTAAAATATTTGGATATTGATGATAATAAAAGTGTCTTTCCTGTTAAGTTATCCATTATAGATTTTGAACAAATAAATGTTTATATTAGTTTTCCCAATATGGTTGGGAACCTATTTCCATATCTCTACGGTTAGTATCAGGACCTATTGTAGAAATCATCCAAGGACTTACAGGTTTTACAGGGTTAGGTGGTTCAGAACGTAATTGTAAATTAGGATTACGTAAAGAATTTTGCACAGTATTAACACCTACAGTCCATCCCGCCGTTAATAAGTTTTGATCTTCAATTGCTCCACCTGTTGTAGGATTCATACTAGCCCATTTAGAATTAGTAGCATCCAAATCAGCAGGTAGTAGATCTTGAGCGGTTAAACTACTACGAGGATAACAGCTGGTTTCTGGTTCAGCATTTACTTGATTTTGATTACTGGAAGCAATTTCAGTATATACTGCTTGTTCTGGATCAGCTGGTGAATATTTAACATCATTTGACATACCAGTGCTATTTATAACATTTTGTTCATTATATACATCCGCATTTGAATTAGCATTATTGAACTTTTCATAGTTAAAAACTTTGCATTTTGAGTTATAAGCTTGAAATAGTAGAACTAAGAGTAATAAAAGTATCAAAAGAGCAAAGTATAAAACAAGTTTGTTGTTATCTTCTGCCATATTATATTTTATCTAATATAAGATAAAAACTTTTTAACAACGCTTCAAAATCTTTACTATCATATATTTTTTTAAGATCTAATTTAGTATTCTTTAAAAACTTGATTTTATCATCTATTTTATTAACTAATCTTTCATATTTAGTATCAAATAATTCATCAATATTTTCTAATTCATTAATATCATTTTCAATTTTTTCAACATTACGAACCAACCATCTTATGTAAAAACTATTATTTTTAATATAAATACCAATTAGTTTAATAGTTATATTTTTTAAACAATTAGCCTTTTGATTTTTAATCAAATCTTTAATATCAACATAACCATCCAATGTTGGAAAATAATCTTTGTGCAATACTATCTCTAATGTATTATTTTGTTCATTGAAACAAGGTAAATAATTATCAATAATATCTTGATATTCTAAATTATTTTTAAACCATTTACTATTATTGTTAATAACTACATCTTGTGATGTCTTTTCAATCTTTGATAATATTTTTTTATCAGTATTTTCGTTAATTTTAACAATGATAACATATTTTTTTTCTGAATTTTGTATTATATCAATAATATCAATATTGGTTAAAGTTAAAACATAATCATCAATAGGTGTTGAAATATAAAAATCATTGCGTTTAATTATTGCGTTAAATGGTATCATTTTAATATAATTAAAATGTTAAGAAAATTATGACTAATACGCATAATAAAGATTATATTGACATAATTATGAACTTTATTAAAAAAAAACTACTTGAAAGTGATTTTAAAGATCTATTACAACATCAAATATTATATGTTCTCATTCCTATTATTATATCTATAGGTATATTAAATTTCTTAACAACCTTAGGTGCAATGTTTATATTTTATACTTTTTCAGTTAAAAAGTAATGTTCTTTTATAACATTATCATATTTTAAAATATGTTTAAAACTTTTTGTTACAGTTACTTCACTAACACCACATATATTTGCTATATATTTCTTTGATATATCTAAACCTTTATTATTACAATAATAACATATTATACCTGATGCAGAACTAGTAGGTGAATTATCTCGTAATATATCTTCGTCATACAAATATTTTGATAATTCTACACATACAGCTATATCTTTTTGAGACATATTTAATTGAGATCCAAATCTTGAAATAAATTCGTGTGGTGAAGATGAAAAAACATTCATAGGATTTAATTTTTGAAATCTAGCATTACCTTTTGTTAAGGTTATTGGTGTTATTTCAAACATTTCCGCAATTTCTTTAATACTACGTGGAACATTGTTTATTATACAAGCGTAATAAACACAAGAAGCTACTAAACCATCATTATTATCACCTCTAGATATTTTTAAACTTGATACTTTTTTATACATTATTTTAGCATCATATAATACTTTTCCAGATATACCTTTGTTATTAGTATTATTTGTAAATTTTTCAAATACATTCAATAATTTACGTTCGCTATAAGGCATACTTGTCCAAGTTTGTAATTTACGAATACAATGTAAATCTTTACTATCACGCATACTTTTACCAATAATAGAACCTAATGATGATTTTGGTAATAAAACATTTGTTGGTAATCCACATCTTGAAGGATCTTCAGATTTATTATCATCACCATTATAATATCTCCATTCTGCAGAACAATCAATAATATTGTCAACTATATTATGACATCTTAAACAAGTTAAAAGATTATCATCTTTAATAAACTTGTCATAATGACAGTAAGAACAACTTATTTCTTTAGGATAATTATTTTCTTTTATACTAGCTTTATCCATAAGATTCCAAAGTTCATCTTCGTTCATTATTAAATAGATAAAATATATATTTTATATCATTTTTATATTACTTAATAAATTATTAATTAATTCTTTAGGAATATAATTAAAATCTATTAATCTTATATTAGCATTATATTCATTTAATAATTCATTATCTTTTAACCATTCATATATTTCATCTGTAGATTTTTGTATTATTTTATCTGCAGTTGCTTTAGTTATTTTACCAACACGTTTTATATTATCAGATTTATCACCTATTAAAGCTTTATAAATAGTATAGTTTTTTAAATTATGTTTTAAAGTTATATCTTTTAATTGCATATTAATTATTGTTGTCTTATCATTCTTAAGTTGAACATAATCACTATCATTTGTGATTATTATTATATTATTTACTTTATCTGTTATTTCTTTATGAATTATTGCTATAATATCATCTGCTTCTAAACTATCACAATGTATTAATTTTAAGTTAAATTTATCTTTTATTATAGTTTTAAAGTAATCAAATATATCCCTATCAAATTCGGGATTTTCAACTCTATGTTGTTTATACGTTTTTAAATATTCATTTCGCCAAATTGTATTTCTATAACAATCTACACAAAAATACATATTTGATCTTGTTGTTTTAAACTTTTTACATAGTTTATTAAGATCATTTTCGAAATGTCTTTCAAATGCTTCTAAAAAGTTAATGTTTTCAGCATTTTTTTGAAAACTTATCCATCTTTTTGTAGCAAAATATCTATGAAAAATATAATAACTACAATCAAAAAACACTATAGGTTCTTGTGTTATTTTAATGTTAAACATTTATCTTATATTATATGAAAAAATGATATCATTTTTAAATGAATTTATAAATGTATTTTTGTAAAAATTTAAAACTATTAATCAAAAAACTAAGAAAACATAAAGATATTATATTATTTCAAAACAATGTTATAGATAGTTATAATGCAACTTTCATAAACTCAACTACAACATATTTTATTGATAATTTTAATAAATATATCAATCAATGTATTGAAAATAAAAAGGTTAATGGTGATAAAATTGAAAACGATATATTAACTATATTTAACGAAGATTGGCGTTTATTATCTTTAGATATTGTTTCAAACTTTGAACAATAATTATACGAAATATTATAGATTCTTTATATTACCATAAATAAATGTTTATAGATTTCTTTATATGGTATATAAAGGATTTTATAATTTCTTATAATCCCAATAACATATAAATCCTTATACAATATAAAATGATAGTAACTATTTATATTTTATCAATTTTGTATATTTTAGCATTTTTTATTCATAAGTTTTTGAAAGCTTGGTTATCAACATCAATTGAATTAAATAGAAGAATTAGAGAACGTATTATTTACGGAACTGTTTTAAGGATACTTGATATTATTTTACAAAATGTTTATGTTTTAATAGCATCTGTTATAATATTTGTAAGTATTACTTGTTTTATAATATTTATTTACATTTATTATAGATTTCTACTTGTTCCTATATCAAAAATATGGCCAATTGGTTGCGATTTATACAAAGCTTTCTCTTTTTATCCAATAGGAAACCTAAAACAATTAGGTATATTTGATTTCTTTGATAAATTAATATTTAGCGGTAAAGTTGTTTCTGGTATTGTTGTTAATATTATATTAGAATCTACTGTAAAATATTCAGTTCCCAAAGATATGTATGAAAAGATTAAAGCATCTATTCTTAAAGATGCTAAGTTTAGTTTAGAAGACATATGCGGTGATACTAAAAAGAAATTAGAACAAAATGACAACGAAAATAATATTTCAAGAAAACAATATGGGTTATCACACGAACAAATGACAGAATTAAAACGAGATGCTTTAATTAAACAATGCACCAACGCACAAATGCAAAACTATCTAGTAGATGAAGATACCAATTTTACAACTGGTATTAAAAATAAACTATTTAAAAATGTATGCACAGCCACATATAGTAGCTTAGGATAAATAATATAAAAATGAATTAATTACATTAAATATATAATGATAGAAGAACTTACTAAACAACTTGAAGAACTTCAAATTAAGAATGATAATCTTACTAAAATTAATGTAGATCTTAATAAACAACTTGAAGAACTTACTAAAATTAATGTAGATCTTAATAAACAACTTGACGATCTTACTAAAACGGACAATAAACCTACTATAAATTGGACTAAAAATAAATTAATAACCTTCTGCAAAGAACATAATATTTCAGGTTATTCAAATTGTAATAAAACTAAGTTATTAGAACTTATTCATTCCAAACAAATTAGTGTTAAAGGACAATTATGTTCAATTAATGGTAATAATTATGAAAAAAAAATACATAGTATTATTACAAATACTTGTTTAAACGATAAACAATTTAATACTCAAAATCAAAATGATTTAGGTAATTCTACTAATAAATGTGATATATTATGTAATTTTCTTAAAGAACAAGATATTGGTATTGAAATAAAATCATATAATACTCCAGATTGGATGCAATTTTCAATCAATTATTTAAATAACAGATGGCAAACTAAAACTAATAATAAAATAATTGATGATTTAATTCAAAATATTAAGCTATATGATGGCAAAATACCATCTTTCATTACTAAACATATTACATATGATGAATGGTCAAAAGAAAAACATAATTTTAAAGATGTATATTTTGATATACCTAATGATACTATTCGCAAATTATATTATGAAAAAGGTTGTAATTACATTCAAATTAATTATGGTTATGGGTTATATTATTTAGAAAATGATATTTGTGCTTTTAATGTTCCTATTTTTGAAATTAAACAAGAACTACGTATTAGAATTAAAGTTCATTCTACAAAATTACAAAATGGATATTGTAGTTTATCTATAACTGCTTCTTGTAAACCTAAAAATATTAAAGATTTACCAATTTCTAATTATTCTTTAGATAATATAAATAAATTACCTAACAATCTTACATATAAAATAAATAACATATCACCATTAAGATATCCTGGTGGTAAAACAAAAGCTTGTAATAAACTCTACGAAATCATAACAACATATTTTGATTTAAGTAAATTTAAAACAATTATATCACCTTTCTTTGGTGGAGGATCTTTTGAATTTCATTTACAAAATACTTTTCCTAATTTATATATTATTGCTAATGATAAATTTACACCTTTATACAATTTTTGGAAAACTTGCAAAGATAATAACGATAAATTATGTAAAGAACTTTATCCATATATCAATACTATTACTAAAAATAAGTTCCAAGATCTACGTAATAAAATATTAGCAGAAACAGATCCATTAAAACAATCCATAATGTTTTTTATAATAAATAGATGTTCTTTTAGTGGTGCTACATTATCAGGCGGTTTTTCATTAGAATCATCTACTAAAAGATTTACTGTAACATCTATTGAAAGAATATCTAAATTACACTTAGATCGTCTTACTATAACAAATATGGATTTTGAAGAATTCTTACAACATAAGAATTCCTTAATATTCTTAGATCCTCCATATTATCTTGAATCTAAATCAAATTTATATGGAAATAATGGTGATCTACACGAACATTTTGATCATATTAAATTACATAAATGCTTATCAAATAAAAATAATTGGATAATGACCTATAATAATTGTAATTATATTAAAGATCTTTATAAAAATTATAAAATTATTGAAACTGATTGGAATTATGGAATGAATAAATCCAAAAAATCAAATGAAATTGTTATTATATGTTATAATTAGATAAATATGGATTATTATGAATTATTTTTTACATTAATAGTTTCATTATTTGTTGTACTAACTATTATGACTCTAATATGGCATATTAATTATAATAAAGCAGTTAAATCTTCACGTTGTTATAGACCTAGCACAACAAAAGATAGAATTAGTTTAGTTGCTAAGGATAAATATGAAAACTCAATGTATAAAATTAAATATGATCTAAAAAAACGTAAAGCAGATATTAAATGTGCTTGTAAAGAAGGTAATATAAAAAATAACTTTGATATTAAATATTTTGATATTAATAAATATGAAGATAAAAAACGAAAGTTAGCTTGTTCTTGTTCAGAACAATTTGATTTTATTGATGAACTTAATACATATTATTACGGAACACCTGGATTAGTTCGTTATATGGAAACAAATGATATCAGTGTATTTGATCCTGCTTATGAAGAATAATTAAGATTTCTTAACAGTTTCATATCCACGCTCATTTACTGCTTTTTCCAATTTTCCTTTTGTTTTTACTATATCCTCTGGTAAAATATGAGAAGTTTCTTTATTTTCAGTTCTTTTCCAAATACAACAGAAGTCCTTCCATTCTGTTCCTAAAATATTAAATGTTTCTACTACTTTTACAGGAAACACAGGTTCATTAACTACTTGAATACCAGACCAATAAGCAAGTGCTTGACCTGCATCCGCATAAAAACGATAATTATCAGTAACATATGGATGATAAGGACCACTTGATGGTGAATTTACATATATAAATCCATCTTCTTTTATAATTCTTGTCATTTCTTTGAAAGTCATCCAAAAACAAGGATCGTGTTCAAACGCTGAATTGGATATTATATAATCAACACTAGAATCCCTAAAAGGTAGTTTATCACCTAATTTTATTACTACATCAACTGATTTATGTTCTGCAATATCAACACAAATATATTTTAATCCTTTGTTTTCATAATATTCTCTTAAAGATCCATTTACATCTTGACCACCTACATCAATTACTAATTTTCCAAGTTTAGTAAAATCAATATAGGTATTCGCGAACTCTTCTCCTACTACCAAAGATGTTATATGCATTTTATATATTTATTTCAATATTTCTTTAATACCTTTTTTTTGTTCCTCAGTTAATGTAGGATAATCTACATTAAACTCAATATATAAATTACCTCTTCTATTTGTTCCCTGAATTGGCATTCCTTTTCCTTTAAATTCATATTTCTTATTAGGATGCACTATGTTAAATTGAGATGTATTAAATGTTATTTTATCTTCATCCATAATATTAAAATGAATATTAGCTCCACATAATGAAGATATAAAATCTATTTTTATTGATGAATGCAAATCATCCTTATCACGTGTAAAAGCATCATTGTTCATTATTTCAATATTAAATACTAAATTACCTGGTTTTTTATTTTTTACTTTGGGTTGTTCCCCACAACCATCTATACAAATCTTATTATTATTATGTATTCCTTTTGGTATATTTAATTCTAAGGTTTTTTCAATTTCATACGCAGATTCTTCTAAGTTTTTAGATCCTGTTCCACTACAACTATTACATTGCATTTCAAAAACTTGTTGGAATACACCCATATTACGTATGTTCTTTATTCTACCCATACCATTACAATCATCGCAACTTTTTAATTTATCTAAATTAAATGCTTTTAATTTAATTTTCAATGTTTTTTTAACACCAGTAAAAGCATCACGTAGTGTTATTTTATATGGTTTTAAAATATCATTGCATTTTTGTGGTGGTTGTGGTCCTCCTCCTCTTCTACCAAAGAAATGTGCAAATATATCGTCGTGATTTCCATTAAACCTATTTCCATTAGATCCACCACTATCATATTCCTGTTTTTTCTTAGGATCACTTAAAACATCATAAGCATTTGATATTTCTTGAAACTTCTTTTCATCACCACCTTTATCAGGATGATTTTGAACTGCTAGTTTTTTATATGCTCTTTTAATATCATCTGCAGATGCTGATTTTTCTAATCCTAACACTTGATATAAATTCGTCATACGTTATGTTTTCTTAATAATCTTTATGTGTCTTTAAATGTAAATATGAAAAAAACCAAATTTAAATTAATTCTTAATTCTAATTCTTATAGGATATATACAGATAATGGAATTGAATATTGTAGATTTAAGAAAAAATATTATCCACTTAATGAAATAGAAAATGTAATTAATTCTTATAAGATTGGTGGTAAAGTAGTAACTTTTCAGTTAGATTCTAGTACTAATATTATTAATCCTATATTTGATGCAATTTATCTTAGTAATATAGGTTTAATTTGGAAAAAAACAACTTTAAATCAAATAATTACTACAAACACTAGCGATGATGAAGAATGCACAGATATTTTATTATATCGATTGAATATTAATGGATTTAAAAAAATTACTTGTCCTAATTTCATTAGTCATTTTTGTAGTAAAGCATTAAATACTAATAATATAGAAATAAATGGTAATTCACAAAAATTTAAAGATACTGTAGAATTTACCATAAATGATGAAATAATGCTGTATTGGTTTTATGATATTTTAATTAAAATAAATTCATATGTTGTAATTACAAGTTCAGATTCAGAAAAAAATTATGTTTATACACCATTTATAAAAGATAAAAATTATATTAATATTCATGACTATAAAGACAATACAACTGAAACATCTACATATACACTTAAAGATATATTTAAGAATAATATTCTTAGTTACACACCTAATAAAACACAACCCATCAACGCATCTGGTAGTAATACGTCTATTAGCACAAGACTATATACACCCTCAACTAATAGAAGACCATCCAGCACCGCATCTGGTAGTAATACGTCTATTATCAAAAGCCCAAATACAACCTCAAGTAATAGAATATTAGAAGAATATCTAAGTAAAGATGATATTGACCTGAACTATAAAATATTTTTGTGTTACTTAAAATACTTTAAGGATAACCCAAAGAATCTCAATCTTTCATTAGTAGATATTTTAAATAATTCAGACAATATATATAAAAAATATTCACTTTCTACTACGCATATAGATGATACAAATATTACAGTTAATTTCGGTACAATAAATGTAGAAACTATAGTTGTCAATGTTTTAAATAAATTAGATCCTCCGTATCTTGCATTTTTATTAAAAAAAATAAATATAAATATTTTTAAAAAAAATGAAAATTTATTTACATATTATTTGCAATTGCAAAAATATAAAAAAACAGAATTAGAATATGAAAAAACAGAATTAGAAAAAAAAGAAATTGAAAAATATATAAGTACACAAAAAGATAAATTTATTAATTTTAAAGAATTCCTTATATATAATGATCCTAACCATAATTCAATAGCATATGATGAATTAATATTGAAACTCAGTGACAGTCCAAATAACAAATTAAAAAATCTAGATTTAAAAAATTCTCAGTTCGCAAAATTAGTAGTTGATAAAGCTATAGAAAAAAACAAAAATAAAATTGTATTATTGAATGATAATAGCCCTCAAACAGTAAAAGAAATAATACTAATAACTAAAAAAATAAAAACAGATATAAATATTGATGTAAATTTATTTAAAGATAATTTAAAAAATACAATAGAAAATTTTTTATTTATGTTTGTAAAAAGTGCATTATTTTATGAAAAGTTTAAAAATCAAAAATTAAATAACATTTTTTATAATTTAAAAGAACAAGTTGATATTTTAGATAAAATATTTAATTTAATAACACCAGAAAAGTACTCTAACAATTTTAAATCAGCTATCATAAACTATTGTATTTCTAAACCTGATAAATGCAAGACTGTTAAAACAGAATTAGAAAAATTAAAAGAAAAAAAAACAGAATTAAAAGCATTAATACTACACTTGGATACAGAAACACATATAAATATAGAAAAATTAAAAGAAAAAATAGAAAAATTAAAAGAAAAAAAAACAGAATTAGAAGAATTAATACTACAGTTGAATAAAGAAAAAAATATAAATATAGAAAAATTAAAAAAATTAAAAAAATTAAAAAAAAAACGAACAGAATTAGAAGAATTAGAAAAATTAATACTAGAGTTGAATACAAAAACAAATATAAATATAAAAAATTTAAAAGAAAAAAAAACAGAATTAAAACCATTAATATTAGAGTTGGATACAGAAACACATATAAAAAAAGATGTAGATAAAGATTTAGTTTTTTTTATAGAAAAAGTATTTCCTAAAATTCATTATGCTAAATCTTTTATACGTGATGATTTAATTGATAATATACAAAATTTAATATCCAATTGTAGTGAATATAACAAAATAATAAAAGATATTAAAACTAAATGTAATATTACAGATATAAACAAAAAATTAGAACAAGATAAATTAATACTAAAAACATTAAATACTACATTATATAATACAACTACTATAATAAAAGAATTCTTGAAACTTATTAAGAGCAATAATGTTTATACTGATGGTAGTAAAGTATATTTAATGCAAATACAGGCAACTATAGAAAACTATATTAAAGAGTTAAACAAAATAAAAAATATAAAGGTGTTGCTTAGTATTGGAACAATATTAGATAATGAAAAATTTAGAAGTTGTTCAGAATATAATGAAATATTAGAATTAATTAAAGTTAATAAAAATATTAATGAAACACATTATTTAAAATTTGAAAATTTACTAGATATCGAACAAAAAACACTAATAGAAATTTTACTTGATATTGTAAAAGTAATAGAGAATAAAAATTCAAATGATGAAAATTCTTTATTAATGTTACAAAAATACAAAAATGATAATAAGCTTAATGAACAATTTAAAAACATTAGAAGAGATTTTTTTGGTATAGGAGATAAACTAAGTAATTCGGTACCACCACAAACAATAGAAGCAACTGGTCCAGTTTTAAAAATAACGCAAGACCAAAAAGCGGTGGAGGCAGCAGAGCTCAAGGCGGTGGGGGCAGCAGCAGCAAAGAAGAAGGAGGAGGAGGCGAAAGCAATAGCAAAGCAAAAAGTAAAAGCAATACCACAAAGTGGAAGTCTAACACAAAAAGAACCACTACCACCACAAATAATAGAAGCAACATCACCAAGTGGAAGTCTAACACAAAAAGAACCACTACCACCACAAATAATAGAAGCAACATCACCAAGTGGAAGTCTAACACAAAAAGAAATACTACCACCACAAATAATAGAAGCAACATCACCAAGTGGAAGTCTAACACAAAAAGAAACACTACCACCACAAATAATAGAAGCAACATCACCAAGTGGAAGTCTAACACAAAAACAAATACTACCGCAATCAAATGAAACCACCGATAAATCACAAATAATAGAAGCAACATCACCAAGTGCAAGTCTAACACAAAAACAAATACAACCACCACAAGCGGAACCAATACAAAGTAAAAAAGAATTACCTATAACTGAAAGTATAGAATTAGCTGAAAAAATAATAGAATTATTGAAAAAAGAAGAAATACCCACAATATATGCATATTATTTTTACTCTAATAAAAAAAAACAAAGATACTCAAGAAGAAATTATTAAAGAAATTACAAACGATATATCAGAACCAAAAAAATATAAAGAAAAATACCAAAATATATGCGATGCTGTAAATAGATTAATGATATATTTAACAGCAACTGCAAAGAAAATACAAGATACAAATTATACTGATGAAACACTATGTGATGAATATAACATATATTTTGACACTTTAGTTTTTACTGATGAAGTATTAGATAGAATAACAAAAGATAAAGATAAACAAGAATTAACCAAAAATTATATAAAAGCACTTTATAAGGAATTTCCAAGCTTATTTAAAAATATTAAAAATATTAAAAATATTAAAAATATTAAAAATAAAGCGCAATATATAAAGCTATTAGGAATACAAGGAGGAGATAATAACTACAAAACAGCTATAGATAATATATTTAACTATAGTGAATCTTCTGACGAATCTGATATATTATATGATTCAGATATATCTGAAGAATCAATAATATCAATCAGATCAGATTATTTTGAAGATCTAATAACCCCTACTATTGGCTCCCCAAACCTAATCTAGATATTTTTTCATAATATTCTGCTAATTTTTTATCACGTTCTTCAATACGTGAAAGTCTTTCTTTTTCTCTTTTATCTTCTAACATTTCTTCTTTTTTCTTAAAAAGTATTTCTTTATCTGTCATACCTTTCTTTAATTTACGATCACTATATTGTTGATATTCTTTTACATTTTTAAATTGCTTTCTATTAATATCATTTGGTGTTCTTTCCTCTGTAAAAGCAACTTTAAAATCTGTATAACTTAAACTATTGCTAGAAGTTTTACCTGAATAATCTGTTGTTTTATTACCAATTTCAGAGTGAATGATTTTAGAACAAGATGGTAAAGCTTCAGGTTCTTTATATTTAATAATATTAGTTGAAGGTTTAACTCTAGTATCAAATGTTTTATTAAACTTTTCAGAACTAACAGAAGATTTACCAAAAACATTAGTAATATTAATATCTTCACGAACTTTACTAGAAGGTTCCATCATACTACCATAACCAAACTCTATATCTTCATCAACAAATCTATTTTCATCAAATGCTTTATTAAACTTACTACTAAAAGTATCATTAGCAACTTGAGATATACCAAAACGATTTGAAAGACTAGTAGATTCTTTATGATTTTGTTTAAGATCAAAATGTGATTTATTAGAATCTCTATTTTTAATTTCAATAGCAAGTTTTTGGAATTGTTCAGTAATATAATTAAAAAAATCAGGATCACCACCTTTATCAGGGTGATTTTGAATAGCTAGTTTTTTATAACTTTCTTTTAATTGATTCCACGAATAATTTTCAGGAAGTTTAAATAATTTACTCATTGTTAGGATCTTACTAGATTATTATAAAAAATAAAAATGATTTATTACATATTATTCAATTTTTCTTTAAGTTTTATCATTTTATTGACATATGCTTTTTTAGGATTTAATTTATGTAAGGCTTTTACTTCTTTAATTTGTTCTTTAATTTTATTTTTCTTGTCTTTTAATTTTAATTGTTCTATCTTTTCTTTTAATTTATCAATTTGTATTAAATATTTATCTAATTTCGTAGTTTTATATTTAGCTTTAATAATTTTAATTTGTTCCTTAATTTTAAGTATTTTGTTTGTAGTTCCTCCTAGTCTTGCTGTTCTTGATCCTCTTGATTGATATGGTGTATAATGGTCTTTCTTCTTTTTGCTTAATTTAATATATAATTCTTTTATATATTCATTATTCATCGATAGAAACAATCCTATTGTTGTTTGATGAGGATTCATAATATAAATACCCAAATATTCCAACATTTGATATAGAGAAAAAGTTCTATAACTACAATCAATATAAAGTCTTTTTTCAAGTTTATCATGTGTGAATGTTATATGTGGATTAGAAGGAGTTTGACGAGAAATTGGACGAACTTGTGTTATATGAATATTGCTAAAACCAGGTTGTTTTCCTGTAATTTTTACTACAAATAATACACTTTTATTATCTTCATTTTTATATAATGCACACTCATACACAGGATTACGTGAACGTTGTAAATTACATCTTAATTCAATTTTTTTTTGTGTAATACTTAAAAAAAAATCACACTTTTGTCCCTGTCCCTCTACATCTTTTGTTGTTCTTTTACAATTAATACGATTCTCCGGACTTATATCTTGATTTCGGTTTAGTTGTTCAAATGCGTTTTCAATTTTTTCTAAAATAGGAGGATTATCAACAAATAATATATTCAGTAAATACTGTTTATATAAATGTATAGAATTGGTAAATATAAGCCTTATGTTGTATGGATTGTTTTTTCCATCTCGACGAAACTGGCCTTCCTCAAAATCAGACCGTGTATTAGATGACATACTTTGTCTAGCTGCAAGTGGTTGGGGGATAAGCATTAAAAACACGCTTTAATAACTCAAGTTTATTTGAAAATGGAATTTCATTTTTTTTTTCCTCTAAATGGCTTTTATACCCTGTAAATAAATCAATAAAATACTGATTGGTTCTTTCTATTGTTTCTTGAGCGATTCTAGCTTTGTGTAGCTGTGTTTCAATTGATTCTATTAAATTTTGTTTAAAAGCTTTTTCATTTCGTTTTCTAATTCTTCAAGTGTTTTAGTATTAGGATCAGTTGCAGCTATTTCTGGATTTCTGCTAATAAATTGTGACATAGTTGTTTCATATTTTTCAATATCAGTTGCAGGTATACAGCCATCATCTACAACTTCAGCTCCCGATGCAGCTGCACCATCCATATTTTTATTAAAATAGAATAATAATAATATGGAAACAATATTTTATAATCTTCAAAATATTATTATTGATCTTAAAAAATTAAATAATACGTTTACAATAAATAAAATAACCAATTATCATTATGATATTGCGAAATTATACATATATCATCATAATGAAGATAAAAAATTAATAGATATTAATAATATTATAGACGAAACAGTAGAAGATATAAAATCATTAGAACCTAAAAATAAACATTTTCCAAAGATCTATACCGAATATATAGAATATGAAAAATATAAAGATTGTAATATATTATTAATAGTCCATCCAATAAATTATAATGATAATATACATTTAGATAATGTAATATTTAAAAAAGAAATAAAGATTGATAGTAAAATAAAATATAATAATTTCTTACAACAACTTTATCCAAATGAAGGTTCATTAATTGAAAAAACAAATCGTTATTATTGCGAAAATCCTTTAAAATTATATATCCTAGAAGATCTAAAAGTTCTACAAAAAAATAAGTATTTTATATCAACCGACCATAATATAACGCAAAATATATTAAAAACATTATTACATTCAAGATCACTGGATAATACTCCAGAATTATCTTATAGAATGAAATATACATTAGAATCAATAAAATCACCTAAAGATGATAATTGTTTTATAATTTTAAATAATTCATTAGAATATATAAATATTGATGATGAAATAGAATCAATTGAAATGCCATATTATAAACGCAAAAATATTATATATAATCCAGAAGAACATTATTATTATAATGGTTATAAGTTTATACGTAATAATAAAACAGTTAAAGAACTCATAGAATTATTTAATAATTCTATATAATATTTGGCATAGGTTCATCTTCAAATATTGAAGGATTCCCAGATAAATTACACCAATTTACTTTGTCTAGATTATTTTCAATTAACTTAATAGCATTTTTATTAGAAGATAAATTACACCAATCTACTTTGTCTAGATTATTTTCTAATATCTTAATAGCATTTTTATTAGAAGATAACATAAACCAATCCACTTTATCCAAGTTATTTTGTAATAAATCTATAGCATTTTTATTAGCAGATAAATAACGCCAATTAATTTTATCTTGATTTTCAGTTAAAATATCAATAGCATTTTTATTTAAACATAAATGTTTCCAGATACTTTATCTAAATTATTTTTTAATAAATCTATAGCATTTTTATTTTTAGATAATTCATACCAAATAATGTAATCCTTATTTGCCTCTAACATTTGAATAGCATTTTTATTACGATTTAACGGCATTTGCCATATTTCTTCTTGTTTATTTTGAATAATTTGAATAGCATTAGGATTATCGCATAATTGTGCAAAATTAACTTTAGACATATTATTTTGTAATAAACTTATAGCATTTTTATTTGCAGATAAAAAATACCAATCAATTTTATCCTCACTATGTTTAAGCAAATTAATAGCATTAGGATTTAAAGACATATAATCCCAATCAATTTTATCTAAGTTTTCTTCTAGTAAATTAATAGCATTACGATTAAGTGATAAACGCGACCAATCTAATTTACTAATATCAACCCATTTAAGTAATATTTTTCTTTTATCTTCTAAATTATTCCAATAATGTTTTAATATAATTGAAATAACATTTTCATCAAAAATTGATTTTTTTAATATATTATTAACAATTTTAAACTTTTGATAGGCAAAAACCATTTTATTTAATAATAAAATGAATATATCATTTTTTTATACTAAAACAACTTTAAGAATAACATTACCACCGATAGTAATTTCATCACCAATATATAATTGTTCAATTGTAATTTTTTTACCATTAACCAATGTATTATTATAACTATTAAGATCTTTGATAAATATCCTAGTAGGATCAATAAATGTAAATATACAGTGATGTCTTGATACATTGTCATCATATAATATACAAATATCATTCGTTCTTGATCTACCGATAGTTATTTTCTTATTTTTTTCAATAATATAAATAGATTTATAATATTCTTTATGTTTATTAGCATTAGTAATACATTGTAAATATATAGTAGAATTACAAAGACTTCTAAATTGAAAATAATTACCTGGTAATTTAAAGTATTTATTACATATGGACAACCATAAATTATTATTTAATTTAATACTATTGTAAATATTTTTTGAAATAAATATAAGTTTTTTAATATCATCAAAATCCAAATAACTTACAATTGTATCAATAGTATCGATATTCATACTTAATAAACATATAAATAGTTATCATTTTTATGTAAATAATGAAAATAGCAATAACTGGTAAAATATGTTCAGGTAAATCAACATTAGCAAATAAACTTAAAGATAAATTAAAATTAGAAAAATATAGTTTTGCTGATAGTGTAAAAAAATATGCTACAGAAATATTTGAAATGGAATATAAAGATCGTAAGCTAATTCAAGATTTTGCAGAAAAGATGAAGGAACTTGATAATAATATTTGGATAAAACAATTGGATAAAAAAATAAAAAATAAAACCCACATTGTAATAGATGATTTAAGATTTGAAAATGAATATAATTATCTTAAAAACAATAATTATTATATAATAAAACTGGTAATTGATAAAAATCAACAGATAAAAAGAATTGAAGATCTTTATAGGGATAAAGCACACGAACATTTTGAAAGGTTAGAACATATATCAGAGTGTAATATTGATAAATTAAATGCTGATTTAACAATTAATACAGAGGATGTTGATATTAAAACAATATTAGAAACTATAATTCATCAACAGTAAATAAAGGTTTGCATTCACGTATTAAGCTATTTTTATAATTAACCATTTTACAATTATTTGCAATTCGCTGTAATTTTCTAGCTTTTTCTTTATATAAATCCGACATATCAAGTGTATCAGCTATTTTACTTTGTTCATATAGTTTATCGTATTCCTCCATCAACACATCAAAGATTTTACGACTAATATTAATATATAAATCATTTGGTGCTTCCATTTCTTGCCATTTTGTTTCAGTACTAACACTTTTAAACCACTTATCATTTACCACCTTATATTCGTCTTTATAAAAATAATAAATAATAGCGGCTAAATCATAATGTGCTCCTTTAGATCTTATAGCATTTTCAATTAAATTATTTAACATTATGCTTTTGTTATTTTATTTTTTGTTTATATATAATTTTTTAATAAGGGAATCTCATAAGTTTAAATCCAGTTGCTAATCCAATACCTTGTTGTGCTGATTGCGCATAAGTAGGGCTTAAGATATCTAATATAGCAAATATACAGGCAGCCGTTGCTGATAATATAGCAATTTCCCAAGTATTAAGTTTATTAGGTCCAATCATATCAAGTAAATAAGCTACAATAGCTATCATAAGACCTTGGAACAGGTATTTTAAGGCTTTTAAAACCAGTTCATTAATATCTACGTCATACATTTTATTATATATAAAGATATAAATTAACAATCAATTTAAAAATGTCTGAAACAAAAGTAGATTATTTGGATGAAGATGAACCGTTAAGAAATCAAAATTTTGTATGTGTATCTTTTTTAAATCCTGAGGATGTTATTAAAAATAAAGAAGCTTATTATTTTTCAAAGTTTATTAATAAGTTTTCAGATGATATGTCAGAATTATTAAATAATTTAATTGATAAATACCCAGATAGCAAAGATATAATTACAGGTATTAAAGATAATCATAATTATATTTTTAATAAAAATGAATTAAATGATCAATTAGCATTTTTCAAAAATACGAATGCAGATGATATTGAAAAAGATTTTCATACTGAAAATAATTTTAAAACATCTGTAAGAGGCATTAAAGTAAGAGGTGTATATGATACAGTAGAACAAGCTAAATCACGTTGTGAAACTTTAAAAAAGAAAGATCCATATTTCCATATTTATGTAGCACAAGTAGGATGTTGGTTACCATATGAAAGTCATATAGCATCTAATGTAGAGAATCAAGAATATACAGAATCAGAACTTAATACATTAATGAAACATTATAAAGAAAATAAAGAAAATAAAGATATGGTATTTGATAATCGTAGAACTGATGCTATAAAATCAATAAAAGAAGAAGACCAATCTGTTGAACAAATAAGCGATGTGCTTAATGATAAAGAAGATCCTTGGTTAAGTGCGAAAGGATGAAGTTAAAAATGTATAACATAAGATTAAATGAAACAAAGCAATAAACCTTCATTTAGATTAGAATTAAAGAAATTTGATCCAAGAAAAATAAAAGATGATTCTGTTATTGTTGCTATAGCCGCACGTAATAGAGGTAAAAGTGTATGTATTAAGGATATATTATCATATCATACAAATATTCCTATTGGAATGGTAATATCACCAACAGAACACGCAAATTCTTATTTTCAACACTTTATACCAAAATTACTAATACACGATGAATATTCGCCAGAATTAATAAATAAATATGTTCAAAGGCAACAGAAGATATCAGGAAAATATAAAAAAGAATTGGAAACAAATGGATTTTCATCAGTTGATCCTAGATCGTTTTTAGTAATGGATGATGCTATGTATGATAAATCTTGGACAAATGATGCAAATATTCGTAAAATATTTATGAATGGAAGACATTATAAAATATTGTTTTTATTAACAATGCAATTTCCTATGGGTATAAGTCCAGCTTTAAGAACAAATATTGATTATGTTTTTATTTTTAAAGAAAATATAAAAAAAAATCGCGAAAGGTTATATGATCATTATGCGGGAATGTTTCCAAATTTGCAAGTATTTGAACAAGTTTTAGATCAAGTTACACAAGATTATGGATGTTTAGTAATAGATAATAGAGCATCGGGATCTAAATTAGAAGATCAAGTTTTTTGGTATAAAGCTGATCCAAACAAAAACTTTAAATTATGTAATTCTGATTTATGGGATATGCAATCTATACAAGATGAAAAAGACAAATTAAGTAATTATGATGATAAAGAAGAAGAAGATGAACAATATGATCCTAATATTGTAGTAAAAAATAGTAAAAATGCTTGTAAAATTACAGTTAAGAAGAAGCAATATTAAAACCTGTTTCAATTACTTCTGGAATATAAGTAGATTTAGTTTCAATATGAGTAATTTTATTCATTGAAGAGTATATATAATAAGTAACAAAGGTTATAATAATATATAAAACAATAAAAGTTAATAAATCTTTAACAGTAATTGTTTGTTTTTTTTCAAAACTATTAATAATTATAAAAATTATTAAAGCTATGCATAATGAATATATATAATACATTTTGTTTTTTATATTTTAAAAAAACGATTTGTTTATACGTATTACCTTAACATCTTTATTTATATCAGATGGTTCTATTATATCATCATTTAATTCCATATCTTCCTTTATATCAATATATTGCATAGATTCTATATCTTTTTTAAATTCTTTTGATTCCATAGATTCTATAGTTTCTTTTGATTCCATAGGTCTTTTTAATCCTATAGGTTCTTTTAATTCCACAGGTTCTTTTAGATTTACAGGTTCTTTTAATTCCACATCTTCTAAAGATTCTTCAGTTTGTTTTATTTCATCTTTTAATATATCAGGTTTTACTATTTGATCTTCTAAAGATTCTTCAGTTTGTTTTATTTCATCTTTAAAACAACAGGTTTTATTATTTGATCTTCTAAAGATTCTTCAGTTTGTTTTATTTCATCTTTTAATATATCAGGTTTTACTATTTGATCTTCTAAAGATTCTTCAGCTTGTTTTATTTCATCTTTTAAAACAACAGGTTTTACTATTTGATCTTCTAAAGATTCTTCAGTTTGTTTTATTTCATCTTTTAAAACAACAGGTTTTACTATTTGATCTTCTAAAGATTCTTCAGCTTGTTTTATTTCATCTTTTAAAACAACAGGTTTTAGTATTTGATCTTCTAAAGATTCTTCAGTTTGTTTTATTTCATCTTTTAAAACAACAGGTTTTACTATTTGATCTTCTAAAGATTCTTCAGTTTGTTTTATTTCATCTTTTTTTATTTTAAATTGTTTATCACCTTGTTTATTTTTAGATTCTTGAATATCATTATCAGATTCTTCAGATTCTTGTGAATCTATAGTATTTCCAGGTTGTTCATATTCTTGAATATCATTATCAGATTCTTCAGATTCTTGTGAATCTATAGTATTTCCAGGTTGTTCATATTCTTGAATATCATTATCAGATTCTTCAGATTCTTGTGAATCTATAGTATTTCCAGGTTGTTCATATTCTTGAATATCATTATCAGATTCTTCAGATTCTTGTGAATCTATAGTATTTCCAGGTTGTTCATATTCTTGAATATCATTATCAGATTCTTGTGAATCTATAGTATTTCCAGGTTGTTCATATTCTTGAATATCATTATCAGATTCTTCAGATTCTTCAGATTCTTCAGATTCTTCAGATTCTTGTGAATCTATAGTATTTCCAGGTTGTTCATATTCTTGAATATCATTATCAGATTCTTCAGATTCTTGAGAATGTTGGTGATCTTGAGAATTTTCATTTGTAATATTAATTTCACCACCTACTGTGACTGTGGATAATTCATTTATAATTTTATGTAAAGGAACAAATGATCTTAAAGCATTTTTAATACATATTTTAGTTATTTTTTCAATAGAATTAATGTTATTTTGTTTTTCAATAGATGTAACTTTTTTATAAAATAATAAAGGATTTTTCCAAAATTCATTAGAACATAAGAGACATACTTTATATAAAAACTCGAACCATTCGGGAATATATACTTTAATTGATTTAATTTTAGATTTATTTTCAATAATTTTTATTTTAATACTTTTAGAAATAATTTCTGATAATATTTTTAACATATATTGTGGGGTAGCGTTGTCTTCTTCAATTAATTTATGGATGGTATTCATTTTAGCATCTTGTTTTTGTTTAGACCATTTAGTTAAAAGGACTAATTCATTTTGAAATTCTTTTAATGAAATGCAATTATTTGAAATATTAACAAAGAATTTACATATAGGTATAGTAGAAATATCAATTAAATGTTCTAAATATTCATTTTTGTTTTCTACCAAAACATCAAGTTTATCAGCCATAATCTTATTTAATGAAAAATATAATTGAAATATATAATTATTCGCACATAAATATATCAAATACATTATTACTCTTAAGTTTAACTAGAGCAATTCGTAAATACATAACATCAAACATCGAATTATGTGCATTTGGTAGTTCTTTAAGATTACTATTATTTGCGTAATTATATAATTCCAATAACTTGGGATATTTTTTATTAGAACAAACAAAATGCCTAGTTTTTTTCATAGAACAAATTAATTTAAGTAAATTAATTTTGTTAATAATATCAGTAAATCCAAATCTATATAACTCGCTCATTAAAATGAAATAGTCAAATTGTAAATTATGTGCTATAATTTTAGAACAAATATTAAGATCTTTAGCAAATATATCACAAAACTGCTTCATACCTATACCTTCTTTTTCTAATAACTCTTTTGTAATATTATGAAACTGAGAATTACTAACTGTATCTACTTCATTAATATAAAAACTTCTTGTAGCAATAACATTTAAGGTGCAATCTAATATTTCATAACTAATTTGAATCATTCTAGCATTATTATATTTAGAAGTATTTGTATAATGATAGTAATTATTTGAAGGATCTTTAGGAATTAAACCAGTAGTTTCAGTATCAAAGATAATATACATTATTATTTACAATTAACGAAATCATTTTTAAATACTAGGAATCCAAGTCCATTTTAGCTCTTTACATATTTTCTTAAAAACTTCTTCATTTTGAGCTATCTTCTGTCTACTTTTAAGTAATGGAAATAAAGCAAGGTATTCCGGCATATCCAAAATTAAAAAGAATTTATGTAAAATGTAAGAATATGAAATAAAGTTTAATCTGTTAGCAGGTGCATATTTAATAAATAAGGGTTGCGTTTGCATAAACATATTAGATAGATTTTGTTCTAATTCTGGTGAAAATTGAGGTGGTGGAATACCATTAATTCTATTAATAATATATGCAGTATGTTCATAATATTTATGTGTTCTTAATTTTTTTAATATTGTTCTCATAAACTTTGGATTTAATTTAGTCGTATCTGTTATTTTTTCTTTTTTTAATTCATTAAGTATTTTTTCAAATACTTCATTTGGTATATCAGTGCTTTCTTTACCTTGTATTTGTGATATCCATTCTCTAAAATGATTAATTCGTTTGTAACTATAATGAATACCGTCTTTTTTATCATATAACATTATAGGTCTATTTTGTTCTGCTAATAAAACATCTTGATATCCACATTTTAAACATACAATTAAAGCTTCTTGAACTAAATTAGTCATTTCGTTATTACAATTTATACATTTAGAATTTGTAAATTCTCCATCAATATGGTTAATATATTTATTATCTGTTATAGCTAAATATTCATTAACTAATTTTGATTTATCTTTATATTCGCATTTATCTATGTTTGAATCACAATCATCTGTTTGAATATTAAGTGCTTCAAGGATAGTATATTTTTTAGGATTTATTTTTTTAACATTAGCATTTTGATTAACAATGTCATAATAATTAAATAATATTTCACCGACATTTTCATAATAATCAAGTTCATTTTGTTCATTAAGATTATCCAATTCACTATTATAATCTTTTATTTTTTCCCTAATTTCTACATTGGATAACCAAGGTATATCACTCATTGCAATTATATTCAATTCTTTTATTTGTTTTGTAATTTCCTCAATTCTTTTATTTTTAATTTCAAATTTTTTTATACTATTAATATGAATATCGTCTAATGTTGAAATTTCTTTTGTATTATCTACTACGTGTATTCTTTTCTTACTACATCTTTCTTTCATCATATTTAAATACTTTTTGCAAGTTAATTTTTTATATGCTTAATTAATAAATGGGAGGTGGATTATTACAATTAGTTGCTTATGGTGCGCAAGATGTTTATTTAACTGGAAATCCTCAAATTACTTTTTTTAAGGTTGTATATCGTCGTCATACTAATTTTTCATTAGAATCTATACAACAATCTATTAATGGTAATTTTGATTGGGGAAATCGTGTATCGTGTCAAATATCTCGCAATGGTGATTTAGTGCATAAAATGTATGTAGAAGTAGAATTAGAAAAATTATATGATGGAAATAGTATTGTTAATATTCTTACACAAGATTTAGATCGTTATGTTAATTTTATTGGTCATCGTTTATTAAAATCAGTTGAAGTTGAAATTGGTGGTCAAAAGATTGATAAACAATATTCACATTGGATGTATATTTGGAATGAATTATCATTACCTATTGGAAAAATGGATGGTTATCAAGAAATGATTGGTGCAGATTCTGATATGACAAGTTTTAAAGATAATAAAATATATATTCCTTTAGAATTTTGGTTTTGTCGTAATATAGGTTTAGCATTACCATTAATTGCTCTTCAATATCACGAAGTAAAAATAAATATAGAAATAGAATCTTTTGATAATTGCACTTATAATGGAACTGCGTATGTTAAAAATACAACTGGAACAGTTAATAGAAAATCAATTAAGAATGCAACGATTTGGTGTGATTATGTATTTTTAGATACAGATGAACGTAAAAGATTTGCTCAATTATCACACGAATATTTAATAGAACAAGTACAAATGAATGAAAATACAGTTAGTGGAACAAATGAACAAAGTGTATCTTTAGTTATGAATCACCCTGTAAAAGAAATTATATGGACTATTAATGATACTGATAAAGCAAATTTAGAAAATCAATGGTATAATTATACGGATTCTACAGTATTTGCAGATTCTAATAGTGAAGCAATCGATAGATTTGGTAATAATTCAAATTCATTACTTCAAAATACCTTATTTGGTATAGATCCAGATGGAAATAATTCAATTTCTTCAGCTAATTTACAATTAAATGGAAATGATCGTTTTGCAAAAAGAAATGGAGATTATTTTTCATTAGTTCAACCATACCAACACCATACAAATATACCAACTAATTCGGGTATAAATGTATATTCATTTGCGTTAAAACCTGAAGAACATCAACCATCGGGGACATTAAATATGTCAAGAATTGATACAGCTAATTAGTAGTAAAACCTAAAATCCAGGAACCAATAAGGGTATGGGGTGTTAATTATAATGGTTTTACGTATTTTAAGTGGTATGGGTGGTTTAGCATATTCAAATTAAAGTTATGTATTTTATAATATATTTGGCAAGGTACTATAATAATTCATAAAATTAATATAATGTTGAATAGGTTCAATACCTTTTGTACAATATAATATAATATGATATACTATAAACATTGATAAACCAAACGAAAGGTCTTCGTATTTAAATTCATATTTTAATGTTAAAATAGGTAAAACTTTAATTAATATTATTGCAAATAAACGAAAATTACTATTTTTTTTGTGGATACACGTATATATATCATATATAATGTCATCCAAATTACAAATAATAATATTAAATATAAAGTAATAATTGGATTAAAAGGTATAATTTTATAAATAAATAAAAAATACCATAGTAAAACGTAAAATGAAAAATATTCAGTTAGTCTAATCATTATACTAATTATATTGAAGATTAATTGTTATATATAATAACAAAAACATAGGTTGATAAAAACTCAATATTTTTTTATCTTAACTAAGAATAAAATGGGTGGAGGTCTTCTTCAACTTGTAGCTTATGGTGCCCAAGATGTTTATCTTACCGGCAACCCTCAGATCACTTTCTTCAAAGTAGTTTATCGTCGTCATACTAACTTCTCTATTGAGTCCATACAACAAACCTTTAACGGAAATCCTACCTTAGGTCAGCGTGTAACTTGCCAAATCTCCCGTAATGGTGATTTAGTTCATAAGTTATACTTACAAGCTACTGTGACAGCAGGAAGTTCTACTGTTCAAAAAGTTGGACATAAACTTATTGAACAAGTAGAAGTTGAAATTGGTGGTCAAATGATTGATCGTCAATATGGTGAATGGATGTATATCTGGAATGAACTTACACTTCCTAAAGGCAAAGAAACAGGTTTTAGAAAAATGATTAATTATGCTGGTGGTGATACAATTGCAAATACAGTATATGTTCCTCTTGAGTTTTGGTTCTGCCGTAATATTGGTTTAGCATTACCGCTAATTGCTTTACAATATCACGAAGTTAAAATCAATCTTACATTAGGTTCAAAAGAAGCACTTGGAGGAAGTAGTGCTGAAGTTACAAATGTAGAATTATGGGCTGACTATATCTTCTTAGATACTGACGAACGTCGTCGTTTTGCTCAATTATCCCACGAATATCTTATTGAACAAGTTCAATTTACTGGTGGTGAATCAATTGCTGAAGGTACTGCTACAACTGGTGTAACAACAAAATCCAAACTTTCATTTAATCACCCTGTTAAAGAATTAGTATGGGTTAATAAAGAAGCTACACTTACCTGATTTCAGTAATTTACCAACTACAGATTTCCAACTTCAACTTAACGGTAATGATCGTTTTGCTAAGCGTGATGCCAAATATTTCACACACGTCCAACCTTATCAACATCACGAAAATATTCCTGATGGAGACAAATATCCACGTATATTCTTTTGCATTAAAACCAGAAGAACATCAACCATCTGGAACTCTTAATATGTCTCGTATTGATACAGCAACTGCTATTGTCGGAACTGCTGCTGGTTCTGCTGCAGGAACTCTCAATATGTATGCTGTGAATTACAATGTGCTTCGTATTCTTAGTGGAATGGGTGGTCTTGCTTACTCTAACTAAATATATTAACAAATTATTTTTTTTCTGTATTAATAATAAATACAAAATGGGTGGAGGTCTTCTTCAACTTGTAGCTTATGGTGCCCAAGATGTCTATCTTACTGGCAACCCTCAGATCACTTTCTTCAAAGTAGTTTATCGTCGTCATACTAACTTTCTCTATTGAGTCTATACAACAAACTTTTAACGGAAATGCTCAACCTGACAAACGTGTAACCTGCCAAATATCTCGTAATGGTGATTTAGTTCATAAATTATATGTAGTTTTTACAAACACAGCAAATATTAATGATGCTCGTAAATGCATTAAAAAAGTAGAAGTAGAAATTGGTGGTCAATTAATTGATCGTCAATATAGCGATTGGATGGAAATCTGGAATGAACTTACTTTACCAAAAGGAAAGAAACAAGGATATGATGATATGATTAAAGCAACAGCTTCTACAGCTGCATATGTTCCTCTTGAATTCTGGTTCTGCCGTAATATTGGTTTAGCATTACCGTTAATTGCTTTACAATATCACGAAGTTAAAATCAATATTGAATTTAGTGATACTCCTTTCTCTGATGCCACCTTATGGGCTGATTACATCTTCTTAGATACTGATGAACGTCGTCGTTTTGCTCAATTATCTCACGAATACCTTATTGAACAAGTGCAATTCACAGGTGGTGAAACTATAGCTTCTAGTAAATTATCTGCTAAATTATCTTTCAACCATCCTGTTAAAGAACTTATATGGAAAGGTGATACTGGTAGTTGTGGAAAAGCCAAACTTATGCTTAACGGTAATGATCGTTTTGCACAACGTGATGAAGCTTATTTTACTCTGGTTCAACCCTATCAACATCATACCAATATACCAAATGCTACAAAACATATCCACGTATATTCTTTTGCATTAAAACCGGAAGAACATCAACCATCTGGAACTCTTAATATGTCTCGCATTGATACTGCTCAACTTCAATTAACAGATGCAACTGATGGAACGGTCAAAATCTATGCTCATTCCTATAACGTTCTCCGTATTCTCAGTGGTATGGGTGGTCTTGCGTATTCTAACTAAATCAACATTCAAATTATTTTTATATAAAATATTAGTAAAAATAAATCTAATATATAAAAAATTATTTTCTTAGCTTATATTAAAAATGGGTGGAGGTCTTCTTCAACTTGTAGCTTATGGTGCCCAAGATGTCTATCTTACTGGCAACCCTCAGATCACTTTCTTCAAAGTAGTTTATCGTCGTCATACTAACTTCTCTATTGAGTCTATACAACAAACCTTTAACGGAACTCCTGGTGGTGGAAAACGTGTAACTTGCCAAATCTCTCGTAATGGTGATTTAGTTCATAAATTATACGTTGTATTTACACATCCTTCAACTGGTGGTGATTTAGATGATGCCCGTAAATGTATCAGCAAAGTAGAAGTAGAAATTGGTGGTCAATTAATTGACCGTCAATATGGCGATTGGATGGAAATCTGGAATGAACTTACTTTACCTGCAGGAAAGAAAGATGGGTATGTTGAAATGATAAAAGCAGTGTCTAATATGGAAACCAAAGCATATGTTCCTCTTGAATTCTGGTTCTGCCGTAATATTGGTTTAGCATTACCACTTATTGCTTTACAATATCACGAAGTTAAAATCAATATTGAATTTAGTCAACCAAGACTTTGGAGATGCCACCTTATGGGCTGATTACATCTTCTTAGATACTGACGAACGTCGTCGTTTTGCTCAATTATCTCACGAATATTTAATTGAACAAGTGCAATTCACTGGAGGTGAAACAATCAATAGCTCTAATCTCTCTGCTAAATTATCTTTCAACCATCCGGTTAAAGAATTAATATGGCAAGAAACGACTAAAAAAGTATTAGGAAACACTAAGCTTATGCTTAACGGTAATGATCGTTTTGCTGAACGTGATACTAAATATTTTACTCACGTTCAACCTTATCAACATCATACCAATATCCCAGACAGTAGGTTGTAATATCAATGTATATTCTTTCGCATTAAAACCGGAAGAACATCAACCATCGGGAACTCTTAATATGTCTCGCATTGATACTGCTCAACTTAAGATATCTGATATTTCACAAGGAACAGGTGAAGTCAAAATCTATGCTCACTCCTACAACGTCCTCCGTATCCTCAGCGGTATGGGTGGTCTTGCGTATTCTAACTAAATTATTACTTACTTACTTCTTTTTATTTACCATATTAGGATATCCTAATACGGCATTAACACCTAAAAACATTGAAATAATTGAACTAGTTAAAGCAGATTGAAAATAAAAGTTATTAAAGTTCATAAACTTAGACGATAACCTATTTAAATTTTTAACAATTGGTAAAGGATTGCTAGTTATAACTGAATAGCATATCATAAAACTAGATATAAGTAAAGCATTTTCAATACCATTAATAAATATTTGTTCAATATTAGATTGTTTAGCAATAAGTATATCTTCATTAACATACCATGGTTTATCAGGTATTACAAAACAAATTTCTGGTTTTTTAACAGAACCAGAATTAAACAACATTATTCTAATTTAACTTTATATTCGTTAGTGTTTTTTATATACACTAAATCATCATTTTTTATAGGTGCATCATTTATATATTTACCATCTTCGGTTCTAAGTTTAGTATATTTATCATTGTATAAAGTCCAAGTATCATATTCGTTTTTATATAAAACAAGTGTAGGTTTATTTTCAGTGGATTCTAATTTACCAACAATAAACTTTTTCATCATATCTTTCATTTGAGCAGTTTCATCACCACGATATTTAATCATATAATATACTTGTTTAATATTGTATTTTTTTATTAAAAATAAATAAATAGTAATTCCTACAGCAGCTAAAATAACTATCGCAAAAAGTATGAGAAATATAATACCCCACGACATTTTATTAAATAAATATATTATTTTATATTAAAATGGGAGGTGGATTATTACAATTAGTTGCTTATGGTGCCCAAGATGTTTATCTTACAGGTAATCCGCAAATAACATTCTTTAAAGTAGTTTATCGTCGTCATACTAATTTTTCGTTAGAATCTATACAACAAACCTTTAACGGAAATGCCATTTTAGGTAATCGTGTAACTTGTCAAATATCCCGCAATGGTGATTTAGTTCATAAATTATATTTACAAATAAAAGCAACCATATCAAATCCAATATATCTTCAACCTTTCTATGGTTATAGAATGATAAAACATACAGAACTTGAAATAGGTGGACAACGTATTGATAAACAATATGGTGAATGGATGTATATTTGGAATGAACTTACTATGGATCAAGGTAAAAAAGAAGGATATTATGAAATGGTTGGTGGTAATTCTGCAAATAAATCAGTTAAATTAGAAAATGAAATAATAGATTTATATATTCCTCTTGAATTTTGGTTTTGTCGTAATGTTGGTTTAGCATTACCGTTAATAGCTCTTCAATACCACGAAGTTAAAGTTAATATAGAGTTTAATTCAATGGAAAATATCAGAGCAACAAACACTGATGATCTAATTTATTCAGGTTCTGGAACAACAGTTCTAACTTCACAAGAAGACTTCGAATCATTTAATGCTACATTATGGGCTGATTACATCTTTTTAGATACTGATGAACGTAAAAGATTTGCACAATTATCACACGAATATCTTATAGAACAATTGCAATTTACGGGAGAAGAAAGTATAACATCAGGAACAATAAAATCATCACGTTTAAATTTCAATCATCCTTGTAAAGAACTTGTATGGTTTATAAGACCAGAAGGAAATAATGGTTCTAATATCAATTGGAATAATTTTACAAATGCAACAAATAATAATGAAAATAAAGAGAATTTAATTTCAACGGCTAAACTGCAATTAAACGGAAATGATCGTTTTGCAGAAAGAACAGGTGAATATTTTTCATTGGTACAACCATATCAACATCATACAAATATACCGAATAATAAAGGTATTAATTTATATTCATTTGCATTAAAACCGGAAGAACATCAACCATCAGGAACATTAAATATGTCTCGTATTGATACAGCCCAGTTGCAAATAAATAGTAAAGAATCAGGATTATTGTATATATATGCAGTAAATTTTAATGTGCTTCGTATATTAAGTGGTATGGGTGGATTAGCGTATTCTAACTAAAAACATAAAAATAATATTAAAATTTATATAGCAAAATTGAACTCTTGTTCGTTGCCATTACATTCTGTTTCAACAACATTAATCTATAACATTCTCCATCAAAATCAGAATAAAGGTTATTAGAAAAAGGTGTAGGTGTTTTAACTATTTTTTCTTTGGTATTATTTGTAATAACAATGTAAATAATTCCAATAATAAATGCTAAAATAAAAGGTATAAATTGAAATTCAAAACTTGTATTAATCTTCATTTAATTCTTTTAACTCAAAATAATTTTTATAAGTATAAATATCAAATTCAGGTTTTTTAAAAGGATATAACGTTTCAAATAAATTAACTCTTTCAATATAATCGTTGGTATCAGAAGATTGTCTTAAATATTCTTCATACTTATTTTTATATTCTTCACGTTTAGATGATATATTTTTAATATATTTATCACGAAGATCAACTAACATATTTAATTCCTCTTGTTTATTGGTATTAAACATCATACAATGTTTTTTAAATTCAATAGGTGTAGATGTAAATAGTTTATACATTTTTATTTTCTGTATTTATAATTTTCTCAAAAGAACTTTTAAATTGATTATCAATTGATTCAGCTCCATTCATTTTTCCTTCATATGTGTGCAAAGGAACGTATTTAACAACTGTTTTTGTTTTTTAACATTACTAATCTTATTTTCATAATAACCTTGGACTATAACTAATATACCAATAAATACTAATAATAAAATAACATTTTTCATATTTTCTTATTATACATAAATATTATTTAATCTACATTAGTCATATCAATAGTTTCAACATTGTTGAAAGGATCTTTATCAATAGCAACTTCTTCTTCTTCATCATCATTAATATCCATACCAAGCATAACAACATTAAGAACTTTTTTAGAAAAATCAACAGGTTTGATAATTTGATATCCGGAATACAATAAAGCACTATTGATAACAAGATCAAGAAATCTCTTAAAGATTTATATTCGTCAGTATCATTAATATTTTTAATTTTCTTAATAATAGGATGTAAAGGATTTATTTCTAAAACTCTTTTATTTAACATACCATTAGTATTATTAGTTTGTCCTAATGTTTGTGATTTAATTATTTTCTCCATATTAGCTGAAAATCCATTTTCAGGTGAAGAAACAATACAAGGTAATTCTGCAACTTTATTTGTAATTTTAACATCACTAAAATTAGTATAAGTGCGTTTAATATAATCGCAAAGTGTGTTATAATCTTCTTTTTGTTTTTTCATTAATTCTTTATCGGCATCTGTAGTATTGGGTAATTCAATATCTCCTTTAGTGATACAAGTTAAAGTGCATTCTTTATATTGCATAAGTCTTTGACACATATATTCATCAACAGGGTCGGTCATAAATAGAACATCAAGATCATTTTTCTTAAAGCGATCTAAGAATGGAGATGTTTTAAGTATATCCATATTATCACCAGAGATATAATATATATGTTTTTGATTTTCGTTCATTGCGGTGATATAATCATCAAATGTGATCATTTTATCGGGTGAATTAGCAGAATAAAACATTAAAAGATCTGATACTCGTTCGCGATCTCCGCTTTCTTCATAAACTCCAAGTTTAATATTTTTCTGATAAGTTTTATAGATTTTAAGATAATTATCCATATCATTCATAGCGGATTTTAACATATCAATACTTTTCTTAACCACTGCTTTCTTAATAACTTTAATAACTTTATTTTCTTGTAAAATTTCACGTGAAACATTGAGAGGTAGATCATCAGTATCGATAACACCTGAAATGAAATGAAGCCATTCAGGACATAATACTGCGCTATTATCACTAACAAAAACTTTACGAACATATAATTTAATATTATTTTGTTTTACACCTCTTTCAAATACATTATTCTTAATTTTTTTAGGTAAATATAAAATACCTTTATATTCTATTTGTCCTTCACCACTAATATGTTTATATGTATAAGGTTTTTCATTATCATTTGATAATGATTTATAAAATCCATTATAATCATCTTCAGTAATTTCATTACTTGATTGTGTCCAAATTGGTTTAGTTTCATTTATTAATTGAAATTCTTTGATTGTTTCCGTAATTTTCTTCATTTTCTTAGGTTTTTCTTCAACATCTTCAATTGTAACATCATTTAAATTTGATGAATCAATATTAGAAGAACCTTCGGTAACTGAAACATCTTCTTCTAAAGAAGCTTCTTCATCTTCAACTTCTTTTGTTTCTTCTTTTTTTATAAAAACCTTTATAGGATAATTAATATATTGTGAATGTTCTTTAACAATATCTTTTAATTTATTAATATCAGTATATTTATCTGTAACTTCATCTAATAAAGAACATTTGATAATAGTTCCTTGTGTAAGATTATAATCAGGATGAATATGTTCTTTAAGATTATCTTGAGTGAGTTCTTCAATAACATATTGTCCTCC